AACTAATGAACCTGCTTGAGCATATTCACTTAATAATATTTTTTCTCTTTGTTTTATAAGTTTTTCTTCCATTTCTTTATTTTTTACATCTTCTAACTGAGTAAGTTGTTTTTTTAATTCTTCACTTTCTTCTTTTGTTATTTCAAACATAATATTTTCTAATTTAATAAAGTATTCGTGTATTTCATCTGCTTTTTTTGTTCCTGCTTTTAGACAAAATTTTTTGAAGGTGTCAATATTTAACATAAATGTTTCTTTATTGTGACCACCATGAGACTTCTCGTCTTGCTTTGCCAGTTGGCAAAGCAATAATTTATAATCTTTGTCAATTATAAAATTTTTTTCTAAAACTCGTTTTGCATTTACTTTTTGACCAAATTCTAACCAATGCCATACATTATCTAAATCAATGACAAAGTCTTTTTTTGTATCGTACTTCAAATAACAATAAAAACTAGATAAAAATAGTTGTTGTTCATAATTATTGAAGGTATTTTGAACCTTTTCAATCAATTTTGACTGATAATTGCCGCACAGTTTAGTAATTGGATTACTTTCAATGAGATTTACGATGTCTACGCTCATTTTCACAAATTATGATATATGTAATTTATATATTATCTCTATATTGTTTTTTGCTTTAATAATTAAAATGCAATAATTAATTATTAAATATTTTTATAAATTTTACAAATATAATATTAAAAACTTGACACGATAAATCGTAACAATATTTTAATTACTATACGCCAACCCACCCATGCCCGACATAATTCTTAGAACGTTGTAGTTGGTGGCATAGACTCTGACCTTGGCAGTCTTTGTGCCTTCAACGGTGGCGTTGGAAAGAACTAGTTGAAGAGTTGCGTTATCAATTCTTGAGAAGTTGCAAGTGCCTGATGGTTGATGCTCTTCTGGTCTCAAGGCAAATGAATAGACATTGATACCTTCATCTGGGTTTCTGGTATGTGCTTGATATGGCTGGACCCATGAGAAGTAAGTTCCTTCACGCTCTGAGAATCTATCTTGACCGTTAAGTTGTAGCTTAGCAGTAACAACTGGATTTTGGCCCCAACAATGTAGGAACAATGAAGTCTCAGTAAGAACAAAGGTGCCTGCATCTGAAACAGATGAACCTTGGTTGTGAGGAGATGTTGTATAATCCTTTAAGAATTCAGAAATAAGAGGATTATTTGAACCTAGAGCCTTTTCTAGTTCACTAATTCCTGCTGGAAGTGGAACATGATCGCCACCTAAATTTGCTTCATTATATGGATTTTGAGGACCATGCCAGTAACCCGTGAAACCTGAAGGAATATCATAATCAAGAGCACCTGCATCATTGAATAGACCACGGGCATCAATATATGAACCTGTATCACGACCCATTGAATCTGGACCACCAAAAGCGTGGATAGCATTTGGAAGAGCATCAATAGCATCAGTGTAGTTAAATGGCTGGGCACCTAGAACCTTGAATAGAAGAGCATCACAAACAAGAGATGAACAATAATCAACGTTTTGATCAGGTTGGACAACCCAGATTAATTCCTTAACAGGATGGTTAAAGTTAAGCTTAATCTTGTTACTTGATGAACCAACTGATTCATCACCAGTGAATTGAAGTTGGGTAATTAGGTATTCATGAGGATTTTGGGCAAATCTTCTACGCTCATCAGTATCTAGGAAGACATAGTCAACGTATAAAGAAGCAGCTACTAGAGATTGATTGTATGCAATAGCAGCTGGAACTGGACGACCTGGAAGATATTGATCATTATTACGCTTAATTGGATCTAAATCAGCTCTGTAGTTATCTGCGTTACAACTTAGACTGGTAACAGCCCATAGACATTCATCAATTGGTCTGATATCAAGATTAATCTTAACTTCGTGATATTGAAGAGCAATTAAAGGAAGAGCTAGACCAGGGTTGGTGCAAAACCAAAATTGAAGTGGGACATATAGAGTGGTTTCAGGAAGAGCATTTCTTGGAGCACAAACTTGACGAGGAGCTAAAGAATCACAAGGACCATCAACTTCTGCGAAAGATGGATCAGTAATAAAAGTTAGTTGGGTTGTGTTACCTACCATCTTGAAATAACCAGGAGTCTGTTCAGCAGTCATGGTTAGCTGATTCCAGATGTGCATCCAATCACCATATTGACGATCAATTCTTTGACCACCAATCTCAACTTCTACTTGAGCAATAAGTTGCTCACCTGGGAAGTCTAACCAACGAGCATAAACACCTGAACCAATACCAAGGGCAAAAGAAGCAATACCCATAAGTTGATTAATTTCAGGAAGAGTTACCTGTAAATAGGTTCTGTAAGCAAGATCACCGTTTCTACTAATAACACATTGAACACGACGACCAAAATCTGCTTGACCATTGAATGTTTGTTCAATTGATTCAATAGCAAAGTTAGTATAACGTCTGTAAGTTACTTTCCAAAAAGTAATTTGAGGATTTCCAGTAAGATAGACATCTTGAGCACCATAAGCTACGAGTTGCATTAAACCGCCTCCCATTTTATACATTCCTAAAAGAAAAAAAAATTTTGAAATCAAATTAATTATTTTTATTAATTTTATTTAAATACCTACATAATTAAGATAATATATTATTAATATCAATGTTTTCCTTCATAAAAGTAGCTAAGAAAGATTCTTCAAAAATTTCTTTTTTGCCTTCATGGTTTTTAGTAAAAATATAAGAATCTTTCCTTTTTTTTATTGACCATCCACGATCTAAAGCATTATATAAAAATATCATTTTCTGAAATTTTATTTTATCTATATCTATTTTATCATCAATTTTTACCTCAATATCCATTATATTGTTTTATGAAACAAATTTTTAATTTTTAACTATTAAAAAATTAAAAATTAAATTAATTGCTAAAATTATTAATTAAATAATTATTAACACTTTTATATATATACTTTTTAATGCCTTCATTTAAGCCTAAAGCCAATAAAAAAATTAAAGTTTGTAAAAAATATTCTACTACATTAGATGGTAAACACAAAGAATTTATTAATGAATTTTCTAAAGATGAATTAGATATTATACCAACTTTAAAACATGAAAGATGCTCTCTTAAAACCCAATTAGATTTAGAAACTGATTTACCTATTGAAAAAAAATGGAAATGAAAGATAGAATTAAAGAAATAAATGAAACGATTATTGAATTAAAAAATAAAAAAACAAATTATTTTCTTGATAATTCTAAATTTATTTTTGAATATTTTGAAAATAAAAAAAATATTAATAATATTGAAGAAAATAATAAACAAATTACTTCTAAAAATCAATTACTTTTTAATATTTTTAAAATTAAACAGAACCCTTTTGATTCCGATAAAAATAAAGATAATGATAATGATAAAACACATGATAATAAAAATATTGTTCAAAAATATTTGAGTAATATTGATGAATCATTTATTGATATGAATTCATTTGTTAGAGAAACTGATATTTGTCAATTTTGTTTCAAAGGTGAAATGATACCATTAGACGATGAAGGTATTTTAATTTGTAATAATTGTGCAGTAAATATTCCTTATTTAATTGAAAATGAAAAACCTAGTTATAAAGAACCTCCTAAAGAAGTGTGTTTTTATGCTTATAAAAAAATTAATCATTTTAAAGAAATTCTAGCACAATTCCAAGGCAAAGAAACTACTCAAATACCAGATATTGTAATTGAACATATACACCTTCAAATTAAAAAGGAAAGGATTAATATTGATCAACTAACACATCATAAAACAAAAGAGATATTAAAAAAATTAGGATTTAATAAATATTACGAACATATAGCTTTTATAAAAAATAAATTAGGAATTAATCCTCCCGTTTTTAGTCAAGAATTGGAAGATACATTATGTAATCTATTTATGGAAATTCAATCTCCTTATGCCAAAACTTGTCCAGATTATAGAGTAAATTTTTTAAATTATTATTATGTTCTTTTTAAATTTTGTGAGCTTTTAGAAGAATCACAATTTTTAAATGATATTCCTCTTTTAAAAGATCGTGAAAAACTTATTGAACAAGATGAAACATGGAAAAAAATGTGTGTTGAATTAGACTGGGAATTTATTCCTACTGTTTAGAATAAATTATTTTTTACTTTTTCTACCCTTTCTACTCTTTCTACTCTTTCTACTCTTTCTACTCTTTCTACTCTTTCTACTTTTACCACCATTTATTCCATCTTCATTTGTTGTTCCACTTAAATCTGTATCAAAAGACATATCAATTATATTTGAACCATTTGAATTAGTTTCATCATAGGGAAACCCCATTAATTCATCATTATCAACTGATAAATCATTTGTATTAAAAGTTGTATTTCCCATATCTGATAATCCTGAAATATTTAAATCTGATAAATCCATAGGTTCCTGAGTTGAATCTAATTCTGATATGTGCATTGATCCCTGAGATGTATCTAATTGTGATAAATTATTTTGGTCCTGAGATCCATCTAATGGAGATAACTCCATAGGATACGAGGTATTTGTTTCTAATAATTTATCATATGATTTTGTTCCTCCTCTAATTTTATTTGTTAGTGTTTTTTTATAATGTCTAGGTTTTTTTCTTCTTAATGATTTTACCATAATATATTATATTTGGATAAAATATATTATTTTATTTAATTGTTATTGAAAAGTTTCTTTAAAATCCACCTGGGAATTTAACTAAATTCAAACCAATACCTAAACCAGCTCCTGATCTAGCATTTACACCCATTGCAGGAATATAAGTATCTAAAATAGCAAAAGTTGCTGCTGCTGTTAGAGCAATTAAAGCAATCTCATCTAATTTCAATGAACCTTTAGGAATAGCAAAGGCTGCAATAGCGACCATTAAGCCTTCAATTAAATATTTAATAATGCGCTTAATTAGTTCAGAAATATCAATCATTCCACCTAACATATCTTATATAAAATAAAAAGAAAAAAATAATAATTTTATTAATTTATACTTAAAACTAATATTTTATTTAAATTTATATGAGTGATTCAAATAAACCTAAATCCGCTAAAAACTCAGGTTTTGAAAAAAAAGCGAAAAAAGATGGTTCTTCAAATCCAAGATATGTTGATTTATTAGAAGTAGATAAACCTATAGCAGGACAATCATTCGGTTGTTTTTCCTTTATTTCACCTGAAACTATCCTTAAACAAAGAGAAATTTTTTTCTTTGAAGAATTCCTAAAGAAATGGGAAATGAATAAATCCATGGAAAAATTTCATCAGTTTCTAAATTTTATTTCATATAAATATAAATTAACTTTTGAAGACATTATTGTTGATTTTGAAGAATTTGTCAAAGAAGAAAGAGAAAACATTGTAAACTCATCAATTGAAGATGATTATAAAACTTTTTTAGATCGCGAAGAAGAACAATTAGAAAAGAAGTTTGGTATTAAACACAATTTTCAAACTTCTGTAAGAGGGTTTAAATCTAGAGGAAATTTTGCTTCACAAGAAGAAGCTGAATTACGTGCTAGACTTTTAAGAGAAACTGATCCTAGTTTTGATGTTTTTGTTGGTCCTGTCGGAACTTGGTTGCCATGGGAACCGGAGGCTTATAAAACTGGTCGTGTTGAATATTTAGAAGAGGAATTAAATCAATTGGCTCAAGAAAAGAAAAAGAATGAAACAGTTGCAAAAAGTGCGTTTGAACAAAGAATTAAAGAAACCAAGCAAAAGGCTATTGATGAAAATAAAAAGAACGCAGAAAAATATGGTAATTCTATTACACAAGATATTGATAGTGAAGGTAATTTAGTAGGTGCAGGGTTTAATACTACTGAACAAACTTTTGATACAAAAGATTCCGAAACTATTTCTGTTGCAGATATTCGTTCAGAACTTTTTGAAAGTGAAAATATTATTACAGGAAAAACTGATTATGGACTTTCTCAATTAAAATCCGGCCCATTTGCGAATAAATAAAAAAAATAAAAAATTGAAATTTTTTTTAAACTTGGTTATTTTTATAAGTAATTTATTGTAAAAATAACAAATGAATCATCAATTTGAAATTGATAATAAATGGAATTCTATTACTAAATTAAAATGTAATAATGAATTTAAAAATTTGATTTTAAGATGTAAGGAGGAACCCGATTTTATAATTAGGTTTTCTAATAGTAGTAATTATTCTGGTTATTGGGATCTATTAGAAAATTATATGAAACAAAATTATAATTGTAACCCTGAAAAGAGTGATAAATTTATATTCTTACTTTTATTAACTTATCCTAAAAAATATATATCAAATCTCAATAGTTTTTTACAACTGAAAATTGCATTTAATGAATTAATTAATCATGGTTCTAGTGAAAATTCAGACTTTACATGCAATGGATATTATTTTGGCGATTCTAACAATTGTATTTGTAGTCAATATATTGAAAATGTTTATCAATTCATTAATAATTTATCAGGAATAATATTTAACGTAGGTAGTGTTTGTAATAATAGATATAGAGTAATAAGTGAAAATGACGAAAATTATCAATTAATGAAAAAAGCACAAAGAGATAGACAGCAAGAAAAAAAGGATGGGTTGCCTGAAGGCTTTCTTCAACTAGAAAGATTAAATAAAAAAAATGCAAAAAATGCAAAAAACAAAAATAAACCTACTAAACCTACTAATAATTCTTGTAAATTAAATTCTATAGATGATAATTCATATATAACAAATTCTAAATGTTATAGATGCACTAATAAAAATATCTTTTGCCAAAGTTCTAAAGGCATATTTGGAATATGTTCTTGTGTTAGCACACAATTTAAAATTAAATATAAATCAGTTTTAAAATGTTTACAAAATAAAATAAAAATGTTTGATTGTTTAAATTGTAATTTAGAAACAAGAAAAATAAATGATTCTAAATTATGTTTTATATGCGACAAATCTAATAAAATTATCAATTGCAAAAAATGTTTTAATGATTCTATAATATCTATTAATTCTGAAAATATATTTTGCGATAATTGTATTAGCACTGTTAAAAAGTGTATTGATTGTAATGAATTTATAATGTATGATGAATCCTATCGCACTAGATGCAGTGATTGCTTTAAATTAAAAAAACAAAATCAAGAAATTATTAATAAAACTTGCGAAAATTGCAATTGTGATTATGAGATACCGATTGAACATCAAGAATGGAGAAAGACATGCAACGATTGTTACAAAAAAACAATATGTCATTGTGAAAATTGCCAAGTTCAAGTTAAAATTTATACTGTAAGAAAGGATGGGCCCAACAAAGGAAAGGAATTTTATAATTGTAAAAATTGTAAAAAATATAAATTCATATAATTATAGATTAAGTAATAAATTTACAAACAGGTGATAAATTTATAATAAAAAATTGATTTTTATTATAAATTTATTAATTAATCTAAAAATCATATTATCCTCATGTTTGATAAAATATCCAAATTTACTTTAAAATATATGAAAATTGCCTTTGAAATTATTGGCATTTATTTATTATGGATTATTCTTCACTATGTAGCAGGAATTCTATATTGTAAATTATGCACTCCTACTACTATATTTGGATTCATTATTTCACCTTTTATTGCTTTAACACCATATTGTTCAGCTTTACGATGGGTTATTTATAATGGAGGCAATATTATAAATAATATGTGGATAGTTCTTGGAACCTGGATAGCAGCAAAGATATGTAAAAATGTTTTATAAATTTACATTAATAGTTTTTAAAATAATCCTTTTTAGGAATTAAAGCGGCATCTCCTCTGTCTTTATAAAAATTATCTGGATCTTCATACTTTGGTCTTTTAGTAGGAAAAATAATGTTATTATTCACATTAATATTTACATTCACATTTTCATCATATTTATAAAGATTTATTATACTTTCTACTAATTGACTCCTCTGTATATCACTACTATTTAGTTTAATTAATTTTATATTTTCCAAATTATTTTTTTTATTAAATAATTCTATTTTTTCTATCAAATTTTTTAATCCATTATTCTCAAATTTATCGCTTTGATCTAAATCACCCGTTATCACCATTCTGCTATTTGTTCCTATCCTTGTTAATAACATATACATCTGATTTGGACTACTATTCTGCATTTCATCTGCTATTACAAATGCGTTTTTAAATGTTCTTCCTCTCATAAAACCCAACGGTGAAATTTCTATCTGTCCATTTGTTACCATACTTGCTACTTGTGTCTTTGAAAAATATTCTTCAAAAATATCAAATATTGGCCTTGTCCATGGATCCATTTTCTTTACCATTGATCCGGGTAAAAACCCGATTTCTTCTTCTACTGGAACAACTGGTCTTGTAATAATTATCTTATCAATCTTATTTTCTTTTAAATAATTCACTGCGCTATTACATGCCATTAATGTTTTTCCAGTTCCAGCGGGACCTACTACAACTGTAATACAATCCTCCTTAGAATCCAAGGCGTTTACATATTCTTTTTGATTTGGAGTTTTTGGAATATATAATGGAACACTCTTACTTAATAAACTTTCACGTTTCATTATTATAGAACTTCTTTTGGTTGATAAAAAACGTTTAGAAGTAAGTAAAAGTGGTAAAGCCAAATAATGTAAAAACTTCATTATTATTATAATTATAGCTAAAAATCTAAGTAATTTTCGTTATATAATAATAATCTTCGTTATAGACTATTTTATTTTTTATACTTCTTGACATTTTTGCTGCTGAAATGTTTTCTGCTTCTGCTGCTTTTGCTATTGTTTCCCAAGTTCCTAAAATTTCACCAGTATTTTTTTCTATTTTTTCTACTTTTTTCCCTGTTGAGGAAGTTGTCTTGTGTTTATATTCATCAACTTTTAATGATATACCATAATAGCCTTCATTTGAACCTTTGTCAGTCCAAACTGTAGCTTTTAATACATAATCGCATGAATTTAAATATTCTTTAATTTCTTTCATATCTAATTCACGGTTTAAGCAGTCTTTGTTTAAACTTTTTTTCCATCTTTGATATTCATCAAGTAATGTAGAGTTTAAAATCTTCCCACATGGTGAAAATTTACATACTTGAAATAAAAATGTTTCTGCATCATTATTTAAAGACTTTTTCTTGTAATCAATTGATTTTAATTTTACACCAATATAACCATTTACTACTTGATCTTTATTTTGATTAGAAAGCCTACTCGGTTTAAATCTAATATCTAAATATGTTTTGAACGCATGAAATATTTCTTTTTTGGGTTTTACTTTACTCCATATACGATATTGGCCTTCCATATTTACACATGATTCTTCAACATCTGAACGAACAATACACATTGTATCTATAAATTCATTGAATTTGCTAGTATATTCATTTTCTTCTATTAGAGGATTTTGATAAACTGATTGATTTTCGGATTCAATAATATCTAATACTTGTTTTTGTTTTTTAAATCTGTCTTTCAATTCATTTATTTCTAAACTTTGCTTTAAAATTGTTTTATTATTATTATTTAATTGATTTTTTAATTCATTATTTTCATTTAGCAATTCTTCATTTTGTTTTAATAATTTATTAAAATTGTCAATACTATATGATTTGGAATTTATTATTTCTTTAATATAATAATTTAACTTATCAAGAGTAAAAGTTGTTTCATTATATGCTATAATTTCGGTTTTATTCTTTTGATTAACTTGAATAGTTCTTATTTGTTTTTTTATCTTTGGATTTGTTTTGATTAGATTTTCTATTTCTACTTTATTTTGAACTCTAAAAGCCGAAACTAATTGAAAATTTGTATATTTTTTATGATGGTCTAATACTCTTGTTGAAAGATCATTTGTATGTCCGAATTTTATTAATTTTTCATTTGAATCATTTGTATTATCAATTGTTCCAAAATATATACATTCTGTATTTAATGGGAATTGTTTAATTATTGTTTTTTCAATTTCTTTTTCTTTTTCTAAGATAATATTTTCTTTTTTCAATAATTTTTGCTTTAATTCATTTGATTCTTCTTCTAAAACTTCATGTAACAAATTTTCTAACTTAATAAAATAATAGTGAATTTCTTTTGCTTTTTTAGTGTCAGCTAAAAGACAAAATAATTTAAATGTTGTAATATTTAACATAATAACTTCTTTATTATGTCCACCATGTTTTTTGCTCTGAAAATCTTGCTTTCCCTTTAGGGAAAGCAAGTTTATATTAGCTACTCCTTCTTGAGAAGCTATAATTTTATAATCAAAATTACATTTAAAATTTTTTTCTAATAAAGACTTTGCTTTAACTTTTTGATTAAAACCTACCCATTTCCAAACATTATCTAAGTCAATTACAAAATCATTTGTTGGGTGGTAATTTAAGTAGCAATAAAAACTAGATAAAAATAACTGTTGCTCCATATCTGTAAAATTATCTTTAATTTTACACAGTAATTTAATATTATAATCATTTGAAAGCTTTGTAATAGGATTGTTTTCAATTAAACTGACAATATCAATAGTTTCCATTATTATAAATAAATACTATAACTTGTTTTTAAGTAGGTTTATTGCTTTTATATTTAAAATCAAGATTTTAAAAGCAAGTAAATATTACTTACAAAACCGCTTATCAATTTAGTGGAGCGCTTTATTACCATTTGCTCTTTTTTACTGCAATTTTTGGTCCCTGACCACGTTTCTTGACGTTATTCGGATCGTATTGTTCATCTTCGTCGTCATCATTTATCTGTTTTGATAGCTCCCAGAATTCTTTTGACCCCAATCTGAAGTCATTATGAGCATCTGCCTTATACCAAAACACTTGGTCTTGTAGTTTATTTGACTTTGAGTTATTATTTATTACTAAACACTCGTAATTTTCTGTGCATTGATCCATTACCTGACAAAATGACTCTAATGTTGGAAACATACCAGCATAGTTCTCATAAATACGCTTTCTATTTGCGATGTATGGTTCTCTCAAAATGAAGACGTAATCAATGTTAGTTCTTAGCGTTGGAGGGATTCCTAAAGGATATTGCATTGTGATAAGTAACATTACCTTCCAATGACGTCCGTTCATAAAAAGTAATCGCATCATTTTATCACGCGCCCATGTATTATCATACAGACAATCATCTAAAATTACAAATGTTCTTGGATCTATTGTTGAACGATTGAATTGCTCTATTTCCTTTTTTATTTGCTTCAAAACACCACGCTGTCGCTTCAAAATATTTTCAATGATTGCTGTGTTGTATTCATTATGAATAAATAATTTTGGCACTAGTCTTCCATAAAAACCATTTCCTTCCTCTGTTCCTGAAATTACTGTTCCTATTGGAATATCTTGATGGTAATATAACAAATCTCTTACTAAAAATGATTTACCAGTATCACGACGACCTATTAACACAATTACTGGTCCCTTTGCTTCATTTGGTTTAAAACTTATGCTCTTCATATCAAAACGTTTTAACTCTAGATTCATTATAATTATTATACTAAATAATAATATTTTATTTACGCATTTTTATTTATATCTTTCAACTTTCAATTTCATTTAGGCATTTTTATCTTTTTAATTTTCTTAAATAATGAGTTAAAAAGATATTTAATTTATATTTTATTTAGCTAATGACTATTACTGTTAATTATCAAAAACGTAAGAATTCTTCTCTTTTCCAAAAATTTCAAACTAACAAACATATCAATTTATCCAATGTTCTAAATTATATTCCTATTTATGACAGATTCTTCTCATTAAATGAAAACAATTTTAATTCAATTAACTTAAATCACAAATGGGCTATTACTGACATAAAAGATATTAAAAACAAAGATTCCCAAAACGTTTTTTATTCCAAAATTAAAAATATATTTGATGAAGATTGTATTATTAATAATCAAAAAATATTTATTAAAATGGCCCCTTTACTTGATCCATTTAAATATTTAGTAGGAAAATATAATTATTTAGATTCTGAATTATTTAATTTACCTAGCGATCCTACCATTAAAATTCATCCAAAAATTGCTGATCAAAATAACTCTTCCTTTATTGATGGGTTTTTTTCATTCTTATCAAATCAAACATTGCATGAACATAATTTTATACATGGAATTGAATATTATGGATCTTTTTTAGCAATTAAAAATGATTTTAAACTTAATGTCATTGATGACATTGATTATTTGGTTCAATCCGATTTTTTTGTTAAACAACAAAATGTCTTATTCAATATTGATGATTATTCTCATTTAATAAATGAAATTGAAAATAAAAAACTTGAACCAATTAAAATATCTACTAGTTTAAAATCTAATCAATCTGTTTTATCGTTAAAATCTATTGATGATAATTTATATGAAAATATTTTTCAAAATTCCAATTCTCACGTTTCTTTAGAAGATATTAAAACTATGGGAGTTGAATTAGTTGATATCACCGAATCAAACGCATTTGATGTATCTTCCTTACGTGATAAGAAATCAGAAACTTTAAAATCTGGCTCTACTTGTTCATCCAGAACATCTTATACCAGTGAAAATGAAAATGAATCTAACTCCAACTCTATTATTGAATCTAATGAAAACAAGGTTTCTGAGGATAATATATGTTCTGAAGATGATGTTAGTTCTGATGGTGATTATGAAGAATCATTATTTGTAACTTTTCCTAAATTTCCTGTGCAAGTTATTTGTATGGAATGCTGCGAAAATACATTTGATAGCTTAATTATTAACGGAAACTTATCTGAAGAGGAATGGTTCTCTGCTTTAATGCAAATTATTATGATTCTGATATCATATCAAAAAATGTTCTCTTTTACTCATAACGATCTTCATACTAACAATATTATGTATATTCCTACAAATAAACAATTTTTATATTATACATTTAAAAAGAAAACTTATAAAGTGCCAACATTTGGCAAAATATATAAAATCATTGATTTTGGACGTGCTATCTACAAATTTAATGGCAATTTATTTTGCAGTGATAGTTTTCAAGCTGGTGGAGATGCTGCTACTCAATATAATACTGAACCATACTATAATGATAAAAAACCAAGATTAGAACCTAATTTTAGTTTTGATATTTGTCGCTTAGCATGTTCTATTTTTGATTATATAGTTGATGATTTTGATATGATTAAAAATATTAACGAATGTTCTCCATTAGTCAAACTAATAGTAGAATGGTGTATTGATGATAACGGAATCAATGTTTTGTATAAAAATAATGGAGTAGAAAGATATCCTGATTTTAAATTATATAAAATGATTGCTAGATATGTTCATAATCATACTCCTATATCTCAATTGGAACGTAAAGAATTCAGTAAATATCAAATTTTAAATAAAAATGTAGCCAAAAATGAACAAATAATTGATATTGACAATTTACCTATTTATTAAAAAAATTTAGTAAAATAACTTTAGTTATTATTTAAATTATATAATATTTCAATATTATATTATTATATTATTATGAAAAATTTTGGTTTCATAATTTGTAGACATGTTAGATGTGAAAAAACTAATAAATATTGGAATCAATGTGTAAAACTAATTAGAACCTTATACCCTTTTAAACAAATTATTATTATTGATGACAATAGCAATCAAGAATTCGTAAAAGCCGATTTTGATTATAATAATATTACTATTATACAATCTGAATATCCAGGAAGAGGAGAAATCTTACCTTTTATATATTTATTAAAATACAAATGGTTTAAAAATGCATGTTTTATTCATGATAGCGTATTTATACATAAAAGAGTTCCTTTTGAAACATTTAATGTCCCTGTATTACCAATTTGGCACCATACATATGATAAGGAAAATTTAGATAATTTAATTCGTCTTGCATCTGCTTTAAATAATAATAGTATTTTAATTGAAAAATTAAGAGGCTCAACCATAAATATTCTTGGATTAAAAGATCCAGACAAATTTAATTTTAATTTAGTTTTTGGATGCCAAACCTATATTAATCTTTCCTTTTTAGAATTAATACAAAATAAATATAATATAACAAATTTGGTAAATGTCGTTCATAATAGAACTGATAGATGCGGTATGGAACGCATTTTTGGTCTCTTATTTACGCTTGAATACCCAAATTTAAATAAGATAAACTCTCTTTTTGGAAATATTATTAGAAAGAATCATTCATTTAATTATCATTATGAAGATTACGAAAATGATCTAAAGGAAAAAAAAATAATTTACCCTTTTGTAAAAGTTTGGTCTGGTCGTTAAAATGGCGGATTATCCATAAATGCTAAAGGAACACGAGATACCTCAGCATCATTAATTATAGGATTTAATTGATCTATTACAAACTTTCCAGTTATAACACTTAAATAAACTAACAAAGTATCTCTAATTAGAAACTTTAAAGGTTTTGGCTCTTTATCAATAAATCTCATTTCTAAAAACTTTGCTATTAAAAAAATAATAGATATTATTCCTGCAACTAAAAATATATTATCCATCTAAAATATATTTTTAGTTTTCTTATTAATTATTAACGCATTTTTTAAAACAATGTTTTTACTTATGCTAAAATTTCTATATCTTCTAATAATAAATCATTATCTAATTTTACTTCTGGAGAATTTATTACATGAACATCTAGACCATCTAATAAGACTTCTTCATTAGAAATTTGTAAAGGAGAATCTTCCTCTTCTTCTTCAATTCTTCTTTGCATATTTCTTAATGTGCTTATTTCCTCTAATCTTTCTATTGTCTTCGGTGCATTTATTAATTCTTCTTCTCCATTTTTCAATAACACAGAATCTACGTCATTAAATTTTAAACTAACAGGATCATCTTTTCCCTCAAATATTTTCTCTGATTCCTTTTTAATTTCTTCCGGTTTTTCTACAATTTGCTCCTTAATTTCTTCAATTATATCTTCTTCTATTGTTTCATCCATATATGCTTTTAAAATACTTTCTACTGGAATGCTTTCCCTTACTGCATTTAGTATACATTCTTGAACAATTATTTCTAACTCTCTATTGTATTTTTGAATCTGAAGTGGAGGAATATTTATTTCAAATAAATAAACATTTTTATAAATTTTTCTTGCGACATTAATATATGCTTTGTGTATAAAATCTTCTAATTTTGGAATATTGATGTCTATTTTTTTCTGTTTTTGACCTACTCTCATAGCTGTTAGTATCTTCAATTGAATTATATGAATACAAGTTACTAATTCTTCTAAATATGAACAATTACTTTTTTCTACTATTCTTTTTCGTTCCTCCTCAATTATAGAACTATTCCATTTTGGAATTCTAGTAATAAAATTTTGAAATGTCATTAAATATTTCTCTGTTTCACCATTATCCTTACAAAGTTTATAAGACTCGTCAAATATTGATTTAAAACCTTCTATAATAAATGGAGTTAAAATAGTCAATAAACGGGCACCCCATTCATTCTTTGATTCGTGTAAAGAACTAACATTAAAATCATCCATAATGTATTTATTTGATCTTTATTTTTTACCTTTTAAACTTATTTTTTCTAAATCTTTATACCTTTTTTTTATACTTTTTGAAAAACATTATATTTGTTAGCATATATGGTAATGAACCTACTCCTCAGACCTCTGGTGATATTTTCAGTAACAATTTTTTTTCAAAAAGTATTTTAGGTTTTGGATTTTGGACATTTATTTTTGTCCATTTTTGAAAACCCCGAAAGGTTCTTGAACTTTTTTTATCAAAAAGTGATTTGTTACGATAATGCAGCAATTTTAAGTTTTTTAACATTTTATTTGTTATGATAAAATTTTATTGTTTTTTTAAAAAAAGATTTAAAAATATTTTGTTTTGCTACTTTAGTAAATAAATGGAAATAATTGGAAATGACAAAAGTAGCCAGGATTTCCTATCTTGCGAATATTGTGACTATATTACGTGCAAAAAAAGTAATTTTGACAAGCATTTATTGACACTGAAACATAAAAAGCTACAAAATGGAAATAAAAAAGTAGCAAAAGTAGCCAGCAGCGATAGCACATGTAAAACCTGTAATCAAAAATATAAAACAATTAGTGGGTTATGGAAGCATAATAAAAAATGTAATAATCAATTTATTTTAGATATCATTAACCAAGACGACAATGTAAAAGACTTTCTTATTGAACAAAATAAATTACTTATTGAACAACTTTCACAACAAAATAAGTCATTGATAGAACAAAATACTAAACTATTTGAAATTTCTAAAAATAATAATACTAATATAGTAGGGACGATGAATAATGTTAATAGTAATAATAAATTCAATATTAATTTGTTTTTAAATGAAACCTGCAAAGATGCTATTAATTTATCGGATTTTGTAAATCAAATTCATCTTTCTGTAAATGATCTTGAAGAAACAGGCAAATTAGGATATGCAGAAGGTATTAGTAAGATCTTTATTAAAAATCTTAATGATATTGTTTTTACTCATAGACCCATACATTGTAGTGATTCTAAAAGAGATATTTTATATATTAAAGATGGAAATCAATGGACTAAAGATGATGAACAAAAAAGTTGTTTAACAAAAGCTATCAAGCAAGTGGCAAATAAGAATATTAAACAAATTCCTGAATGGCAAAAAGCTAATCCCGATTATCAAAATCCCGAATCTAAACAAAATGATAAATATATGAAAATGATATGTGAAGTTATGTCGGGATCAACTAAAGAAGAACAGCAAAAAAATTATAATAAAATTATAAAAAATATTGTAAAAGAAGTTGTCATTGATAAAAATCATTGATAAATGTAATTGTAATATATTGATTATCTTTACAAGATATTACATAAATGAAATATTTTCTAAATAAGCTTCTTTATCTAAAAAAGTAAAATTTATAATAAAAAACATCAACAATTTCTCGTTTCTAAATTCTTTTCTTATTTTATTAAATGCTATCAATAACTCATATCTTTTAGTTTCTTTTAAAAATATTGACCCATCTTCAATTAATAATATCAAATCTAATGAATTATATGCTTTTTCATATAATTTTATTATAAATTCTTGAATATTCTCTTCCGATATAGTTTCCATATTTACTCTTAATTTTTGTATTTCTTTCTTCAACCAATCAATTCTTTGATTTTTTATACTAGATAATTTAAATGTTTCTTCCAATTGATATTTATATAAATTTATAGATTTTCCATTTAATTCTGGTTCTGATACATAAATTTCGCAAAATCTTGATAAAATAGGTCTTAATAATTTATACTTATCCTCTACTATTATAAAAAATCTTGTATTATGACTAAATAATTCTATACATCTTCTTAACGCAGATTGAGCATCCATTGTTAGTTTATCACCATTTAATAATACTACACTTTTGAATATATCTCCACCATTTGAAATTATATGAGTTTTTGCAAAGAATTTTAATTCTTCTCTAATAAATTTTATTCCTTTCCCATGGGCACAATTTACATACATAACAAAATCTTTGATTTTACTTTTATTTCCATCGTAAATTAATGAAATAAATTCATTCACTAATGTGCTTTTACCCGAGCCACTTGGACCATTGAATATTATATTTGGAATTTTCTTAATTTTATGAAAGTATTTTAGCTTTTCTTTTATATTTTCATGTATATTTAATGACATTTAGACGTTTAATAATATTAAAAGAATGTTTTTATATTTTAATATTATGTATTAATTAATTTTTCTTCTAATCCGAATAAAATGTATTTATATTATGTTTTTTTATTATAAAATGTTTACATATTTGTTTCTTGCTATTTTTGCCGGTATAGTTTGTAAATTATATGATGATCTAGAAGATAATTATATTCTTCAAGAATTTAAAAATAATTCTTTTATGGAATATTTAAAAGGAATTCATTATATTTGTATAACCTCTTTGGCTATACAAGATCCATTATTTTTTATATTTTTCTATTTAGGAAATATTTGTAATTATTTATCAAATCCATTAGCTTTTGAAGAACCATATGAATTTTCATTAAAATATTCGTTTTTAATACTTTTTTTTGTAATTGATTATACAAAAATTTATAATTTATACATTATTGATTATATTTTAATATTTATATTATTCTTTATTAATTTCTTGGAACCAATATTTGAACGTTTTTTATATAATTTTAACAAAGATTCTGAAAAAGATTCTGAAAAAGATTCTGAAAAAGATTCTGAAAAAGATTATGAAAAAGATTCTGAAAAAGAAAAAGAGACTAAAGACTTTTCGTATAACAAATTATTCACTAGAATTTTGTTTTTTATTTTTTCTATTTTATATAGTTTTTTAAGTAAATCTTCTAGCACATTATTTATTTTCACCTATTTCACTGGATATTTCTTTATTTCGGCTTTAATACAATATTATTCTTTACACCTTTTCTCATTCAAAGAGCCCACTATGTGGGCGCAAATGAGTGAAGGTAACGTAGCCATTTAGGTGTTTTCAACGTAAAATGGTGTAAAAACACATCATATACTTATACTAATGGAACAATTAATGAAAATTCAAAGCAATAAAAATTATACAGAATTAGTTAAACTATGAGTATATGGATTTTCTTTAAAAGCATTCAATATATCAGGAGCGATGCGGTCACATCCTAAACAATTATCATAATATTGAGGCATATTTGCTTTTCCATATGTTTGCACAGATGGACCACTAGGAACTACAATTGATGGAGCCCAAAGTCTGTTATTTTCACGATCTGAATCCACTTTTGATAAAGTTACATTTATTTGTGAATTAAACTGTTTAGCATTGCCTTGATTAGTGCGATTATATAAACTTTTTTCTTTTGATTCATTATTTGTCTGTCTATATTCTGCATCAACTTGTCTATTACCATATTTAGTTGCCATTCCTAATAATTTATCTTGATTCATTGTATCACGTTGATTAGCTATAGGTTGTTGATCATTAACTAAATAACCAGCATTATCTGATTGATTTCCTATATTTCCATTTGGTCTATATAAAGTCATTTCTTTAATTGTAGTTGTTGGCACGTCTCCAGGAGACAATACATAATTTCCTGGAACTTCTCCACTCAAATTACCATAAATTCTCATATTACAACTATACTCTTCTTTTCTTGAAGGCTTCAAAATATCTATTACCGGGGCAATAGCTGCACCTATAGCTCTAGAAAATCCAGTGCCAAAAGTTTGTGGTTGATTATTAATTGCACGATTATTTGCATAATTAGTGTGACTATTTAAATTTTTGTCAAAATCATTATGAGGACCTGAACCCTTAGTTTTGGAAGGTCCTACATCAAACCCATCTAACTGATTTCTTTTTGGTTCTTCGTATTTTTTTGGCACATAACTTGCTGTTTTTAAAATAGCATTCGGAGTGCCGTGTTGAAATGTTGTTGTTTCGTTTCTATGAGATGTTTTAATAATCTCTTCTGAAACCATTCTAGTTGCTTTTTCGGCACCTGTTGTAGTTAACCAACGATCCTGTGTATTAATGAAAAATGTATCTGGTCTATATTTCTCTACTCTTCCTTCTATTCCTACATTTTTTATCATTGATTGAGCAGGACCTTGTAAACTGTCTAAAGTATATTCTTGTTTTGGGTTTGTTGTTATTCTTAATTCATCAACTGTTTTTGGTAACCATTTATCACGTGCTTCCATTCCTGCATTGAAACCATGACTGCCGTCAGCTGTATAACCTTTATCTAAACCAGGTCCAACTCTTACAGATTCAAATGGTTTTACCATATTATTGCGATTTACAGGATTCTGCCTTGACTGATAAAAATCACTCATATCAGGCATACCATAAGGCCATTGGACGTTATCTTGTGGTTTAAATAATGGAGCTTGTTCTATCTTTTTAATAATTTGAGAACCATTTCCTACATAATTATCTAATATGGTTTCTGCGTTATTATTATTATACACCTGACCTCTTGGTTTACTGCCTACGAATGGAACCATATTATTGTGCATAAATTCTTTGGATGATAAATAATCACCAGTTAAAGAATAAACTTTTTGTATTTGATTTTCAATTGGCACACCTGCTCTTTCTTTATTTTCATAAACATTTTGATTAAAATATTTATCAGTTGCTACATTGGGATTTGGATATTCCTGAATATTATCAACGAGCTCTTTATTGTTCATAATAGGATAATTTTGCGGAGGAATATTAGTATTTGGTAAATAATTTGATAAAGGAGATTCTGTGTTTCTTGTACCTAAATTGGTTCTAATACCCATATTATTAAAATTTTCCTTTTTTTTTACTTCGGTGTATGATTTATTTTTGTTTTGATTTGAAATAACATACATACCTCCTAATGCTACTAATGGGATGGCTATTTCCATATTATATATATACATATACTTTTTTTACTACGTTATAAATCTATAAATTAATATTATAATTATTTTTTACGTCTTTGTGGTTTTTCCCAAAGGCAACTGTTACTTTGCAGTCCCTAAAGGAGTGAAATTATAATATTTCTAAATTATCTTTCCTTTAATTTATTCTTTCGCAATTATTTGGAGCTGAACATATTGTTTTTCCTGCTACATAAGTGCCTTTTTGTATTTGAACTGGAACAGTGTATCCTTGGTCATTTAATGGAACACATTCAAACTCCCTTTCAAAATTATCTTTTTCTAAATTTCTTGTGCTAGTATAACTTTTAAAAGGCATTTCTGTATGAGCTTGTGGATTATTAGGTAAAATATATGCATGATTTTGTGTTAAATCTCTGGCAGTCCAAGATGGCATTATAGATCTACTTTGTTCTGTTGTTAAAAAACTATCACATACAGGATAATCAATTGGTGATGAATAAATTGTTTGTCTTTTATATTTTTCTTTATTTATACAATCTCTGTTCAATTGTCTATCTATTCCTAAAAGAGAACTTGAAATATCAGTGCAATCAGTCCATAAATTTGCACCCCATTTTTGTGGAATAATTTGAGGGTCTAACATGAAACATGGTTTATCACCTGAGCCAGGAACATCTAAATACCATCTTTCTTGATCAGTTTGTTGTTGAAGTTGTTTTGTAATTCTTGCTGGATCGTCGTGGAATCTAGTGAATGCCATTATATATATACCTTTAAAAAAGGTATAGCCAAATATTTATATACCTTTAAAAAAGGTATAGCCAAATATTTCTAAATTATATACCTTTAAAAAAGGTATAGCCAAATATTTCTAAATTATATACCTTTAAAAAAGGTATAGCCAAATGTTTATATACCTTTAAAAAAGGTATAGCCAAATATTTCTAAATTATATACCTTTAAAAAAGGTATAGCCAAATGTTTATATACCTTTAAAAAAGGTATAGCCAAATATTTCTAAATTATATACTTTTAAAAAAGGTATAGCCAAATATTTCTAAATTAATATTTATATACTTTTTTTAAAGGAATATAAATATTTTTAACTATTCATTTAACAATTCATTTTGAAGAATATTTAATGTAATATTTGGATGTTTTCTTTCTTCATAATATGTTCCATTAAAACTACAAAGGTCATTAGTCGTTCTACAACTATAAGCATATTTGTATTCTATTATTCCGGATAAAATATCCATTGTTCCAAATTTTCTACATTTACCTAGGTCATAGAATTTCTCATCATATTTATATGGTTTGAAATATACACAATTTTTACATATTGGAACTTTTGAATTTATAATAAATTGTTTTTTTTCCATAGAAAACGCTATTGTAAATGTAAATAATAATAATATAAAAATCATTTTTCTATATTATTACCAAAAAAATTTTTATATTGTTTAATTACAATAATATTTTTTATGATAATTTAAAACAATTTATATTTACATTACCAAATACTAATGGGTCATCTGTTTGAACTCTAAGAGCATAATATGCTGATGTTGCTGCTTGTGTGCCATTAATAGATAAATTATCAATAGCATTCATATAAATAGTTGTTCCACTAAGATTTGTATTTTGACTTGGACCCTGGCCGCTTACAGTCCATAATGAAGACCTTAAACTAGATATTATGTTAGTTGAAGTTGCTCCAGTAGGAGGATATGTTACATCACCTGTATTACCAGGAAAGGATAAATTATAGGTATTTGCAGGTAAAGTTATACCTGTTAAACCTTGTGATGTATTTCTCATTATAGTTGCTGAAATATTTTGAATTTGATTAACTCCTGGTCCATTAAAAACTTGTAAGCTAGCTATCACATAATTTTGTTGATTTGTAGTAACCCCCTACTAATAAATTATAACTATCAACAAAATATCTTCCGGTTGAACCTGTTGTGCCAGTGAATCCTGAATTTCCAATTAGAGAAAAATTAGAGGCGCCTTGAGCACCTGTTTCACCTTGAGCACCTGTGATTCCTTGAGCACCTGTTGCTCCCTGATATCTATTATATATAAATGAATAATTTATTCTTTTTATTCTTTTAACTATAAAATATTAAATAATTTAATTTAATAATATTATTTATAGATTAATTAATATTATATATAGTGAAAGGATGCTGACTTCTTAAATAGATATTTGAAGAATGTTATAAAAAAATAATTTAAGTTAAATTATAAGTATAATGAAATCTTGAGAATATAAATATATTTACTTTTTATATTTTTAGTCTTGCGATAATTAAATATATGTTCTTTTGTATTAGCAATGATACTGTTGGGATATTGAGAAAAAATAATTTAATTTTATAGTGTATTGTATCCATACACGACCGCTTCCAGAGTGAAATTATTAGTAAGACCGATAATGGATTGTTGGATTGTTAAACCAGTAATCGTCGCACCACTCACAGAAGAGCAAGTAATCGTTCTATCACTCGCACCGCTGAACCCGGGGTTGCCGTAAAGCGATTTACACATTAGCGAAACAAATGTTGTGTTGCGGTGGTCGCATATCCTACATTTTGAATATCAAATATGACTTCCTTATTTGTATTAGACGCAACGGCAAATATTAAAGGAGCCGACGACAAAGTCGCACCAGCAGTATAAACTGGTGAAACGACCGAAGAAGCACTTGAAGTAATTTCAAACTCATACAAAGACGCAACCGTCGGCACACCAGTTCCCAAGAATGCTTGAAGAGCGTTAGCCAGATATTGAGTGAATGATACTTGGGTTGTCGGTTGTAGAATAATTCGGTAATTTTTATTCTAAATGTTTATTAGAATTATTCTTATAAGGGCGGTAGGAAAGTAGTGACTTGGGGCAGTAGTTTGGTATGTTTCTATACAACTTTTTGTAGTTCAATTTGAAAAACCAAATGGAAGCATTTTTCCCCAAATAAAAAGACCGGAAAGTCCGCACAACTTCACTACTTTCCTACCATTATTTATATAAATAAATAATATAAAAATAAAAAAAAACACTACTTTACTACCTTTAATACTACTACTAATAAGAATAGGAACATATACTATACCTTCTCTTCTTTATCACTCCCTATAGAATGAGTTCTGGTAAATTCAGTTTCTCGTTCTTCCGTTTCTGTATCTCTAACAACTCTTATACAACAAATTTTAACCTCTTTACATTTGCTCTTATAAGCAATCTTTGATAATCCTAAAATCAACCCCATCATAGAAGTAATGAAAAAAGTCCAAAATATTTGTTCGTTAGTATCCATATAAATAATTTGAGATTTTAAACCATACCCCAAGCTACACTATTTCTTACTACATTAGAAATACCTGTATTACTATCTGTAATTGTTAATGTGTAATTTGTTACTCCTACTCCTCCACTTAAATTATAATTATCAGTAAAAGAAGTTGAAGTTGTTGCCGTTCCTGTTGCCGTTCCTGTTGTCTTTCCTGTTTTTACAAAAGTATAATTCCAATTCCCTCGTTTGTTATTTAATAATGATGGTGTTGTTCCATTAGGAGATAAATAAACTGGATTTGACCCTACCGCATTAAAAAGGGTTTGTGTAGGAAAACCGCCGTTGTTTTGTAATCCATTACTACACCAATTAAAAGATGGAGGTGATTGATTGACTAAAAAATAACCACTCATATATATTAAGTCAAGATATTAATACCGACTACATACACAGAGTTAATATAATAGATATTCATTACTGCTACTGAACTTGCTGGTATAGTGAAATTGCTACTAAAAGTTGTTTTAACACCTGTAATACCTGTATTGAATGTTAAAGAACCACCAGCACCAGTCGTAATATAAACCATATAAGAACCACCTGCTACTGGGTTTGAGAATGAAACTGCTGATTGAGTAATTGCGGTTGTAATTGCTGTTGCGTTATAGAAGTTTCTGTATGAAACACTTTCAAAATTAAGTGTAAGTGTTGTTGCTACAAATGTATAGTTATTCAAAGCATTCCTCACATTCAAACCATTAGTAGTAATTTTAACAATTTCAGTAGGAGAAGGATTTGTTCCACTTTTAATACTTACATTATCGTAATTTACATCAACTCTGCTTTCTTCTGTTGTTCCTTCATAATAATTATATATAGAAGAAAGATTATTTTTAGTTGTAAAACCAGTAAGAAGTTGGTTGTCACCTCCAACTATATAATTTTGTTCTATTAATATACCTTTTGTAGCAACATTCGTCCAATCAGGTTCTAATGATATTGAATTAGTCATATAATCACTTGGTTTATTAACACACACAACATAAAACTTACCATTTGCGGTTGATGAAGCAGAAGTTAAAGTCATTTGACTTGTAGTTGTCCCTGTCATTAGTGCTTGAAAATCCAACGCTACTTGTGTAGCACCAAGAGTGGATTTCCCAGTTTTAAAAGATTTAGTGGATGAACCAGCACCAGCAATAACCAAAGCACCATTACCATCAATTTCAGTCCCATCACTTACTATAAAAGAAGGATTTTGAAGAACATTTGATCCAGAATTAATTGTATATCTTAGACCATTTGAAGAAAAATTTATATATCCAGTTTGTCCTGAAGATCCAGTTTGACCTACAAAAATAGGATAAAAAGTTGCGTTGGCTGTATTACCGTAAACACTAAAAACATTATTTGGTCCTGGTGCTCCTGTAGAGCCAGTTGCTCCTCGAACACCTGTTGCTCCTTGGACTCCAGTTGCTCCTTGGACTCCAGTTGCTCCTCGAACACCTGTTGCTCCTTGGACGCCTGTTGCTCCTTGAACACCTGTTGCTCCTTGAACTCCAGTTGCTCCTTGGACTCCAGTTGCTCCTTGTGCTCCTGTTGATCCTTGAACTCCATTAATAATATCTGACCAAGTTGCTTGTATAGTTATACCGTTTGCTATTTGACTTAAACTTTCAGTTGTAAATGAAGTAACTGTTCCCGAAGCACCTAATAAATTATCTATTAATGACATTTCATTATTATTTATTATAATAGAGCTATTATCAATACCATCAGATATGGTAATTTGAGGATTTCTAGTTGGTTCTAAATCAATGTATCCTGCTGTTAAACCTGCAAAATTATCCATTCGCATTTTTTGAACTCTTAATGAACCTCCATCTTCTATCCATATACCATCTAATCCGGCTGGTAGTGTAAAGCCAGACGGCTGAGGTGTTAATGCCAAATATGTTGGATCAATACCTCCTGAAACATATAGTCCACCAAAAATCATGACATCCCCAGTATATCCAACACCTGTATATCCTGGACCAGTTACACCTTGATAATTAGTTAGAATCCATGGAGTTAATCCTGTTGCACCTTGCACACCAGTTGCTCCCTGAACACCAGTTGAACCTTGAACACCTGTTACACCATCGGCTCCAGTTGCGCCTTGAACTCCAGTTGCGCCTTGAACTCCAGTTGCGCCTTGAACTCCAGTTGCTCCTTGATCTCCAGTTGCTCCTTGAACTCCAGTTGCACCTTGGACTCCTGTTGCTCCTTGGACTCCCGTTGCTCCTTGAACACCTGTGTGACCTTGAGCACCTGTGTGTCCTTGAGCACCTGTGTGACCTTGAGCACCTGTGTGTCCTTGAGCACCTGTGTGACCTTGAGCACCTGTTACACCATCGGATCCAGTTGATCCCTGAACACCTGTTACACCATCGGATCCAGTTGATCCCTGGACACCTGTTACACCATCGGATCCAGTTGATCCCTGGACACCTGTTACACCATCGGATCCAGTTGCTCCTTGGTCTCCAGTTGCTCCTTGGACACCAGTTGCTCCTTGGACTCCAGTTGCTCCTTGAACACCTGTTGATCCCTGGACACCTGTTACACCATCGGATCCAGTTGCTCCTTGGACACCAGTTGCTCCTTGGACTCCAGTTGCTCCTTGGACTCCAGTTGCTCCTTGGACTCCAGTTGCTCCTTGGACTCCAGTTGCTCCTTGGACTCCAGTTGCTCCTTGAACACCTGTTGATCCCTGGACACCTGTTACACCATCGGATCCAGTTGATCCTTGGACTCCAGTTGCTCCTTGGACTCCTGTTGCTCCTTGGACTCCTGTTGCTCCTTGGACTCCTGTTGCTCCTTGAGCACCTGTGTGACCTTGAGCACCTGTGTGACCTTGGACTCCAGTTGATCCAGTCGCTCCTTGGACACCTGTTGCTCCTTGAACACCAGTTTCTCCTTGGACTCCTGTTGCGCCTTGAGAACCTGTTACACCTTGAATACCAGTTGCACCTTGGACTCCTGTTGCACCTTGGACTCCTGTTGCACCTTGGACTCCAGTTGATCCAGTTGATCCTTGAACACCTGTTGCACCTTGACTTCCAGCTCCAGTAACGCCTTGAGCACCAGTTGCACCTCTACATCCTGTAGGTCCTCTTGCTCCTTGTGAACCTTGAGATCCAGTGTTACCAGCAGGACCAATTGGACCTCCGGGACCTTGGACACCCTGAGAACCTAAACCATTATTTTTCAAATTTTGTATTTCACAACATCTTCTAGCTCCTAAATATGTTGGATATGAATTATACATTATTATATTATAACAATAAATAAAATATAATAATACTTATTATAAATATCCAAATAAAAAATTTAAAAAAATACTCTAATTTATAAACTTATTAATGATATGGATATATTGAAAGAAATATGATTTCCTGAATATAAATTTGATGATTGATAAATATTTACAGTAAATGTTAAATCATTTGAATAAGAAAAATCAATTAAATCATTTGCTGCCCCAGATGTATTTGCTCCATTTGTATTTAAACTAAAAGGAGAATTTTTGTTAAAAATTGCAGGTTGAAATTCTCTGTTATTTAAATCAGTAAAAGTTACACAAAAATTGTTAGAATTATCAGAAAATCCAGATTCAGAAATTGACCAAGATAAAGCCCATTTTCCTCCTGCACCAGGTAAATTAATATTAAATTGTGCAGATGGGTTTGAAAAATCATTATTTAAATTCAAATATTCAGAATAAATTTCATTAATAGCATTTCCTTGTCCAGGATGACCAATAGGTCCTTGAAGTCCTAAAATTCCAGATGGGCTACCCTGCGCTCCTTGTGGACCTGTTGCGCCTTGAGCACCAACACAACAGGCGCCCTGGGCACCCTGTGCTCCCTGAGGACCAGTTGCACCTTGTACTCCTTTAGGTCCAGTAGCACCTATAGCGCCCTGGGAACCCTGTGGCCCAGAAAATAAGTTATAATTATTCAAACATAAATTTTTAGAAGCTAAAAAAGATTTATAATCAAAAGTAGACATATTAATATATATATAAATAAATATTAATATTAATAATATTTTTATTATTTTTAAGATAATGGTAAAAATGTAATATTAAATTTAACTTTTTGTCTTGGTAAAATAATTCTATTATCTGAAACAGTTGATTGGAATAATTCAATGCTATAAAACTCATCATCATCCTGTAGAGTTAAATCAATAATATCATTTCCAGAAAAAGCTATAAATTTATTAGTAGAAGATAAAACACAAGGTGAATTTAAATTAAATATTTCAGGCATAAAAGTGGTATTTTTATTATTTTTATTGTTATTTAGCATAATAAAAAAATTATTATTTGGATCAGACCAAGATTCGTAGATTGAAAAACTAATTATATATTTTTTTGGTTCAAGTCTTACACTATTATTTAGATATGAATTTGCAAAATTGGTCAAATTGATAAAATTTGAGGAATAGTGAAAAGAAGCTAAATCTTTAATTTCAAAATTAAAATTACAATTAATAGAATTTCTTATATTATTATTTGTAAATCCATTAGGCCCGGGTAATCCCTGGGGTCCATTAGTTGAACCTTGAAAACCTTTAGCTCCTTGAGGCCCGTTATATCCTCTATAACAAAGTCCTGTTGCTCCTTGGAACCCAGTATTTCCTGTAGATCCAGTATTACCAAATTCTCCAATAGCTCCATAAAACCCATTATGACCTTGAGAACCTATAACATCTTTTTTAATTGGAATTTGGCAACAACGATCTCTTCCTAAAATCATTAAAATATATTATAATGTATTATAATGTTTTTTTAAAAAGATGAATAATTTTAATTAAGAAGAAGGCAAAGGAACTAAAGCTAATCTAATAGATCCTAGAGATGCCACATCATATTTGACAATAAGTGGTAAATCGTTTTCTAAATAAATTTCAATTTGAGAGCAAAGATTAGTGCATTTAATGAAATATCCTAAATTTTTTAAAGAAAATTCTCCTTGAATAACTTTAGAAGAATCTTGTTTTACAATAAATCCCATAGAACCATCGGATTCAGCACGATGAATTTCAGCAGAAGCGAATTGACCATGACATTTGAAAATTAATTCATTTCCAACCGACTTAATTTCTAATTTGTCCGAAATACAAGATAAATCACGAATAATTTTTTGAAAATCAGCAGATGGTAAATTGATGATTGAAGAGAATTTAACATCAGGCACTTCAAGTTCATCCTGTTCTGGTTCAATTAATTTCAGTTTTTGAGTTTTACATTGCTTAATATCACCATTTTCAAATTTTAAAGCTAGATGTGAAACAATTCCATCATAATAATCTGAATTTTCAATATAAATTGTTAAAGTATCATCATTATCAATTGAATTTATTAATTTAAATAAATGAAACATATTTACACCAATAATAATTTTTTCTTTTTTACACTCATAAAATTCAAAATTAGAGGCTGCTAAATAGAGATGAACTAAAATAGTATGAGATTTATCCATATTAATGATTCTAATTCCATCAGGCTGGAAAGAAATATTAGTTTCTAATAGAATATCTTTTAAAGCAGTCATAAGGGTGCGAAACGGAGCAATTTGAACAGTTTTAATAGTCAAAACATTTCCATCGGTAGATGCGTTTTTATTGATAAATTGTGACATTTTATAATAGATTTTGAACGCAAATCTTTAAATACTTATGTTTAAAAAATAATTAATAATATTTTAATTTCTAAAATCTTATTAATTTATTAATTTATTAAATTGATTAAATTGATTAAATTGAATTTTTTTCATATTTTATAATACAATTTTCAATAGCATCATTTATATTTAATGGATTGTATTTTTCTATTTTACATGTTTGTAGTTTAGCCAAAGATCTTTTATTATCAATATTTTCGCTATTTACAATAATATTTAAATTTTTATTGCTAATTTCTTGATATTTTCTCAAAATATCTGTTAATTTGATTTGGCCTGGATTAGTAAAATTACATATTCCTATTTCATTATTTTCAATCATTTTAATTAATATTAAGAATAAATCATCAATATAAGTAATAGAAATTTCACAATCATCAATTGTTTTATAATTTAATAATTTTGTCAATAAATTTTTATTGCATTTTTGTGATGTTAATGGATAATTAATTCTTAAATATAAAACATTATTATAGTTAGAGATTATATCTTCTAAAAGAATTCTACATTTACCGTAAAAGTTATTATAATTATTTCCAATATCTTCTTCTAAATATATTTTATCATTATTAAATATTCCACCTGAACCAAATACAGTAAGATGGATATTATGTTCTTTGCATAGAGCAGCTAATGTTAGTTGATAAGTTAAATTAGATTCAATAGTTTCTATTTTATTATCATCGCACCAAAATATATTGGGTTTTCCACTAATTCCAGCACAATTGATAATATATTTAGGTTTATACAATTGAATTAATGTTTTAATTTTATCAATTTCATTTAATCTTAAATTGGAGGAAACATAATTTTTATTTTGAGATGATAATATTTTTATAATATTAGATCCTAAAAATCCATTAGTTCCAAAAACTAGATAATCAATTGGCTTTATAAATTCAACAATGCTATCATTTTTAGAAATAATTAAATCTTTAACATCAATTGTTTTTGGAAGGAAATTCATATTTATATATGGGTCTAAAAAATGAATGTGTTTAGTATTTTCTTGACTAAATTCTCCTGCTAAATTATAAACTAGAATTGAATTTTCTTCTAAAGATAAAAATGCGTGACCGTAATTAGGAGGAACTAAAATTTGAAATAATTCAGTTAAAGGGTCTAATTCGTAGTATTTAGGTTCAAGGTAATCAGGCGCTGATTCGTCAAAATTAATAATAATATCTAAAATTTTGCCTTGAATACAAGTTACAAGTTTTTCAAAATTATTTATATGTATACCTCTAAATACATTTTTTTTGTTACAACTAATAGTAGTTTGTTTATAATGCAAATTATTTTTGTTAATAAAAAATAAGGTGCCTCTATTGTCATGAAATTTTAATTCCATTATAATTATAAATAATAAAAATAGAAAATAGAATAGAAATAAACGATATTTTAGGGAAATTGATTTGAATTAAAATATTTGTATATTTTTTTTTATTTACAACAAAATAATTGTATAAACATATATTATATTATATGAATAGTGATTATAAAACTATTCCTCTTTGTCTTTGCTGTAAAAAAGATAATCAATTATTTTTGGATTTAGGCTTACAACCTTTAGCAAATAATTATCACAAGTTAGAAGAATTATGTGAAGTTTATCCTTTACAATTAAAATATTGTTCTAATTGTTTCCATTGTCAATTATCCCATGCAGTAGATCCAGAGATATTATTTAAAACATATAAATATGTTAGTGGAACATCTCAAACAGGTTTAAATTTTTTTAAAAATAATGCTAAATTAATTACAGATTATAAGGAGAATATTGGAAAGGTTTTAGATATAGCATCAAATGATGGAACTCAATTGGATTTTTTTAAGGAATTAGGATGGGAAACATATGGTGTAGATCCGGCAACAAATTTATGTCCAATAGCCCTAGAAAAAGGTCATAAAATTATTTGCGATTTTTGGAATGAAAATTCAGCTAGACAATTACCTATAATGGATGTTATTACAGCTCAAAATGTTTTTGCACATACTCAGTATATTGATGATTTTTTACAAAACTGCAAAGTAATTATGGATGATAATTCATCATTATTTATTCAAACCTCACAAAAAAATATGATAATTAACAACGAATTTGATACAACATATCACGAACATATATCATTTTTCAATACATTATCAATGAAAACTCTTGTTGAAAGAAATGGTTTATTTTTAAATAATATTAGTGAAGCATCAATTCATGGTTCTAGTTACATCTTTGAAATAGGTAAAAAATTAAAAATAGAAAATAATAATATTGAAGATTATTTGTTAGATGAGAAAAATAAACAAATTTATAATGAAAAAACATATCACGAATTTAATGTTAAAACTCAAAATATTATTTCAAATTTGAAATTGGAAATATTTAATTATAAAAAGATAGGTTACAAATGTATTGGGTTTGGAGCAGCTGCTAAAGGTCAAACAGTTTTATGTTATTCAAATATTAATTTAGATTATATTATAGATGAAAATCCACTAAAAATAGATTTATATTCCCCTAAAATGAATATTCCTATAGTTGATATTGATTATTTTATAAATGATTCAACAGAAAAAATTGTAGTATTAATTTTAGCTTGGAATTTTGCAAATGAAATCAAAGATAAAATTAGAAAATATAAAGGAAATAAGGAAATTATTATAATTGAAGCATATTTCCCTGAAATTGTATTTAGAAAGTTATTATAAGTTAAAAATCTGATGAAGACATGAAAGCTCCCATTTTTTCACCATCAGAAATTATTCCATATTTACCATAATATAAATATTTTGTTAAATAATTTAATTCTTTTGAATAGTTATTTTCATTTAAATAGGATAAAGAATATTTCCATTTTATAGCAAATGTTTCTGGATTATTAAGCCATCTATCTAAATTTATTGGATTAAAAACTGGACAACAGACATTATTATTAAGAATATTTTTTTTTATAACTGTATTCCATTTGTATCCTTTATCAACTAAATATTTTGCAAATTTTACCTCCATTTTAAATATAAAATCAATTTTATTTGAACATTTAGTTAAATTATTCTCAATAAATGGTATAATATCATGTATCATTTGATATTTAAATTCTATAGGTGTTCCAATAATATGCCATTCAACTTCATCTGACTCCCAATGTCCCCAAAAATCAGAACTTGATCTCATATTAATTATTGTTTTTTCAAAATTACTTATACCATTTATAGGTAATATAATACTATCATTTAATATGAAAACATAATCATAAATTAAACCATGATTGATTAAATATTTACATCCATAAAGCCAAATTCTCCAGTCGGTTCCAGCCCCTTCATTATTAGTATAAAATACATTACATGGTAAAAATGAAACATTTGTTAATATTTTACAAGCTGTAAAAAATAAAATATCATATCCTAAATATCTAAATATTTTTATAGTTTCAATAATATAATCCTTTACAATATTGTCAGCATCATAATGTGCGTAAATTAGACATCCTTTAAAATTTTTTGATGGTTTATTAAATAAAATATTTTCTTCAGCAAAACCAAATTTATTATAATATTCTTCTTTGGTATACCATTGAGGATTAGTTTGCCATGGAGATTGGTTATCAATTGAATTAATTGGTAAAGAACTATAATTATATGTTAAATCAATATTATCAAAAATTGTTTTTATATTTAATTTTTTATTAAAAAATTGTTTACATTCATTATATAATACTGGTAAGGAAGCATAACTTCCTTCCCATCTCCAATTCGTCTTAATAAATATAGTATTTAAAGGAATACATTTTCCATTAAAAGTATTATATCTATCTGGCTCAACAAAATTATTTATATTCCACATTGTTTTATCATTTGAATGAAAATCATATAATAAACTTGTAATATTATAATTATTTTGTAAAAGAATTCTGGATAATCCATATTCTCCGGATAATACGGCATCCTCTTTATTTATCTTTTTTCCCAAAACTGTATTAAGATTTTTATATTCATTTGCAGCAGGATTGATAGAAGTTTGATCAGATAAAGTAATTGGAGTTTTAGTTAATAAATTAATAATATTTTCACTGCATCGTAATAAAGAAAAAATTGGAATAACTTTTGGACCAGTGCCGGACATATTTGTATCTGGTAAAAATGACATGCATGGAGAACATAACACTGCATTATCCTTACGCATTTTATAATAAAATGGTAAAAGCCAATGATCATTTGTATTTTCTTCAAAAACTGGACCAAATGCTCCTGCATTTATTAAACATAAATAATCAAATATATTCCATATATTATTTTTATATTTATTTTCATAAAATTTTATACCATCATACCAACCTTCCCAATCAGAGCAATTGTCTTGTTTTAAAACATTTATATTTGGTTTTGTTGGAATCATTACTTCACATTGATGACCATTAATTACAAATAAAGTTTCTAAATTCATATTTTGCCAATTTTTTTCATTTAAACCATATTTTATAAAAAAAGATAAATTAGTTTGGTTTTTTGTTTCATTCATTCTTTCATAATATATGTAAATTATTCCTATTTTAGCATTTTTAATATCAGGAAAATTCATTGATATTTATACCATATTACAATATAATTATATTGAAAATTTAACTTTTGGAGCTTTTCTTTTTCCATGGTGATACTTTTTTTTTGCTAGTAATGCATTTTTATATCCCTTTGATCCTGGCTTACATCCTTCCATCAATATATTAAAATCTATTGCTCCTGCTTTTCCAGCAGTTAAAGCACTTGCTAAGCGTGCTTTTCCCCATGATTGTGCATTTTGATTTGGTCTTGAACCAGATGAAAAATATGCACCTTCTCCTTTATTAATAATTTTTGCTAAAGCAGGAATTGAACATCCAGTTTTTAAAGATAATTCTTTAGTTGCATCAATAGTTTCTACCTTATACATTTTTCTAGCTTTTAAAATATGTTTAGATGTTTTAGAATGATATGATTTTAAAGGTTTTCTTGTGAAATAAATTCCTTTTTTATAAAGTTTTTTGGATTTTAATAGCATTTTGCCTTGTTTTTTTCTATCTTTTTTTGACAAATTCTTAGGTAAATATCTTAAATTAAATTCCGATTTCATATTAAAAATATTATATTATATAATGGGATAAAAATTAAAATAACTATATAAATGAAAACAAATATTTTATTGTAAATAATTTCTTATAAAGCATAAAAAATTATTTTTTTAAATTATAAATTATAAAAATAGTTATATTATTAAGCTGCTGTTGTTCCTAAATTTGAACCCATTTGCATGCTTGAATAACCTCCAGATAAAGCTCTACCCATATATTTCATACCTCCTCTCTTACGTCTTCTTCCACCAGCCATACCAGCGGCAAATTGAACATCATTAGAATCCATGCCATAATTGGTAGCACCTTGTCCATCAATTCCATTACCCATCATATTTGAATTTGAGCTGGCGCCAAAACCTGTAATATCAGTTGAAGAAACATCAGCAGGATTTAATTGATACAAATTGTAACCACCCTTCATATGCCTCATCTTACGTCTTCGGCCACCAGCCATACCAGCAGCAAATTGAACTGAATTTGAATCATTGCCATAATTTGTTACACCTTGTCCATCAATACCTAGTAAATAACTATCATTAATATTTGCAGGAGTTATAGGACCATCACTTCCTCCTCTCATTTTCTTTGATCTCTTCATATTTTTTCTGGAACCCATTTTAACAGCGCCAAATTTACCCTTTTGAGTTCCAAAACCATATTTAAGAAGTCTCTTTTCCTTTTTAGCAGTAGCATGCTTGGCTTTAGATACAATGCGACCATGCTTATTCATCATTAAATCAGACTTAACAAGACCACCCGATGTTTTTTTACATGTTCCATGCCATACTTGAGCACGAGTGCCGATAGTTTTCATTTTACCAGTCATTATAAAATAATACAAGAAAAAAAGAATTTTCAAATTATGTCTAAATATTTTTATATTTTATATTTTTGAAACGCAAATTAAAATCTATTTCTTGGTGGTTTTTGCAATCCTCCTGGTTGTCCTTCCCAACCTTCTAGAAGAAGAAGATTAACCGGTGTATTAAAATTTCCAAATGTTAGTCTTCCACCTAAAGTTCCTGTTAAAGCCCTTGCAATTCTTAGATTTTCAATTTGAGATGGGTCATTATATCCTTGCTTCAAAGGATTAGCTCTGGGTAAAATACAATTACATAAATTACCTTCTGTTATATCATCAGCGTTTGAAATATTTTGTTGCAATTGTGATTCATTAAAATTTCTGTAATATTGTTTAATATATTCTTTGGATATAAATTTTCTTAAGTTACCTTTATTACCGGGCGTAAATCGGTTATTGTTGAAAGTAGACATTTTATTTATTTATTATACTATATTATAAAATAAAAAATAAAAACTAATAAAATATAAAAACTAATAAAATAAAAAATTGATTATTTTTACAAATAAAATTAATTATATTTATATATTTTAAAAAGATGTGTTCTAAAATGCTTACAACCTTACAACATAAAATAAATAAAAAAAATATGAAAAAGGTTGAAAAGAAAAGAAAAAATCAAATAAAAAAAAAAGAGAAAAAATTATTGGAAAGGTTAAAAGAATTTATGCCAGAAGAAATAATTATTATGATTTATGAGTTTGTAGATAATAATATAAAATTTAATTTGTCATTTTATAAACAAATTTTCCAAAAATTTATTTACAATTTTAATAATAATAATAGCAATAATAAAAATTCAAAAAAAATCCTATCAAGTATTTTTACAGGTTATGTAACAAATTATAGTTATTGTTCACATGTAAAAACAGCTATAAATTTAAAACAAATGTTACGAACAATTCCATTGGATATATTACAAAAATATTTATATTATGGAACACCAAATAAATACTTTAATATTGCATTTCCAGAAGAGCCAAATTTAAAAGAATATATAGGCACTTTCAAAATTAATGATATAACAACAAGAGATAAAAAAGAAATAAATACTATATATGAAAATTATATTTTTGAAATATTAGATTTACTAAGTTATTTTGCAACTAAGGTAAATGAATTTTATTCGTTAAAATTAAGTGAAAAATTTTTAGAAAAGCACAAGTATTTTTCACAAATAAATTTGATAAATAATATATTTAATTATGATGAATACAATAAAATAAATGAAAATTTTGGTAAGGAAAATGAAAAAATAACTAGAATTCTTATATTGAGCATTTTGTTTATTTATGATAAATATGGTAGAAAGTGAATATTTATTAGTTAGTTCTTTACTCCTGATAGCATATTTATAATAAAGTTCTTTTTTGAATAATATATATTGTCGGATTTTAATAGATTGAATAAATTTCTACTATATCTTCAAATAACCAATTGTTAATAAATACATTTTTTTTCCAGGTTGTATATGAATTATCAGCAACATATAATTGTCTAAAAAGATATGATTGGAACTTAATTGTATCATTTTCAATTGATGATATAGTGCCAATAAATTCTTCAATGTCTCTATATGAATTATCTTCATCGGTATCCATTTTTTTAACTAAATATAATTGATCTTTATTTTGATCTTTCAAATCCTTAAAATTAATCTTTGATAAGGTTAACTCTATTTTATTAATGCCTTTGCCCAAATTGTTTTTTCTTATTTTTGAAGTTTTTGTTCTCTTATTGTAATGCCGTTTTTTACTTTTATACATTATAGTATATATTTATAAAATATTTATGAAATTAGGTAAATAAATAGAGTTTTGAAGAATACTATAAAAAAAGTTGTTAAAACAATAATAATAATAAATCTAGGCAAACCAAAAATTTAAAAGAATACAACTAACAAATAGAATTTATTTTATTTTCCTATACCTTGTTAGTTTTCTTTTTATACGAGTTCTTTGTTTACTATTTCTTTTAGTAATTTTATTTTTCTTTACTCTTTTACCACCTGAAGGCTTTGGTTTATTAAAATCATCTACAATATCTTTTCCTAATTCTGTTCCCGTATTTTCATTTATTAATCTTACTGCTTCTTGGGATACATATTGTCTTTGCGCCGAATTATCTAATATTTCTTGAGTTCTTGGTCTATAAATTCTTGTTCGTCTATTTCATAACTTGTGAGAAAGGAGTAGTCATATTTCCCATAGAAGGTATTTTAAATATATAATAATCACCTTCTGTACGAACATAATTTCCTCTTTCTCTTATATTTTCATTATCATAACTAGTAAAGAATATTTCTTTATTTTTCTTACTTCGTTGTAAAATTTTCTGGTTGGACGACTTCTAAATCTGTTATTAATGGTGATAAAAATGACATTTATAATATAATTAATTATAAAAATAAAATTGAAAAGAAATAAATATTAATTTACCAATGCAATTATAGAAAAGAATGAGCGCTACTGACGATAATACTTTATACTTTGATGTTCAACAAAAGACTGATAAACAACATATTCTGGATAATCCTGATACATATATCGGTTCTGTAGAAAATGTTGACAGTCATTTATGGATAATGAATGAAAGTAATGATATGATTATTGAAAAAAATATTAACTATATTCCTGGTTTATTTAAATTATTTGATGAAGGCATTGTTAATTGTAGAGACCATGTTGTAAGAATGCAATCCAAAATTGAACAAAATATTGATAATTCTTTACCTGTTACTTATATTGATATTGCAATTCATGATGATGGGACTATAACTATGATAAATGATGGTAATGGCATTGATGTAGTCCAACATCCAGAATATAAAACATGGGTTCCTGAATTAATATTTGGACATTTAAGAACATCAACTAATTATAATAAAGATGAAAAAAAAATTGTAGGGGGAAAGAATGGATTTGGATTTAAATTGGTGCTAATTTGGTCTACTTTTGGACAAATAGAAACTGTAGATCATATTCGTGGTTTAAAATATACGCAAGAATTCAAAGATAATCTTGATACTATTTGTCCTCCAAAAATTACTAAAGCATCAAAATGTAAACCTTATACTAAAATTACTTTTAAACCTGATTATCAACGTTTAGGAATTAATGGTTTAACGCCTGATTTGATCGCTTTACTAAAAAAGCGTGTATATGATATTTCTGCTATTACAGATAAAACTATTAAAGTTAAATATAATAGTTCTGCTATACCTATTAAGAATTTTGAACAATATATTAATTTGTATATAGGAGATAATAAAAGAGTATATGAATTAGCAAATCCAAGATGGGAATATGCAGTGGCTTTAACACCATCTAACGAATTTGTGCAAGTTTCTTTTGTAAACGGAATTTATACATCAAAAGGTGGTAAACATGTAGAATATATTTTAAATCAAATAACTAGAAAATTATGCGAATATATTGAAAAAAAGAAGAAAGTAAAAGTAAATCCAAACTCAATAAAAGAACAATTAATTCTATTTTTAAGATGTGATATTGAAAATCCCGCATTTGACAGTCAAACTAAAGATTTTATGAATACTCCAATGGCTAAATTTGGATCAAAGTGTGATATTAGTGATAAATTTATTGAAAAAATTGCTAAAATGGGTGTTATGGAGGCAGCTCTTCAATTAACTGAAGTCAAAGAGAATAAAGCAGCAAAAAAAACTGATGGATGTAAAAGTAAATCTATTCGTGGAATACCTAAACTTGATGATGCTAATTGGGCTGGAACTGATAAATCAAAAGAATGTATGATAATATTTTGTGAAGGAGATTCGGCAAAAACTGGTGTTATCTCAGGGTTATCATCTGAAGATAGAAATACTATAGGTGTATATCCGTTGAAGGGTAAAGTGATGAATGTAAGGGGAGAGGCTGTAAAAAAGGTATCTGAAAATAAGGAGATATCAGAAATAAAAAAAATTCTTGGTTTAGAGAGTGGAAAGGAATATTTATCTTCTGAAGATATTCATAAGAATTTAAGATACAGTAAAGTAGTTTTTATGACAGACCAAGATTTAGATGGATCACATATTAAAGGTTTGTGTATAAACTTATTTCAAAATGAATGGTTAAGTTTAACTAGAATCCCTGGATTTATTGGTTTCATGAATACGCCAATTTTGAAAGCAAAAAAGGGTTCTTTGGAACTGAAATTTTATAACGAAGGTGAATATGAAGAGTGGAAAAATAATAATCCCGAAGGTGCTAAAGGATGGAATATTAAATATTATAAAGGTTTAGGAACCTCTACAAAGACAGAGTTTAGAGAATATTTTGAGGAAAAGAAATTTGTAGGATTTGAACATACTGGAAAAAATAGCGATGATGCTATTGATATGGTTTTTAATAAAAAACGTGCAGATGATAGAAAAAAATGGTTAGAAAATATTTATGATAGAAATAGTTTTGCTGATACAAGAAAAAAAATGATACCTTATGAAGAATTTATTAATAAAGAATTAATTCATTTCTCAAAATATGATTGTGATCGTAGTATTCCTAATTTAATGGATGGACTTAAAATTAGTTTAAGAAAAATTTTATACAGTGCGTTCAAGAAACGATTATCAAATGAAATCAAAGTGGCTCAATTTTCGGGATATGTTTCAGAAAATTCTTGTTATCATCATGGTGAAGAAAGTTTAAATAAAGCTATTGTTGGTATGGCTCAGAATTTTGTTGGATCAAATAATATTAATTTGTTATTTCCATCTGGTCAATTTGGTTCTAGAATTAAAGGTGGTCAAGATGCTTCAAGTCCAAGATATATATTTACTAGACTTGAGAAAATTACGCGAGCAATATTTCCTGAACAAGATGATAATATATTGAAATATCTAAATGATGATGGAACTCCAGTTGAACCACAATTTTATGTTCCAATTATTCCAATGGTTTTAGTTAATGGTTCAAAAGGAATAGGAACAGGGTTTAGCACTGAAATCATGTGCTATAATCCAAAAGATATTATCAGTTATATAAAAAATAAATTACATTCAATTACTAATGTAGAGATTGAATTTATTCCATATTATGAAGGATTTAAAGGTGATATAATAAAAATTACTGATACTAAATTCTTGTTCAAAGGTAAATATGAAGTTGTTAATGGAGAACAAGATAAAATTAAAGTCACAGAATTACCAGTTGGTTATTGGACGGAAGATTTTAAAGAATTATTAAATGATTTACAAAATGATAAAGATAAAGATGGTAAAAAAATAACACCAGTTATTAAAGATGTATATGAAAATTATACAGATACTACGGTAGAATTTGTAATTACATTTTCAAAGGGAAAATTGTTAGAATTGCAGACACTAAAAGGAGATAATGGAATGAATGGCGTGGAAAAAGTATTGAAATTATTTACAACAAGTTCAAATACAAATATGAATTTATTCAATTCTGAAGATAAGTTAAGAAAATATGATACAGTTGAGGAAATTATTGATGATTATTATGATATTAGAATTGAATATTATGAGGATAGAAAAGAAAATCTAATTGATATTTTAGAAAAACAATTATTAATACTTTCAAATAAAGCAAAATATATTCAAGAATTATTAAATGGAACATTGGATCTTAGAAAAAAGAAGAAACAAGAAATTATTAATTTATTAATAAATAAAGAATACGAAGTCATTGACGAAGATGAAGAATTTAAATATTTGTTGAGAATGCCAATGGATTCAGTATCTGAAGAAAATGTAGAAAGACTACTAAAAGATTATAATGAAAAGCAAGAAGAATTACTTATTATTAAAGCTACAACAATTCAACAAATGTGGTTAAAAGAATTGGATATTCTTGAACATGAATACAAAGAATATCAAAAAGAAAGAGAACAATCTCAAATTGGAATTACAAAAAAGAAAACAGTAACAAAAGTGGCTGGAGCAACAAAAAAAATTGTTAAAAAGACAGCAAATTTACAATTAGTAGTAGAATAATCATGTTTTATATCTTGGAATTTTTATAAAATTTATATATTTTTTAAATACTTTTTCAATACTTGTTAGTTTTGTTTTTTAAAAAAAGTCAAATCTTTTAAAATATATAATTAACCAAATATTTAATGATTATATTTTATATATAAATATACTATAATACTAATTAAAATTTTATTTTTAAAAATATTAACTATTTTTTTAGAATAATTTTTTTAACAAACTAACAAGTGTTGAAAAAGTATTTAAAAATTATATATTATCAATAAGAAATTTCTAGTTATTATCTAACGTGGAAAAATATATATAATCATTTAGTAAAATATAAAGACTTTAATTTAAAAATAATTTAAATATATATATATATATATAATGTTGAATAACGATAGTAATATAACAGTTGTTTATAAAACATATGAAAACGATTTAAAATGGTTATATTATAGTCTTCTAAGCTTAAAAAAATTTGTAAAAGGTATTAACGAAATTATTATATATTGTCATGATAAATGTTACGATGAATTGCATAAATTAATAAATCAGATTAATATAGAATGTAGTATAATATCAGTTGCATATGATTATCATGGATATATAAAGCAAATGGTTGTTAAATCAGAATGTTATAAAGATATTAAAACAGATTATATTGTTATATTAGATAGCGATTTATTATTTCAAGAGGATTTAAATCTTAAAGATTTGATAGAACCATCAGGAAAAATCAAGTGGTATTATAATAATAATATTTCAGAAGTTGCGGAAGAGAGAGTATGGAAAATAGCTTATGAGTCAATGACAAAAACGAAACAAGATTTTTATTATATGGCTAATAATTTTCCGTTTGTATTTACTAAAAAATCAATGGAAGAAGCTTCAATAAAATTCAGACAAATACATGGAATAGATTATAATAATTATTGCTTAAACAGATGTATAAATTATAATATCCAAATTTCTGATTCTATAAGAGAACGATTCTGTGATTTAGCTCAAATATTTGAGGAATTTGAATGGTTAGGATATTATTGTCATAATTTTTCAGATGAATATATATTTATTCCTCAAGAATTTAGGAATTTGTCTACTAGACCTAAAATAATGCAATTTTGGTCTCATGGTGGTTTAACTAGTGATATAAAAAATCAAATAGAAAATATATTAGATATAAAATAATAAGTATTTAATTATAAAAAATATAATTTCTTAATTAATAATATTAAAAAAAATATTATTAATATTATATATTATATAAAATGTCTTATATAAAATGTTATGAATACGAAAGCAATGTAAATCCTTTATTGAAAAGCATTCCTATTACGACAAAAAATATTAAAGATTGCAATTATGGAATTACATTTATTGATTTTTCTGATATATATAATACAAAATTTAAAGCATCCTCGCCTAATTTATTAGCTAGTTTTATTAAAATTCAACCAAATAATATTTTTACCAAAGAAATGGAAATTCAAGATTACTGTGCTTTAAATGCATCTTCAAATTTATTTTATATAATGAATGGGAGTTGTGAGATTTTTTTGAATGACGAAGAAAACGAATCATTTATTTTGTCTTCTGGTGATATTTTTATTTCACCATATTTTTTTTCAATTAAATTAGTAAATAATAAAAATGACGAAGATTTGCTTATTTATTATGTAAATGATAGTCCTTTATTAAATTATTTAGGCTCTAAAGCGACCTCAAAAACTTTTAGACCATGCATTTTTTCTAAAGAATATTTGTTCAATAATTTGGAAAAATTATCAAATCCAGATAATAATAGAAAAGGAATTTTATTAAGTAATGAAGATACTGAGAAGATTGGTATCAATACAATTACACCTGTTTTATGGGCTTTATTAAATGAATTGCCTCCAAATTGCAAACAACGTGCTCATAAACATAATTCTGTTGCACTTGATTTATGTATTTCTGCAAATGATAATGAAAATATTTATACGCTTATAGGAGAAGAATTAGACAATAATGGAAATATCGTAAATCCTAAAAAAGTTGTTTGGAAGTCAAATGAAATGTTTGTTACCCCACCTGGATTATGGCATTCGCACCACAATGATGGAAATACTATTGCTTATGTATTACCTATTCAGGATGCTGGAATATTATTATACCAAAGAATTTTAGGAATTTCTTTTTCTTCTTAAATACGTGTTGCTCTAAAACCAATTAGGCATTTTATAATTATTTTTATCTTTTTGAGTTTCAACTATCGGAGTTGATAAAGGCACTACAAGCGTGCTAGCATCATACAAATATTTCTTATATCCTTGTGCTTCAGAATATACATGAAATATGCAGTAGTCTAATACGATTTTATTAAGCTCTTCAACTTGAGAAGAAATATGTGTAGGCTGATTTGCGGCATGCTGTAAAAATATACTCCTCATTATAATTTTTAAGGAGTCACAATCTTGCTGTCCAACTATATATTGCCCATTGGATTTTTTATAAACACCAGCTCTAATACCATTTTGAATAATCTGAATGTTTTCTTTAGAGAAAAAAGTTTTAGATAATAGAGTTTCATCCCATTGTCCAAGTGTAGGTTCTCTTAAAGTTACACATTGATTAGCTGGTATTTTATCATATAAAGCAAATAAGTTACAAATATCAGGTGATTGAGTTTTACTAATTATGTCTATTCTTCCATTAGAAATATTAGAACTATTCATATTATAATACATTCACAAAAAAATATATAAATTCTTCCACCTTTGAAAAGGTGGAGCCAAATCTTATACTCCATCTTTGTAACTAAACTTTTATACTTCCACCTTTAGGAGCCAAACTATTAAATCCATCTTTAGTATATTTTGCTATACTTTTCTTAAAAGTATATTTTGTTATACTTTTCTTAAAAGTATATTTTGCTATACTTTTAAGAAAAGTATATTTTGCTATACTTTTCTTAAAAGTATATTTTGCTATAATTTTCTTAAAAGTATATTTTGCTATAATTTTCTTACACCTTTTAACATTTCAAACACCGATTATCTATAGATACTTTTATAAATAATTATTTGAAAGTATTGAATAAATAATGTAAATAATAATATAAATATAATTATATACATGAAAACAATTCTGATAACAGGAGGTGCTGGATTTATTGGGTCTAACATGTGCGAAACATTATTGGCTAATAATACATCCGAAAATATATTTAGCAATATAAGAGGTAATCGTGTGATTTGTCTAGATAATTTATCTACTGGAAATATGAAAAATATACAACATTTAATTGATAATCCACATTTCGTATTTATTAACCACGATATTATTAATCCATTGCAAATTGACAACAATATTGATGAGATTTACAATTTTGCCTGCCCGGCTTCACCGGAAAAATACCAACAGGACCCTATAAATACCCTAAAAGTTAATTTTTTAGGCGTATTAAATCTCCTAGAATTAGCAAAAATAAAGAACGCAAAATTTTTGCAATCATCCACATCAGAAGTATACGGTGAACCAGAAATTTCACCTCAGCCAGAAGAATATAGAGGGAATGTAAATACCATTGGAATAAGAAGTTGCTATGATGAAGGTAAGCGCATAGCAGAAACCCTAGTAATTGATTTTCATAAGAAGTATAATGTGAATGTCAGAATTGTAAGAATATTCAATACGTATGGTCCTAGAATGGATAAAAATGATGGAAGAGTTGTAAGTAATTTTATTAACCAAGCATTAAATGGTGAACCTATTACATTATATGGTAACGGAGAACAAACAAGAAGTTTTTGTTATATTGAAGACCAAATCAATGGACTTATCCAACTTATGGCATCAAATTATGTTTATCCTGTAAATATTGGTAATCCACACGAAATAACAGTAAAAGAGTTAGCAACTATTATTCTAAAATTGACTAATTCCAATTCAAAAATAATTTACAAAGATTTACCTTCAGATGACCCTACTAATCGAAAACCAGATATTACAAAAGCAAAACAAATTCTTAACTGGACACCAACTTATGATTTAGAAACTGGGATTCTAAAAACTATTGAATATTTTGATGGTATTAATTATTTATAAAAGCGTCAATAATTAATCGGCGTTTGACATGTTAAAAGGTGTAAGAAAAGTATAGCAAAAATACTTTTAAGAGAAGTATAGCAAAAATACTTTTAAGAAAAGTATTTTTGTTATACTTTTCTTAAAAGTATATATATATAGAGATGAATTTTCAAAAAATAATATTGATAATAGCAATAATTGTTTTAATTATTATATTAGTATTGATTGGTATAGCTTTATCTAAATCTACTAATAGTGAAACATGGCCACCTGTTGTAGGTGAGTGTCCTGATTATTGGGTTGATATGTCCGGAAATGGCGAGGCATGTTTTAATTCGCATAGTTTAGGAAAATGTAATATACCATCAGAAAATGATAAAGCAACAATGAATTTTAATCAAGCACCATATAATACTGACAATGGTATTTGTTCTAAATATAAATGGGCTTCAAATTGTAATATAACTTGGGACGGAATTACATCCGGAGTTAAGAATCCATGCGATACAACAACTCCTACAAGTTAAAAAATAAGTAAATTTTATAAAATTTTATAAAAAATTAAATAAAAAATTTTATAAAATTTAAAGTGGTTATAAATAAAATTATTCAAACATAAATTCAATTTCATATTTAATTTTTTTTAATTTATTTAATCTTTTAATCAATAAACATACTAAATTTGTTATTTTATCCGGTAAATTTAAATTTGTTTCTTTTTCAGGTATTACTGGAACTTCATGCTCTATTATAAAATCATTGCCTAAAAACATTTTAGGGTTAATACTAGGTGGTGCAATTAAACCTGCTAATGCCTGTTCTATTTCTGCTTTACATAGTGGATACAATTCTGTTGCTTCAGTAATAGTTTTTGTTAAAGAATCGTTTATAGAATCTACTATAGCTCTACCTCTTAATTGAGATTTAGTTAATTTAATAGGAGATTTATTATCTTCAGGTCTAATAAAATTAGCACCAGTAATAGGACGTTTAATTTTTTTACCAAGAGGAATTAAAACTTGCGTAGCAATAGCTTCTATATTTTTATTACAAAGGTATTTTACAACAGCATACACGGATTCTTTCTTAAATTTTAAAGCATTACTAGCAACAAGATCAATTTCTTGTTGAGTAGCTGTTCCTAAAACTAGCGTAGGATCCCATTGTGCAATTTGATAACCAGGAAATTTACTTACCAAAATATCTGGATTTCCTAAAGGTTGAATTGATGATTGTAAGGGATGACCGATTCCTTTTGCAACAGAAAACTGATTGTTATTATGTTGGTCAAAAAAATTAGTATATGGAGTAGGTAAAGTATCAGTTATGTCATATTTTATTCCTAAAGTATAACAAATTAATGAAGTCATATCATAATCTCCAGTTTTAATACATCCAAATTCTCCAGCTTTAGGTGAGAATTTAGTATTCAAATATGAATTTTGGTCATTTTCAAGTAGATTTAAAAATACTTGCCCCACAACAGCAGAGCCTAAAGGACCAAGAGAATCACCATTGGTATATACCCATGCTTCCATTAATATGTAATAAAACAATGGCGTTTGTTCACCAAAAACATCATTTAACATGTCTAACTCAGATTGTGCTGGTAATCCTTTTTCAGTCTGAAACATTAAATTTCCTTTTTTACTAGATAAAATTTCATTTTCTGAAATACCAAGAGATCTGGCTAATTCCTGACCAGATGATAATCCATAAACATTTGTTCCTCGTAACAGAGTTCTTAACGGTAAAATTTTTACGCCTGTAGCAACATTCGCAGGTAAATTATATAAACTATCCACTATAAAAGGATCAAATTTGCTCCATTCTTGGAAACCTTTAGAACCAGGAAGAGGAAAAAACATTGACCAATCTATATTGAAGTCCGGTGATCGTGGTCTAAATCCTGACAAATCAGCTCCATTTTGTGAGAATAAAGGAATTACATCAAACTTGGAATTTAAATAATAATTATTTCTTACAAGAGAATGACCAAATCTATAAGCAGCTCCGGAAAATTCAAGAGGAAGAGCAGAATTCAATGATTTAATTTTTGGATGAATAATAGGTTTACCATTTACATCAAAAAGCCTAGAAAAATAATTTCCAGTTATACCTTTTAAATAATCATTAACTACAATGTGTTGATAATGGTGTTGAACTGTTCTTTTTGAAAGTTTAATTAATTCATTTAAACTTAAATTATGATATTTATTTTTAATATCGCTAAAAACTTTATTATAGAATTGTAAAAATAAAATATTTAATTGTAATATTATTAAATTTTCTTCATTACGTTGGTCTCCAATAATAGCTAAGCCACTGTCCCCTCTAGGAAGATCATAACCTCCATCTGGAAGTGTTTCAATTGTAAACAAACCATCAGCATTTAATAAAGAATTATTTTCTCCACCAAATAATGAATCTAAATCAAAATAACTAGTTCTTTCATTTTTTAATGTAGATACATCTACAATATTTACAATATTTGGATCAAACTTAGTTTTGGATTCAAAGGTTAAATCGTGGTCTATAAATTGTCCTAAATAAGTTAATCCAGCATAATTAACTTTTTCAATATTAACTAACCTGTTTAATTCAGAATCACGCATCAAATTTGCTAATGATGTTAGTTCATTTAGTAAAGGACTAACAGGAGAAGTTGGAGGTAATAATCTATCAAAATTTCGTGTCATATATTTTATCTTTATAAAATAAAATTTTAAAATAAAGTAACTAATATATTTATATGGGTCTTTTAAATGAATCTAAAGATCTTTTTAAAAATATAGATAATTTACCTACTGAATTAATTGGAATGATATATGAATATATACCAAAAATAGTAAAGGTGTTTTTATCAAAAAAAATATATTTGGAAGATCATTGGTTAATAAGAAAATATATAAATAAAAGAGATATAGAAAATTATATACGCACAATGATAAGACAAGATAATAAGTTTGTTTTTAATGAAATATTAAAAGAAAATAAAAAAAAATGGTTAGAAATGAAAAAATATTATTATAAAAATTGTATTTATTCAAATTATTTGATATTTTTAGAATCCTATTCAATTGAAAATGAATCTTCAAAATGTAGAAAAATAATAATAGATTTATTGGAAGAACTAGGATTGAGTAAAAATAGATTTAAAAAAAAGAATGTAATAAAATATATAAGATGGAAAACATAAATATAAATAATTTGCTTAATCGCGATGAAGAGGCAAATAAAATAAAAGAAATTTTGAAAGACTTTGAAAAAAATAAACATAATTTATCATTTAAAAAAGGAATTTATATTTATGGAGATCCTGGTTCAGGAAAAAGCACTTTCATTCAAAATATTTTGAAGGAAATGGATTATGATATTATAAAATATGATGCAGGGGATATAAGAAATAAATCAATAATTGATACAATTACTAAACATAATATGTCAGATAAAAATATTATGAGTATGTTTTTAAAAAAAATAAAGAGGATTGCAATAATAATGGATGAAATAGATGGAATGAATAACGGAGATAAAGGTGGGATAAATTCTTTAATAAAAATAATAAGACCAAAGAAAACAAAAAAACAACGTCTTGAAGAAATCACTTTAAATCCGATAATATGTGTAGGCAACTATCATATTGATAAAAAAATCAAAGAATTAATGAAAGTTTGTCATGTAATAGAATTAAAGAGTCCTACAAAACAACAGATGACAAATATTTTAAATAAAATTGTTCCAACTATAGAGGAAAATATAAAAATAAATATTATAAATTTTATTCAAGGTGATTTGAGAAAATTAGAAACAATTTATGAATTATATAAGAATAAACAGAATATATTGAATAATAATATAATAAAAAATATATTTTTAATGAAATCATATAATGACGATACAAGGAAAATAACTCAAAAGTTGATAAATAATAATTTTCCAATAGATGATCATTTAACAATAATGAATGAAACAGATAGAACTATAGTAGGTTTGTTATGGCACGAAAATATAATTGATGTTTTGGGAAAAATGGAAAAAGAGAATTCTATTCCATTTTATTTAAAAATTTTGGATAATATTTGTTTTGCAGATTACATAGATAGAATTACATTTCAAAAACAAATATGGCAATTTAATGAAATGAGTTCATTAATAAAAACATTCAAGAATAATAAAATATATCACGAAACATTTTCTTTTAATGAAATAAAAAATGAATCTAATAAAAAACAAAAATTTAGTCCCTCAGAAGTTAGATTTACTAAAGTATTAACTAAATACTCAACTGAATATAATAACACTATTTTTATTCAAAATTTATGTCAGGAGTTATCCATGGATAAGAATGATATGTTTGCATTTTTTTTAGATTTAAAAAATAAAAATTCAGACAATGATATTTTTTTATTATTTGAAAATTATGATATTTCCAAATTAGATATCAATCGTATATACAGATATTTAGATAAATATATTAAAGAAAATGCTGCAGAAACAGAAGATATTATTTTCTCTGACGAAGAAATATAAGTTTTTCATTTTATATAATTATAAAAATTACATAAAATATTATTCTAATTACATAAAATATTATTTATTTATTTTATTCTACAGGCTTTCTAGCTTTTAAATTTTTTTTATACCATGAATCTTTTATTGTTTGATCTAATTCTAAAAACTGATGATTCTCATATTGTTCGGGTGAATCATAAAACAAAATAAGTGATTCTTTTCTCCCTTTATTTCCTGTAGCATCTGCTACTTTAAAAAATAAATCTTCTTTTGAAGATCCAACTATATAAGAGGTTTTTGCACCTGTAACAGCATTTCTAATTTTTGATCCGGTTTCTCCTGATCCAAAAACTTCAATAGTGACCTTATCATAATATTTTCCATCAAGCCATTTTCTCTTTAATTCTTTTGTAAATTTATCATACCTTACATCAGTTTTTTTTACTTCAGATAAAATATTCTTTTTTTTCAATAAAATAAAATCATCATCATTATCAAATAAATACATATCTTTATCGTATTCCATTATTTCCTAATATTAATATTATAATATCTTTAAATAGTTTGCAAATTATTATTTTTAACTTTTATATATTTTTATTTTTTATATATTTTTAATTCTTCTGTTAGCATTTTAATTTTTTTTAATAAATCATTTATTAAACAATTCTTCTCTGACATTTTATCTTCGTATTCTCTTCTTAATTCTTCTATTTCTTTTATTATTGGTTTATTCATATTATCAATTATTTTTTGTTGTGTTTCAAGCATTTTTTTCTGATTATTTATCCTTTTATTCCTTTCCTCTTCCATTTTTATTATTTGTTTATTTAATTCTGGTTTATTTTCAGGCCTACCTGGCAAATAATTTTCTAAAACTGAATTCATATCTTTCATATAAAATTGTTTCAATTCAGGATCTTTAATAAAATGATCTACATTATATCTTGATAATACAGTTTTTGTAGCTTCACAATTTTCTAATAATTTTTCTTTATTCAATGAATTATGTTTGTGTGAAAAAACTAATATTGATTTTAAAGTATTCAATTGTATTAATGGAATAGTATATCCTTTTAAAAAGTTTCTTTCTTCTGCTAAACCATTTTGATCATCATATTTAGTAATATTTAATAATTCTTTTTTAAATGCAAATGTTGCTGCTGTTGAATGATTCTGTTTATATGGTCCGCATTGATAAAGGCAATTTTTTGAATCAAAATAAATATGCATCTCGGATGAACCTGCAATTAAGAAGTTAGGATTCTTTGTTAGAATATCTACTGCATGGGATATTCTTTCTTCAGGATAATAATCATCATCATCCATATAAATTATTATTTCGCCTTTGCATTTAGTATGCATCAAATTTCTTTTTTTACCTAGGAGCATTTTTTCTTCATAATAAAAATATTTGACTTGGGGTATATTTTCAACTAAATCTTTTATAGGATCTGTTCCGTCGTCAATAATAATCCATTCAATTCTATCTTTTGGATAAGTTTGATGCAAAAAACATTTAATCATATACGGAATAAAAGGTCGTCTATTAAAAGTTGGAGTGCATACACTTACAAAAGGTAATAATGATTTATTACTATTTTTATTTTTGCCCATTTTTATTTATAAATACTTTAAATTTATATTTAAACTCTTTATAAATGATTTTAAAATCTTCAAACTAATCTTATATCATATTTTTTATTATTTGCGTTTTTAGGTTTTTTTCCACCAGTTTGCTTTGCTACATTTTCCTCAGGTATAGAACAAATATCAAATGCCACTGTATTATAATTTATATCAGTTTGATTGGATATTATTTTTTTTATACCTATTAATTTTGAAAAACCTTCTGTATTCCAATCTGCAGAATTAATATTAAATTCACCAATAAAATATAAAACTATAATTGCTGGTAAAACTGCTAATGCAATATTTGTTGTAAAAAAACTAAATGCATTAGCAATTAAACCAATAGAAGCCAAATCCAAGAAAAATTTTGATTTAAATTTAAATGAATCAATAATTAAATTAAATAATCCATAATTTTTGCCATTTACCTTACCAGAAACTAACAAAGGAGCAAAAAAGGTATAGAGTGTAAATAAAAATGGAGTAATTAAAAATGATAAAAATGCACCAAAACAATTTAATCCTAAAAATATTAAAGGAATAATTCTAAAAAATGATATTTTATTAATGGATTCCCATTTTTTTTCATTATTTTCAGACCCAGCCCTGAAGAATTGTGGTATATTAATAAAGTGATAAATAAAAATCCAAATATAAGAAACAAGAAAAAATATAAAAAATAATGGTATTCCGAAAACTCCATAAATTAACATAATTACAGATTCAGGCAAAAAACTTAAATAATAAAAAATTGTATTAATTAACATAAAATTTCTAGCAATAATATCATCATAAGTTTTAGAATAGAAAAGAGCTGTATTTGCAAATGGTCCGGAATCAGGTTTAGCATAAGATTTTATAAAACAAAGAAAACTATTTTTAAAACTTTTTAAATAATCTTCTGAATCAAACTGAATTTTTTGTGAAATTGTTTCATTAGTATTAAAAGAAAAAAAATATTGCCAAGGTTTTATAACATTTATATCAATTGGGTTATCTTTTATAATTCTGTTAATATTTGAGAACGGTGCTAAATTGGCATTATCAGGTAGTATATTAGATTGTGCCACTTTAGTAGTATATAAACCAATTGATCCTAAAACAAATACTTGCAAAATAATACTAAAAATTGTTACACCTAAATAATATATCAAAAATTTTACAATGCTATTGTCTTTTGTAGAAGTATTTGAATTTGTATCTTTTTTTTCATCTATTGTATTTGTATTTTCTGAGGACATTAGTTATAATAATTATATATTAAAAATTTTTATAAAAATTGTATCATTAAAAATTTAATATATAATTATATAAAATATGAATTATAATTATATATTTTTATATACCACTTTTTGTTTGATACTTTTCTGGATAATAATAAAATGGGGAACTTATGTAATTAATAAATTTTGTTTAAGAGAAGGACTTACTGATTTTGAAAAATATTCTTATCAAAATTTACCTTTTCCAAAAGATGCGATTATAAATTATAATGATGTTAATTCGCCTTTATATAGTCAAACTGTTAATTTACCAATTAATGATCCTATAAGTTGTAAAAATTTCTGTGGACCTAAAGCTCAATGTTTATTAACTAGAGAACAATGCACTTCAGATATAGATTGTTTTGGTTGCAATCCAGGTCCCAAACCATTAGATAGTTGTGCAACTGAGGAAGTTGCACCTTATGAAGATTCTGGAAAATTAAGTCAGAATCAAGGTTTACATTATAGTTCATTAACTTCGGGTTATAATATGAATTTTGCAGAAATATATCCTGGATCAAAATCTGCTAATATAATACAACCATATTTAGGCGTTGACACTTGGACAAAGTCATTTAATGAAGGGTTAGCTCAATATAATAAAAAACAAAAAATTTACGACAATTATCAACAAGGTATAAAGGATAGTGAAAATAAAATGCCAAGTTATGAAATAAAGTATCCTCTAACTGAATCTGCTACAGGTCAATTTTACGAGACTACACCTCCGGGTTCAAATGCATATTTAGTTTAACATTTTTTATGTTGCATACATTAATCCAACATTTCCACCAATAAAGTTGACGATATTGATTCGTTCTTCAAATAAGTGTAAATCAAAATTATAATCATAAATACGCCATGTGGGTTTATTTATGCCAATTATATTGCCTGTCTCAGGGTCACAAATAGTAAGACTTTGAGCTAAAGGGTCTAATGGTGGAATAATTGTTGTAAATTCTAATTCAATCTGGGAAAATCTGCTTAAATTTATTGCACCTGATGGTTGTAAATCTGCATTATTTGAATTAATACCGAAATTATAACAATAAAGTCCATCAGGAGCATTTCCTGATGTTCTGGTATATTTTTCAATATAATCAAAAACTCCCGCTGGTTGAATATTTTCTCTATATGAACCATCTAATAAAATTCCTAAAGCCACTAAAATTGGTTTTATATTTTGAAGATTGTAAGTTTGGTTTACAACAAGACCTGTTAAAGTGCCATCAGGATTTACTCCAGGACCAATTAGTACCTCTTGCAAAGCCCCATTCTGATTTCTATAAACTACATAATTTCCAGAAGTAGGCGCTTGAATTACATTAACAGGTCTATAATTATAAGGCCAATTTGTATAATTAGACCATTCATTTCTTAAATTAGCATCACTTCTTTGGAAGTAAAATAACCAATTAGAAACCATTCCTAAAGAATCTAATTGAATTCTATTAGGTCCTGTCACATTTGGAAATATTTGCTCATGAACCTGTTTTATTAGGTATTTTTGTTCTTGTAGTGCAAATAAACGTTCTTCTTCATTGGACAGAAAACAATATGTGCAATTTAAATAAATATCGGCATTCCAAATTCCTCTTTGATCTGGATAAGAAGTAATATCTATACATAGATCAGGAGGGGGATGTAAGAACCTATAGAATTGCATATACCATGAATTAAAATTTGGTGCAATATATGGATAATTATTAAAAGCATCAAATACGTCACGAATTTGAAATAATTGATTAATAGGTCTAAATGTAACATTTATTTGCAATTCATTATATTGCAATGATGTTAATGGAAATGCCATTTGCGATTTCAAACCAAACCAATTATTTAATGGAATATATAAAATTTTTCCCCTAATAGATGGTTCTGGTCCAGCTATATCTCCGTCAGTATAAAATGCATTTGGATATGAATTAACACGAGATTCAGCATTAGATGGATCATACAATTCAGGAATATGACCTATCATTTTATAAAATAATTCCTTTTTAACATCAGAAAAATCTCTTTGAACAGCAGCTAATAAATAATCTCCAGAATATTCTTGTAGGGTATAATTTCCACATACTATACTAATTTTTGATATCATTTTAGCTCCAATATATTCAATCCACTTAAATTCATATGGTGCCCATTGTTCAATATTTCCTAAACCACGTAATGTAGTGTCTTCGGTAATTTCTTGCGGAGGAAAAATAGGACTCCAAATATTTGGTAGAGTAACAGATAAATAACAATCCATTAATAAATCAGCATAACGTGGAATCTTAAATGTAAAATAGGATTCTTCAGATAGTCGTAAAGTTTTAGATCCTTCATAATCAACACGAAATTTTTGAAGTCCAAAATTTGTATATTGATGATATGTTGATTTAAAAAATGATTTACTAGGATTGCCATTTAATACTATATTTTGTTGTCCTTGACTAACAAGTTGCATTAATCCGCCAGGCATAGAATTAAATATAATATATAAATATATTTAATTCTTTATTCGTCATAATATAATTTTTATATATAAAATATTTATTGTATTTTTTTTTATTAATTTTATTTATATAATATAGTATGGACAAAAAAACTATAGAGCACACTATTAATAATTCTGTTAAAAATATAACTCAAATGAAAGAATCAACAGCTGTATTTTTGATTACATGTATAACATTATTAATTATTCTCATTTCATTCTTATGTTATTTTTATTATAGTAGATTAAGAAATAAAGAATGTAATAATATGAAAACAATTTATGGAGACTTAAATGGTAAAATTAGATCAGTAGATGATACTGATCAATTTAATTATACCTTTAAAGATTATTACATTAAATCGGCTTATAATTGTTGTAGTGGAGGAAATTATAAAAATGATTATGTTGATACATGTAATTTAAAATATTTGCTAAAGCAGGGAGTAAGAGGATTAGATTTTGAAATTTATTCAATGAATGATGGGCCAGTCGTAGCAACTTCAACAAGTGATAGTTATTATGTTAAGGAAACATTTAATTATATAAATTTTGTAGATGTAATGAATATAATACGAGATTATGCTTTTTCAACGTCAACTGCACCTAATTCTAGAGACCCAATAATTATACATTTAAGAATAAAAAGTGCAAACCAAAAAATGTATCAAAATTTTGCAAAATTATTAGAGCAGTATGATTCAATATTATTAAGCAAAGATTATGATTCAGAAAATAATGGGAAAAATTTCGGAAATGTTCCTTTAAAGAATTTATATGGTAAGGTAATTATAATAGTAGATAGAAGTAATATTTCATTTTTGGAATGTCAAGAATTTTATAGATTTGTAAATATGACAAGTAATTCCGTTTTTATGAGAGCATTACATTATTATGATATTAAATTTACTCCAGATATGAATGAATTAATAGAATTCAATAAACAAAATATGACAATTGGAATGCCGGATAAAGGTTCAAATCCTGAAAATCCTAGTTCTTTAATAATGAGAGAAATGGGATGTCAACTTTTAGCAATGCGTTATCAAAAAATAGATGTGAATGTTGAAGAAAATGATTTATTTTTTGATGAAAACGGATATGCATTTGTTCTAAAACCAGAAAATCTACGTTATATTCCTGTTACTATCCCTATGCCTCCTCCTCAAAATCCTGAACTATCTTATGCGACAAAAACAGTTTCTTCCGATTTTTACAGCTTTAATATATAGATACTCCCTATGGGAGGAACATTAGGAAATAATAATTTATCAATAGTAGTTCTTACACAAAATAATCTATGTAAAATAATTCCTAAAGCAAATAAAGATAAAGATGTATAAATAAATGATATTTTAAAAAAATAAGAAATTAATGCAGCTCCAATTAGCGTCATAATTACATCGGCAATTGATATCCCTAAAAATTTATAAGAATGAATACCTTTATTTGGTTCACCAAGTGCATTTTTATATTTACATAAATTCATTTATAAATATAAAATATAATAAAATATAATATAATAATATTTATTTTTTGTACATTGCTCTAAATTCATCATATAAAAAAAAAATATAATTTATATATAAAATGAAAAATTATGAAATATGTAAAGGATTAACATTTAGTGATTGTGAATTAGCAATTTTACGCCATGCGGTAGATAAAGCAGAACAGCGTCAAGGTTCCCAAATTGCTAACTCACCAGAGATTAAACGTATTATAGGAATAGTAGAAAACTTTTTAAGAAAGAAACAACTTATTTGTTATGGAGGGACGGCAATCAATAATATATTACCTAAACAAGATCAATTTTATAATAAAGACATAGAAATACCAGATTATGATTTTTATAGTTATAATGCTTTAAATGATGCAAAAGAATTAGTTGATATTTATGTAGAAAATGAGTTTCAAGAGGTGGAAGCAAAAGCAGGTCAACATAATGGGACATATAAAGTATATGTAAATTTTATTCCTGTAGCAGATATTACATTTATACCTAAAGAATTATTTAATTCAATTAAAAAGGAAGCAATTAAAGTAGCTGGAATATTATATGCACCTCCTAATCTTTTAAGAATGGGAATGTATTTGGAATTATCAAGACCAGCCGGGGATGTAAGTCGTTGGGAAAAAGTTTTAAAAAGATTAACACTTTTAAATAAGCATTATCCTCTTTTAGGAAAACAATGTTTACAAATTGAATTTCAAAGAAGAATGGGAGATAATGAATTTTCCGATAAAATTTATGATAATATTCAACAAACATTTATTGATCAAGGAGTTGTATTTTTTGGAGGGTATGCATTATCAATGTATTCTCAATATATGCCAAAAAATTTGAGACATAAATTAAAAAAAATTCCTGATTTTGATGTTTTATCTGAAGAACCCTTGCTTACTGCTCAAATTATTAAAGAAAGATTATCAGATATTAACGTAAATAATGTAAAAATTATTGTTAGACCAGGTATAGGAGAAATTATTGCACCACATTATGAAATTAAAGTTGGAAATGATACAGTTGCGTTTATTTATCAACCGATAGCTTGTCATAGTTATAATATTGTTAAGGAAGGTGGATACACTATTAGAATTGCTACTATTGATACAATGCTTAGTTTTTGGTTAGCATTTTTATATGCAGATCGTCCTTATTATGATAAAGATCGTATTTTATGTATGGCAAATTATTTATTTAAAGTTCAAGAAAAAAATAGATTAGCACAAAAGGGTCTTTTAAAACGTTTTAGTATTAATTGTATGGGGCATCAAGAAACAGTTGAAGAAATGCGAGCTGAAAAAGCTGAAAAATACGCTGAATTAAAAGGAAAACGGAATGATCCAGAGTATGAAGAATGGTTTCTCAGATATAGACCACTTGATAAAGAAGAAAAGAATCTGAAAAAAACAAAAAGTAATAGAAAAAATACAAATAAAACAAATAAAACAAATAAAACAAATAAAACAAAAAAACGTAAAGGGTTTTTCTTTTAGAGCTACGTGTAGAAAAATTTTTTTATATATGAAAGTGTATAAATTTATTCATTATTTAATTTATTGTAAAATAATTCTTCATAAATACTGAATAAATCTGTTGCAATTAATTGATCGTTTTTATAAAATAAAGGACTATTTGTTTCATCTTGTTCATCAAAGAAATAATAACTTCCGTTAATATATGCTATATTATTTCTTTGATGTTTTTTTACGTCTATTAATAATTGTTTACAATCTTCGCAGTCATACCATACCAAAGTATACAAAATATGTTCTTTTGACATAATTAAATTAGAATTTGATCCATAATTATAGTTGCATTTTTTTTTTCGTTTCTCGTTTCTAAAATCGTCGTCATAACATGTGGAAACATTTAGTTTTTTTGTTTTTGAATATGTAATTTTTCGTGAGTTTAAAAATCCTTTAACACACGAAATAATAATGGCAATAAATAATAATGTCTTAAGCATTTTGATTAGTATTTAATTATACACTAATATTTAAATACTAATTTAATTTCAATTTTTTTTTATACTTATCTATTTGTAAACAAAATTTAAACATGTTGATTTTTAAATAATCTATCTATAAATCTTTCTTTATTTCTCTCTTCGTTCATATAAATATTAATTATCTCTGCTGGTGAGTAAAATTCTTCTTTTATATTTTCTAATTTTTCGTTTTCTAAATCCTCATCAAATAAATGGTAATATATTTCTTTTATTATTTTACGTGATGCATATGATAATTCTAATGTTAAATCAATTCTTCCAGGTCTAATTAACGCCGGATCTAATTCACTATAATGATTAGAAGATATAATCATAATTCTACCAGGTGTTTCACGAATACCGTCCCATAAATTAAGAATGTCATCTAAAGTAATTGGTTCTTCATCTAATGGAATTTTAGGAAATTCACATATTTTTTCAGTTGCTTTTTCAGTAGCAACTATGGTTTCTAATAAATCTCCAACGTTAATTTTTGAATTATTAGATAATTCTTCAAAATCCAATTTTTTACCAAACCCAGTTATACTTTTATTTTTCTTTTTTTCTCTATCCAAAACTATATCTCCTATACAATCTATATCCTCAAATACAATTATTTTCCTATCAAAGCCAATACTTCCTTTTTTATTATCTAAATTGTATCTTTCTTCAAAAAAGATACTATCCAATTGTTTCTTAGTTTTAATTAATTTTAATGATATAACAATAACGTGTCTATTTGTATAATTTGCAACTGCTTTAATTAATGAGGTTTTTCCTGTTCCAGGAGGACCATGCATTCCAATACCTAAAGAATAAGGAATACCTTTTTCAAAATACCAATTTTTGTTATTTAAAAAAAAATCCAATTTTTTAATGAAATTTGCTTTATCTTTGAAAAATATGTTATTAAATTGTCTTGTGCTGGAAAATCCATTTTCATCCCAAATTTCACATCTATGATTTTCATACTTAGTTTTTGTTAGTGTATAAATAAAACGTTTATTTTCTCTTAAATCTTCTATAGATGATAAATAATTTAACGTAATATTTTCTACAAATTCTTTTATTGTTTTAATATCACTTTTGTAAGAAAATAATTCAATCACTATTTTTTCTATTTTGCAAGTAGGTTTATTATTTTTATCGCTTTTTTCTTGTTCTTGCTCTTCATTATTAATTATTGTATAAGCATAAATTTCATGTTCTTTTGAAATTAAAAATTTATCGTTTTGAATTACCATATAAATTCCTAAATCTCTATTATTATTAGAAGGATTCTCAAATGAATACTCTTTAATATGATTTATTGAACTATTTTCACCAACATTTTCTATTATATGACTCCATAATGCTTTAAATCTATCACTAAAAGCATTTGTTTGATTTATTTTATTATCATAATAAGTAGTTGTTAAAGCAAATTTTCCATCATATTCAACAACACTTTTTTTATAAAACCATTCTTGATATTCAAATTTAAATTTTTTTAAAGAATCAATAAATAAATACAAATAATTGTTTATAAATTGAAATAGATAAGTTAATCCCGTTAATATTATGGTTGTAATAAAAGTATCAAGAATGGGTCTTCCTGTTTTAAATTTATCAAATATAACCATATTAAGTATATTCCTTGACATATTTGTTAAATGAGAATCGTTACCAATCATTAATATATCTATTAAATTATTTCTAAATATATTATATATAATAATTAAATTTTTAAACCCAATCCAACTCTAAAGTAGTGCCAAAAACTTTTTCTATCTTTCAATTTACAAATTTTAGTATCGGTTATTACTTTGATCCAAGTTAAATTTTTGGAATGTTTAAGGGTTTCCCTAATCTCGCCACCATAAGATATAAATCCAATAAGAAGTAGAAAAATAATAATATAATAAAATAATCTTTCTAATTTATTAATTATTAAAAAATCCTTAGTTTTCACAGGAAATAAACGAACTTTGAATGGCCAATCAGTAGTTATCCAATATTTATTATTGATAAATATTTCTTTATCTTTAGGATTAGTAATTGAATCCTCTGTATCTAAATAAAAATCTTTATTAGATTCCAAAAAATAAATTACAAAAATTAATAAAATTACTATACTTGAAATAAAAATATCCAGTCTCATTAGAATTAAAAATCCAATAAAATAATAAAATGAATATATAAATTTTTGAATTGGTGGAGTAAATTCCAATTTACCAGTATTAGAAATTAAAGTAACTAAAAAATAAAATAAAAAAAATGCTATAGCTAGTTTTAACCAAGTATTTTTCTCAATAAAATTTACTTCCGCGCATGTAAATAAAGATGAACTTACATAATTACTAACAATTAATAGATAAAAAATTGCAAATGATTTTATTAAATCTGCTTGTCCAATAGTTATTTCTTTAAAAAAATCAAACATTTATAATATATAAATATTTTTAATAAATGTTTGATTTTTTTAATAGACTATAATTTACAATTTCTAAAATTTACTAAAATGTTTAACTGTTTTTGATAATAAATAAAAAATAAAACCAAATAATCCACATGTTAAAAATAAACCATTTATATTATAATTTCCATCTTTGAGACAGCAAAACGGTAAATATTTAAAAATTAATTTCTTCAAAAATGGCAATTGAAATAAAAAATATAAAACTGCTAACAATATTGGGCCTTGCAATTCATCATATAGCGAATCTAAAGAATTTTCCATCTTTTCAGCTTTATAATAATTATTTAAATCATCATCTGAGTCTAATATATAATTTTTTTCTTTTGGTTCTGGTATATAATTTGGTTGTATTTGGGGATCTTGCGTTAAATTGTTAGTATTTAATGAAATATCTCTACTTGGTAATTGAGTTGCTCCAGCTAAACTTGCTTGTTGTAATCCATTTACTATTTGACTTATAGTTGTTTGGTCTAAAGATAAATTAGTTGAGGGTATTTGTTGTTGTGGAATATTACGATTCTCAGAAATTTCTAAACTTATATTTCCACCTATAGAACCTCCATTTGTAGGATCCGTAGGTAGATCATTAATATTTGTAGAATTAATTTCTGCCATATATTATTATCTAAAGAATCATCTATTTTAGAATTTACGCAAAATTATGAATATCAACAATAGTTTTTTTATTATTACATTTTACTGCACTTTTTTCCATTTTATAGCATTTTCCGTCAAATTTGTATGTCATTCCATCAAGTTCCTCCATAGGAGGAGCTGTAATAATTTTGCAATTCTTCCCTTTACAAACTGATCTAAATAAACTTGCTAATCCAAAACCTAATAAAATTGACATAACTATATTTCCTGTTTTACTATTAAGAAATTTATTCAAATACATTTATAATATATATTATAGATTTATAAAATTATTTAATTTTGTATTGGAACTGTTTTTATGGACAAAGGATTAATTGGACAAGTAGATTCTATTGGTTTAAATTCAAAACATTGGTCAACATTATCTTTATATTGAATATTCATATAATTTTCTGGACTAGGATATACATAAATATTTTTTGATTCTGGACCTAAAATATATGCAAAAAATAATCCTATTGCAAAACTTATCAAAAAAATAGGTAAAGATATATATTTATTAATCATTTATACATATATATATAGAATTTTTTTTATTAATTTGTGTCATTACTTAAATCTGAATCTAATAACTTAATTGGTCCCTCAAATTTTATTGGTTTCATTGTAAATATTTCGTCTTCTAATTGATCGTCTTCTAATTGATCGTCTTCCAATTGATTATCTTCTAATTGATTGTCTTCTAATTGATCGTCTTCTAATTGATTGTCTTCTAATTGATTGTCTTCTAATTGATTATCTTCCAATTGATCGCCTCCTTCTTGTATCAAAACTTCTGGTTCTTCAACCAATTCTATAATTGGTTTTAATTTTTTCGTCTTGTTTTGTTTTCCAGTAAATAATTCTTCTTCTACATTTTTCTTCGTTTTATTTTTTAAATTTGTTTTTCTTAATCCCATAATAAATTTTACTACATTATCATCGTCTTTAAAAAAGTTTTCCTTATTTTCAATAGAATTTTGTCGTTGAATTAGATAATATTCCTTGTTATCTTCATCATATTCAACTAAATTGACCTCATATTTTAAATGTAAAATTTCTTTTAATTTTGGCATCATTTCATTAACATAAAAATTGACTGCTTCATTTATAATTAATTCATCATTTGTTTTTAAAAAATCTTGAATCATTTGCTTAAATGGTAAAACAAATCCAATGCCAAACTCATCAATAGATTTTCGTAATAAAATTATTTTTTCTGGATTTTCATTTTTTAATATATCTTTTTCAATATTATAACCAGTATCTGATGTTTGAGATTTTAGATCTGTTGTTAGTTTATCAAAAATATTAATAATATTTCGTGAACTTTTAAAAAAAAGAGCATTATTCTTTTGTTTAATAATATCTAGTTTAAGATTTTCAATATTGTTAAGACCTTCAAAAATCAATTTATCAAATTGTTCTCTTATAGAATAGCTAATTTGTATATCTAAAGGACAAGGGTCCGTTAAATCACCGCATTTAGAAATAAATTTTCTTGTTAGATCATTAAAATCATAAGTAATTGTAAAAATAGTTCCAACATTTCTTTTACAATTTATACATTCATGTTTAGGCAATCTACTGTATTCAACTCGTTTTTCTTTTTTAGATTTCTTACTTTTTAATATTTGCTTTACATATTTATCATAATAAGAAGTCTCGTATTTATCTTTTAATCTATAAAATTCATTAATTGCTTCAATTGGAGTTAACTTTTGTTTTTCTTCGCTCATTATATTTTATTAATATATATTTATTCTCATGTTAAACTTTTTTTAAAGTTTTTATAGGGTCTATAAATCAGTATCCCAATGAGGTAATCCAGTAATTAATTGCTGTTGTGCACGTAATTTGGTATCTTGATAATTTCTAATTTTTGATAAAATATATTTTTTTTTTTCAAGTTCCTTTTCCTCTATTTCTTGAGGACTCAATTTTCCTTTGTATTTATATAATAAAAATATCCCTAAAGCAATTAAGAATCCAATAAATAACCCAATATTTAAAAGCATATTATAAAATTTATCTTTGTGAATATGACATTGTTTTAATGTTTCATTTAGAAAAAACTTAACTCCAGGTTCTGTAAGCATTGGTTTTTTAATTTCAGTTTGATAGTTGCTCATATTATTAATTACCTTTAAAAAACAAAAAAAATTATACTAATTATCTATATATGGATATATCATTATTATCATTGATTACTTTTACAATAATTACTATTTTATATTTTGCATTTCCAAGTATTGGAAAACCACGATTAACCCTAAGTGATTTACAAAGTGATGATGCAAAAATGAATTTTTATTCAAGAGATATTCGTAGTTTAGCATTTTATCTAGGAATAATAGTAGTAAGTCAATTTTTCTTAAACACTAGTTATCTAATATCTAAATGCGGAGGTTCAATTAATAAAAATATAGGTGCTGCTGCTCTTTTTACATTTTTACCTTGGCTTTTAATATTTGGAGTATTATTAGCAGTTTTATTTATTTTTCCTGGTTTTAAAACAGCTTTTTCTGATGTAATTGGTTATTTTGCAGTATCATCCAGTGCTAATGATATATTATCATCTGTATTAAGAGGAACTGATTTAAATGATATGATAGATAAGACATCAGATGCTGGTGAAAAAAAAGAGTTAAGAAAAGCAGCAGATGCAATTTTAAAAATATGTGGCAATAAATCTATTTTAATTAATCAAATGAATCCAGATAATTTTATAAGTATTTGGGATATACTAAAGCCATTAATGAATAATGGTGTATATGATAATATAGAAATAAAAACAAGTTTATTAGATTTGGTAGTTTTAAAAGATAATATAGGAGAAGCATTATGGTATATTTATACAGCAATATTGATATCTTCAATAGTGAATTATAATCTCGCAACAAGGGGATGTATAAAAGATATATCACAAATTAAAGCACAACATGATGAGTATTTATCAGAGCAGGAAAAAATAAATAAACAAAATGAATTAAATAATTCAACATCTTATTCTTCATATTAAAGTATTAATAATTATTATATATGAACAATACTTTAGATAATTTTAGCTTTTTTTTTAGACCTGTTCCTGATATAATACATTCTGTTAATAATTTACCAGCTACCACTTTAAATATGCCAATGTTTATGGATATTAAAAATGATCCTCAATTATTAGATTATAAATTTGATTTAGATAATAATCCTAGATTAATTCCTGCGGTAGTTATGTTTTATTATGAAGAGAAAGTGCCTCATGATTTACGACCTGAAAATATAGATTTAGAACAAAGTATTAATGGAAATGCAAGAACATTTGTAATTAATTTAGTTAAAGATCTTATCAAAACAGAAATAAATATTCGTTCAAATATGACCAATCAAATAAATGATCCGGATTTAGATGAAGAAATAATTCATGGTTCTGAACCAGGTGTTGAAATGCAAATAAAACCTTCAATACAAATAGCGGAACCAGTTCCAGAACTATTTGAAAGAAGTCAAACACATAATCCATATGATTTAGATTCAATACCTGTTGAAGCAACAATAATTCCGGGTGCTTCAGAAAAAGATTTTACTGATTTACCTCAGGCTATGCAATTAGCAGGTAAAACAAAGAAAAGAATAAATAAATACAAAAAAGGAAAAAAAGTAAAAAGTAAAACAATAAAAACACATAATAAAAAGTCAAAAAAATCAATAAAGTCAAAAAAATATAAGAAAAATAGGAAAACAATACATATGAAAAGTAAATAATTTAGATAATATTTTTATAAATTATATTAATTATCTATTTATATAATATATATCTTAAATGAATTTATCAAATACAGTTTTATCATTTATAAAATCATCGGTTAATCCAGCTTTGGTCAGAAGAATAAAAACTGATAAAAAATTATCAGATGTAAAAATACAAGAATATTTGAATTATAATCCAAATTTGGTAGAAAATCAGATAAAATTATATGAGGCAGATAATGATTCTATGGTATTTAATAAAACTGATATTGATAATATAATTTCCAAAATATTAAATACATATAATAATGAATTAAATTCTAGGAATACTATTCCTGACCCAGATCCAGAGGAAAATGATGACTTTCCATCAGGTGAAGAAGGTATTCAAATGTCAAAATTGGAAAAGGGTGGAAAAACGAAAAAAAGAAGGGGACGAAAGTTTAGTAAAAATACTCCAAGATATAAGAAAAAAAGTTCTAGAAGAAAACGCAAAACTGGCTAAATAATTCATACAAAATATTTTCTATCAATTATTTTTTTTATTTAAATATGATAACTTCTTATATTTTCTTGATTTTTTCACTATTTCTATTTTTTATATTATTAATTAGTTAAATAATACAACACAAAAACATAAGATAATATTCCTAAAATTATTGAAAATAGCCACAACGGAACTATAGTTTTATTTTTATACCCTATACCAAACTCTCTTATTGAACCATCTTTGTCATACAAAAATGGCGGCTTCAACATTTGAATTATTGTAAAAATTATTAAAAATATTATTATTGAAACTAAAGTTGTATTATTTCTTGTAAATGTTCTTAACATATAATATATTATTACTTTTTTATAATAATATATTTCTAATACTTATTTTTTAATCATAATCAATTTCTCCTCCTAATTCTTCTCCCCATGGATCTCCATCATCATAATCATCTGTTTTATTCATATCTATTGCTAAATCCATCTCAATTTCATGATCAACATTTATTTCTTCTAAAGCATCTTCTAAATCTCCATCATTGTTTCCTCTTAAACGATTCTCTATTTCTGCCACCTTTTCTGCGACTTTTTTATCATGTTCAAAATTTTCTGGATCATATTCCTTAATTCCTTTTGATAAACCTATACTATAAAGCGATCCCAGTTTATTATGTTTCAATATGGTATCAACAGCTCTTTCTTCTTCTGTCATATCTCTTAATCTATCAGTAAACGTATATTTTTCCGCTTCTTTTAATTTAAATACTTTATCTTGAATATCTTCAAATGAAACATTTATTGTCTTTTTTGAAAGCATCATTATATTTAAATAACTTAATAATAATTTAGCAACATCTTGTTTTAATTTTACTACATCACCTTCTATAAATTCTTGTTCTGATTCAGAAAAACGCAATTCCTGCTCTATTAAAAAATCACCACTAAATAAATCTGACTCCTTTTCCTTAAACATACGCGTTACCATTGATGGATCCATTGTTAAATTTATATAATCAGTTAGAACACTTAAAATATAATATTCAAATAATTGTGTTACTATTCTTTTATCAAAAACAGAATAGGTTTCTTTTTCACCCATTTTTATATTTGTTAAAACAGGTGTAAAAACTGATAATAAATAAACTGCTCTACTTTTATTTTTAATTTCTTTTAATACATTATCAATTGAATTATTACCATAAAATTTTTCAATAGGTTTATAATAATTATGCACCATTTCTCTTACATCATTTGCATGATTTTTTGATATACCCCAATATTTTGGAGGTTCAATTGTTTGCACTTTTTGATTTAAAATCATTGTAGGGAAAACATCGCTAAATAACTTTATGAAATTCTTAAAGAAATTTACATAATTATATAATGAATCATCTGAAATTTTAATATCTTCATTTCTTTTATTTTTATCTGATCTCCACAAAGTTAAATCATTTATAAAATTATTAATATTTACTAATTCTGTTCCACTTATTTTTGCTTTTGTTCTTAGAAAATCTATTAATTCTTTCTTCATTTTACTATTGGACGAACCCAAATAGTCTTTTATAGAACGCATATCTTTTGTATCTTCTGATAAAGGAATATCATATGACTCTATTATTCTTTCCAATTTTTGAGTTAATACTTTTGGCACCGTTTCATTATTTTCTAAATCTAAATTATTTAATATTTCACTAAAATTATTTATACATGTTTTATTACTTGATGATAATGACATTTTTATTATATTATTTCTACTTACAATCTGAAATAACCTCAAAAACTGATCTTTTGAATAATTCCTTCCATCTCTTTTTAATTTTGCTATTTTTTCTTGAATTGTATCCATTTTTTTTAAATAATCTGGTTTATCAATACATATGGCAGCTAAATCTTCTGATAATGGTATTGAATTTTGAAATTTACATAAATATATAAATGCAAAAAATATGGTTTCTTCGCTTATTTCATTTGTAATTTCTGGTGAAAGTCTTTTTGTATTTACCTCTGATAACATTATGGCGCTCTGCGTTAGAATTTTTATATCTCTTACTAATGATGTTAAACTTGAAACTATGTTATTATAATTGGCTATATTATTATCTTCCGATATAAAATATTGTAATGCTGTCATATTGATTGCGCCTTCTTCGTTACAACAAGCATTGTTATAAAAAGGATGACCTGACGATTTCATCAATAATTCCTTTTTGTCTACAATTTTTTGAATTAATTCTTGAATTGCCAAGGAATAACTAATAATTTTTGACTCTATTACCAATAATTTTTCTAATTGTTTATGATTACCACTATATAATTCACTTTGTAATTCTTCTGTAAATGCTGAAGTAATATTATCCAAATTTTTTACATGAAATTTTCTTAATGGAGGCAAAAAATTTGTCCATTTATTCAAATCATATTCTTTTGGTATTTGTTCTTCTGGATTTAATAATAAATATTCAACTTTTTGCTTAAAACGCTGATTTACTTCTGAGTTTGGTAATATATATCTTATAATAAATGTTTTTAATGTAGTTTCTATTTTTTCTTCATTTTTAGCTAATGTGCTCCAAGGCATTGTTGACGAATCTCTACTTTTTAATGCAACACATGCCATATATTTTAATCCACTATCATCTCCTTCTCCTTCAAAAGGAAATCCTGAAAATGAACGCACACACCCAGGCGCCGTCTTTCTAGTTCTTATAGAAGGAATACTTGTCTGTAATGCCACTAAATACATTCCTAAAGTTAAATAAATTAATGTTGAACCATAAACTGTCATGTAGGATGGTAATTTTTTACCCTTTTTTGCCGCTTCATCTTCTCTTTTTTTATAAGCCGGCTCCTTTTCAATAATTCTTATATCATTCATCATCTCAGTAACAACTTTTATTATAAAATCTCTTGATTGTTCAATATCTAATCCCATATTTGATGATAGAACACTTATTACATTGGATACCAATTCGCCTTCCACACTTAACCGCTTGTCTTTTTTATCTTGTCGCTTCTCTAAAATTATCTCCGCTTCGTCTTTTTCCAAAACATCTCTAGTTTTGTCTATAAAACCATCTTTATATCCTTCTGAAACATCCAAATCAATATAACAAATTACTTCTCCACTATGCTCATCAACCCAAGCATCGCCATCGTCTGAACGTTTACCTATTTTTCTTTTTAAATCATTTAATACATTATCATATTGAATATTATTCGTAATAAATGTATTTGCCAAAATATAATGAAATTTTGGAAGTAATTTTGTATCAGTTTCTTTACAATATAACCACCATTCATTTTCCATTTCACCATCATGTATATTTGGAATATTTGGATCACCTTCACGACAATAGAGTGTTACAAATTGAATAATATCTGTTTGTTTTTTTATAAAATCATTTTGACCCATAATCAAATCCCTTAGCCTTGTATATGGAGAAACTACATGATCTTTCATTTCATCTATTATTTTTAAACCAATTTCATATTGCTGATTATTATATTTGAAAAATTGTTTTCGTTTCAGTTGTTGCAGTTTATCAAATGATTTTCCAAAATATTCTAATTGTTTTTTTATTTTTGAATTTAATTCTTCTTTTGAAATATTGTAGTTTTTGTCAAATTGATTTATTATTTCCTTTAAAGCATTATTTACTAAATTATCTTTTGTAACTTCTGAACCTATACATTTATCTTGTTTTGTATCAAATATACAATTGTAATCCAAATTACACAATAAATCATTTTCTTTAATAAATGAGTTTGGATCTATATCTTTACTTAATACCCAAATATTATTATTTCTAACATAATATTCCATAGTATCTGGAAATTCATCTCCAATTGAATTTACCAAAATAGCATAATCACCTTCTCTTACTTTCTTTGCTTGATTTATTAATGTTTCGGCCATATGTTCTGCAGCAATTTCACTAATTTTTGAACGATTAATCAATTCATCTGTTAAAAATACAAGAAACTCGTCGGTTGATAACTGTTCCCTTTGCTTTTTATATTTTTCATCAATTAAATCATAATTAGTTGTATCAAACTCTTTATCAAAGTAAATAGGTTTATCGTTATCTTCTAATAATCCATCTTTTGAATAATATTTTTTTGATATAATATAAGTTGAACATTTATCTTTGGTTTCATCTTTCTCTATAATAATCTTTAACTTATCTTTATCAGTTTCAAATATTGAGCTTAATTCAGCAGGATACATTAATTGAATATTTGATAAAGCAACGGCTGTATTATATAAATTACCAAAATCAGAAACTGTTATTTTTTTTAAAAATTCTGATCCAGAAATATTAATTTTATTTGGATCATCAAAACCATAATCCTCAAATACTAATTTTTTTTCTTGATTTAAATAATCCGAATTATTGTCTAATAAAGTAAATAATTCATTTGAAAAATATTCATTATTTCTTCCAACGCTTTTTGACCTTATATTTAAAATTTTTATTGATGAAAAAGCCATACTATATTCTTTATAAATTTTATTGTATTCCTTAATTTTCTCGTAAATAAATTTATTTATTTCATTATATTGTTTATATGTCAAATCAATTGGATAAATTAAAAAAGGTTCTAAATAATTTACTACATCAACTAAAGATAATTTGCCTTTTATATATTTTTTTACTAATGAAAATAAAACACGTATTTTTGGAATAATTGTGCGTAAAAATATCTTATAAATATCTAAATTTGTTAGTTCTTTAGGTTTTTCATAGTCTGATAAATCTAACAAATATTGTTTGATATTATCTACAAAGTTTTTATCATCATATTCTAAATCATTATCTAGACCATCTACAACTATTTGAGTTAAATTCGTTTTTTGTTTCAATAATTCCCAATAATTCAAAAAATGAAGATTTAAATTTGCCTTAACTAACAAATTTTCACCAGGTAAATTTATTTTTGAAAATCGCACCGTAGGTTCAGGTAATGTTATTATGGAATTAATTGAAATAGGATCATTATTTGTTAAACGCACTCTATGAGCTACCATTTTTGATCCTTTTAAATTTGTAGCTTGTAATCGTTCTTGTCCTAAATTATATCGCTGGATAACAAATTTTCTATTTTTCATTTCCGACTTTGCTACAACTGTAGAATACAAATCACCTAAATTATCAACAATTGCATTTATATTTGAATTTACATCTGCCTCAATTATTATTCCATTAGAACCAGAAAAAACATCTTCACCTTTATTTATTGAGTAAAACGGAGTTAAATAAGGATCTACTGAATAATACAAATTTGAATATTTATTTTGACCTTCTACACTTTGATCAGCTCTATAATTTTTAAATAAACTTTGTAATTCTAATAAACTTTCATTTTCATTTATATTTTCATAATCATCATATCTTCTATATTCTGGTTTTATACCTTGATTTGAAGGATAAATTTTTTTTATATTCTTAGCTACCATCATTATCCAATATAAATTATTTTTAAAATCTGATAAATATTCAGCTAATGGTTTATCCTGTGCTGACTTTTTAATAATACCATTAATATTTTTATTTATATCAAATGTTGACGACATTTCACGTAATTGTATAAAACGCGTAATCATTATATGAATACTATTTAAAACTTTGTTAGTTCTTTGTGAATTAGGGATATTAGAGATCAATTCTTCTAATAAATCATTTGATTGTGATTCAATATTAAATCTATATTTGTCTTTATCAATATTTACATATTCTTCCACATTTACTATATCACCGAACTCAATATCATTTATATCAAAAAATAATCTTTGGGTTTTTTCTTTGATCAAGTTTTTATCTTCTTCTCCTAATTCCTCTTCTTCTCCTTCATTGACTAATTCATCTGAAGTAATTGCTTTTATAGCTGGTCTTATTTCAAATGTTAAATTAGGTAAATCTTCAGGAATACCTTGATAATTAAAATTAATATATAAAGTGTCACCATCAGTTGTTGTAATTTCTATCATATCTTCTTCAATATTTGTAATTTCTCCAGTAATTACCGTTGGAATTTCTCCTTCAAAATAAATATTAACCCAAGTTCCAGCCAATAAATCATTTTGTCTAGCATATCCTTTTTCAGGATTACTACTTTTAATGATAATAGATTTAATAGTTCCATCTCCAATAATACCATCCGAAGATATAGATAAAACAACATTTTCAAAGGTGTTAGTATTTATTAGTTTCATTTTCTTAGAATCAATATAATCAATAAAAAATTCGTTATCATTCAATATTTCATTTGTTGGATCAGTTATTAAAATTATATCTCCCAATTTTAATAGAATCTCAGAGTCTCTTTTTTCTGCCAAAGGCTCAGCATCTTCTGCCAAGGGCTCAGCATCTTCTGCCAAAGCCTCAGCATCTTCTCCCAAGGGCATAGGCACTGTTTTTAAAAAAGCTAATTTATCAACATCAAAATTTATGCTAAATTCCGATGTTATATTGTTGTCCTTCAATAAATCTCTCAAATTATTTGCATCAAATTTTTCTGACATAACAATTATGTCCCCTTTAAACTGTCCTTTAATTATATTTGTTGCATTCTCTACATCATTCCATACTGTATAATAAGTTTGATCACAAACTTCAGTTAAATCATTATTTGATACATTATCCAATAAACTTAAAATAAATATATTAGCATTATCTTTAAAATCATTTATAAATTTTGTGTAATCTTTTATACTTTCTGAACCATAAACTAACAATATTGTTAGTTCCCTATTTAAACAAACCTTGTTTTTAAATGTTTCATATGTTTTTCTTATAAAACAAGAATTATTTTCTTCTATATTTTTTTGATCACCTTCTAATAAACAATTAAATGTCGTTGGATGTTTCGCTATAATATTTTCTATCCATTTTACATAACAAAATTTGGAATTTGTATAATTATATGATTTATTAATCTGTTTTAGCAGTGTTAAAAAGAACAACTCATCTATTGCTGCTTTTTTTCTTGATAAACTCTTAAAAACTGATTCCCATTTATTTTCATTTATAAGAATTTTTTGTACATCGTCTCTCGTTAATGCCCAGAATTGAGATGTTTTATTTATTGATCCATCTAAAACATCAAAAATAGAATATTTTTGACTTGATAAATAAGTATTCAAATTTTCATAATTTTTTAAAGGATACATGTCTTGTGAACATAAAATAAACCAATCATTTTTTTCATTACTATATGCAGCTTTTAATAGCTCTAACGTAGCAGTTACTATACTTTTGTCATTCCATTTTGTTTCTACTAAAGTAGATATTATATATTTTTTTAAATCTTCATTAATTTTATCAGGATATTTTGGATGTATATAAATATTACAATTTGCAAATAAATCTTCAAATTCACTTATATGAATTATATTTGAATATGTTAAAAACAATAAAGATATATGACTCATATAATAAATTAATAAATTATTTTTTATATTGTAATTACATGTTTAATAAATATTAAAGAAATCTAATATAATTATAATTAATGAGTATAATAGAGTATAAATTAACTAATATACCTGGCTTCGTTGATTTTATTAAAACGGGTAAAATTAATGATGAGTTTAATAATTATTATTCTGTAAATGAATATTCTACTAAATCAAATGAAAAATACAATATTGTAAAATATTCCAAAGACTTTCTTTTCAGTAATTATGTTTCAACTTATGGACTATTAAGATCTGTAATTTTTAAAGAAAATAAAATGATTTGTTTTTCACCTCCTAAATCAATTTCATGTGATAATTTTATTAAACAATATCCTATTCAAAATATTGTTGCTGAAGAATTTATAGAAGGAACTATGATTAATCTATTTTATAATTCTTCATGGGAGATTTCTACTCGCAACACTGTTGGAGGTGATACAAAATTTTATAATTGGTCCAAAAAAACATTTAATGAAATGTTTGTTGAAGCCTGCTTGCTAAATGGTTTAAATATTTTTGAATTAAATACTTCTTTTTGTTATAGTTTTGTATTACAACATCCCGAAAATAGAATTGTTGCTCCTTTTTATAAACCACAATTATTTTTAGTATCAGTTTATAAAATTGTCCAAGAAAATGATTCTATATCAGTTTGGGAACAAGATTTAGATATAGTTAGAAAAGGAGGGTTCAACAATACAACCATAAAATTTCCTGAAAGATATAAAATTTCCACTTATACTAATTATGCCGAATTAATTGAAAAATACGCTTCTCCTAATACACCATATTATATTCAAGGTATTGTTTTAAAAAATATAAAAACTGGTGAACGTTCTAAAATTAGAAATCCTACCTATGAAGAAGTTCGCCATTTGAAAGGAAATCAACCAAATTTACAATATCAATATTTATGTTTAAGAAAAGAAGGAAAACTTCCAGAATTTTTAAAATATTTTCCAGAATTTAAATCTGACTTTTCAATTTTTAGAGAACAAGTTCATATGTTTACTAACAATTTACATAAAAATTATATTTCATGTTATATTAAAAAACAAAAACCCTTAAATGAATATCCTGATCAATATAAAACTCATATGTTTAAAATTCATGAAAAATTTATTAATGACTTAAAACCAAATAAACAATTTGTAACAAATAGTATTGTAATTAATTATGTTAATGAACTACCATCTCAATTATTAATGTATTGTTTAAACCTCAATATGAGAAAAAGAATGATTGATACTATAAAAGGTGATTATATGATAACTAATTTATAATAAAATTGATTTTTTTAATATTAAAAATAAAACATTAATATTAATAAGTAAAATTATGTTGATGAATAATATTATCAATAAACGCAATACATTAAGGGAATTATCTGATATAGATTTTGAAATTTTATTGCCTAAATTGGTGACTGAATTAGAAACTCATGGTATTTTATATGAAAATTATTCTCAAGAAGATATTTTAAAAGACTGGGAATCTTTAAAAAAAAAACAAGTTGATAATAATATTACAAATATTGCAGCAACAAACGTCGTTGGAATGAAAATTATGCGTAAACATATGAAACATTTTCATGAAGTATCAAATTATAAAGGAGTCTCTATTTATTCATTATGGAATAAACAAAATTTAGAAAAAGCATTGCGTTTTAATCGTAAAAACCATTCTACGCCTTATGCTTCTGAAATTATACGTTCATTGTCTTTTACAAATGGTCTTGGAAAAGTTACTATGTATCGTCCTTTAATGGCTCGTAATATTGTTTCCTATTTTAATGCTAAAAGTGTATTGGATGTGTGTGCCGGTTGGGGAGGAAGAATGTTAGGAACAAAAAGTTTAGGAAACAATATTTTGTATACTGGTCTTGAGCCATGTAAAAAAACATATGATGGGTTATGTTCAATTAGTAAAGAATTAAATATAGAAGAAGGGTTACAGCTAATAAATGAACCTGCAGAAAAATATTTGTTAGAATTGGATGAAAACATTAAATTTGACTTAGCATTAACTAGCCCTCCCTATTATAATTTGGAAATTTATTCTTCAGAAAATAATCAGTCATTACAATATAATGATTATACTTCATGGATAAATAATTTTCTAGAACCAGTCATTAAAAATGTAATAAAACGAGTTAAAATTAGCTGTTGGAGTGTTAAAAATTTTAAGACAGATAAAAAATACAATTTATTAGATGATGTAATAAGAATTCATGAAGAAAATGGATGTATAATGATGGATAAACAATTTAGAATGTCTAATAGTTCAAGGCCAGGATCCTCCAACACTATTAAAAAAACTGAAGAAGTAACTTATGTATTTATTACTCCAACGCAGTTGTAAAAAAATAATAAAATTAATATTTATTTAATTATTTTTAATTGTTTATATTCTTCCAAAATCATCTTCATATCTAACTATATCGTCTTCACCAAGATAATCTCCTATTTGAGTCTCAGTAAATTCTAATAAATCATCGCCTATGTTTTCAATTCTATGTAAGGATTTTACAGGAATATACACGCTTTGATCTTTTTTAATTGTTACAAAATTATTATCAATTTGAACTTTTGCAGTCCCTTTCACAATAACCCAATGCTCACTACGATGATTATGTGACTGTAAAGACAGTCTTGCGCCTGGATAAACAGAAATACGTTTTATTTTAAAACCATGCTCATCTTTCCCCTCAACATTTTTATAATATCCCCATGGTCTAAATACCGTTTTATGTAAAATACTTTCTTCTCTCTTAGCTTGTTTTAATTTTTCAACAACTTTTTTTACTTCTTGTGTTTTCTTATTATCGCAAATTAAAAGTGCATCGTCTGTATTTACAATAATTAAATTATTTAAACCTATTGTTGCTGTTAGACAGTGTTCGCTATTAATAAAACAATTATTCGTATCTAAAACAATTACATCTCCTTTAACAACATTATTATTAACATCTTTTTCAAGTTCATCATATAAAGCCATATACGAACCAATATCATTCCAACTTGAATTATAAAGTATTGTTTTTCTTTGTATATCAATTTCGGTATCATTACATAATTTTTCCATTATAGCATAATCAACGGAAATAGATTTGCAGTCTAAAAAAGGAATTTCTGATAATTTAATATTTGTATTCTCCAAGTTTGTATTTTTTAATGTTTCAACGCAATTTATATAAATATCATTTGCATATTTTTTAAAACAATCTATCATATTTTTATTTTTAAATACAAAAATTCCTCCATTCCAAAGATATGTTCCCTCTTCAAAATAAATTTTTGCCATATCATAATTAGGCTTTTCAACAAATTGAATTGTATTTTTATTATCGTCAACTTTTATATATCCATAACCAGTTTCAATTCTAATTGGTTTTATACCAAATGTTATAATTGAATTTTCAATGTATTCAAATGATTTTATACAACTATTATTAAATTCAATATCATTGAAAATATGGTCACATGGCATTATAAATGTGTTATCATCTAATTCACCTAATAATGCAGCAATACATATTGCTGGGGCGGAGTCACGTCCTTGTGGTTCACTAATAATTTGATAATCAAATAATAAATTCAATTCATTTATTTGTTTTTCAATAATATGACAATGTTCTTTATTACAAATAATAGTCAATTTATTTTTAGAATTAATATTTTTTACTAATTTATTTATTCTTAAAATTGTATTTTGTAACATTGTGTTTTCATTAGTTAATTTTAATAATTGTTTAGGTAATTTTTCTCTTGAATTAGGCCACAATCTAGTTCCTGAACCTCCGCATAAAATGACAAAGTTTATCATATAAATAAATTTATATAAAAAATAAAAAATAAATAAATAATTTACACGCTTTTTTATCTAGATCCATCAAAACCACCTTTAATTCCTTCTAATGTTTTAATACTGCCTTCCACTGATGATTTCAAAATAGTTTTTATAGTGGATATACCTTTTGTTTTATCTGTTAAAGATAATCTCAAAATACTATCACTATCATGAGGATGCATTTTCTTAAATCCAATATAATCTAAAATTTTTAAATCGTTATAAAATATTGTATATAATTCCGAGTTCAAAATATTTCCAATAGTATAATCTTCATTTTCAAGAATTACATCATAACAGTTATCTACAGTATTATCAGATGCATGAATATCTATCTCATCTTTTTCTAAACTTTCATTCAATAATTTCATTTTTTCAATTATTATATCAATTGCTTTTAAAATAATTTCAATATTTTCATAAATACCTACTGTTTTTATTACAAAATCATAACTATTTTTTTTAACATATCTTAATCCTTCTAATAGTTTCCAATTCTTTGCTTCAAATTTGACCTCTGATTCATTTTTACCTTCATCTTTCCATTTTTGTTTACGAATTTCTAATTGTTCATTCATTTTTTCAATATCAGGAGTAAATCCGTAAGAACATGTTCCTGTTACATTAAACATATTATCATCTCTAGCTGAACTTTGAGAAAATTCACATGTTAATTTTATTCTTTCACCAGGAATTGTATCTGAAATTTTTGGTCTCAATCTTAAGAAATCAATATAATATTCATTATTTCCGCTGGGTGGAATAAATGGTGGGAACATTTTTTTTATAATATTAGTTTCCAAAATGGTATTGGTTACTAAATCTCTTATTTTGAAATCTTTAGTAGTTACAATCATTTCTGTATCTGTTTTATTTTCAACATCTATTTCTAACAAATAATTTTTTAAATTCATATTTAAATCTTTAATACAAATTGGAATACAACTTAGACGTTGTTTTATTATCTCATTATTTAATCTACTAGTATTAACAAGTATATTACATTTATTTTCTTCATAAGGCGTTGTTTTAAAAACAACAACAGGAATATCAGCTAGTATAGTTCTCCTAATTCCATTCGTATAACTAACATCTACACCTGATAAAGTGAATGACAATAAATCATCTTCTTCTTTTAAGTCAATAATTTTGGAAGACATTATATCTATATAATACTATATATTTAATATTATTAAATAATGATATTTCAATTTTTTTATTTATATTTTTAGTAAAAATAAATAATTTTTGAATTTTAAATAAATAAGTTAAATCTTGGTTATTAAAAAGCTTTTTATAAAATAAATGAGTAGTATCTTATACTATAGTAATTATAGCGAACCTTGTAAAAAATTATTACAGACTGTAACTAAAACTCAGAATGCAAAAGATATACATTTTATATGTATTGATAAAAGAGTAACTGATCCTAATAATGGAAAAACGTATATTATTTTACAAAACGAACAAAAAATTATTATGCCTGAAAATGTTACAAAGGTTCCCGCATTACTTTTATTGAATCAAAATTATAAGGTTATTTATGGAGACGATATTTACCAACATTTAAGACCAAATACAGAAAATCTTGTAAAACAAGCTACAAAAAATAATATGGAGCCTGTTCATTTTCAAGATGGTTTTTCTCCTTTTGGAGGTTTTGGGGGAGGAATTGTTTCAGATAATTTTAGTTTTCTTGATCAATCGGATAATGAACTTAGTGTAAAGGGAAATGGAGGTTTAAGGCAAATGCACAGTTATGTTTCATTGAATGATTCTATGAATTTATCAATGCATTTACCAACAGACGATCATGAGTATAAAAGTGATAAATTAAAAGATGGAGAAATGAGTGTAGAATCTTTACAGAGAAAAAGAGATCAGGAATTGTCTAATATAAATTATAAATAAATATAATTATGAATTTTATTTATTAAATATAAATTATAAATTACAAATATGGAAATTCCTAATCCTGCTCCTAATGAAATTACTGTTTATAGTAAGAGTGGTTGTATTAATTGTTCCAAGGTTAAGAAATTATTAAAAGAAAAACATTTTAAATTTACAATTGTGGATTGTGATGATTTTATTTTAGAAGATAAAGAATATTTTTTAAATTTTATGAAAATAAAAGCAGGGTTTCTTTGCAAGACATTTCCAATGGTATTTGAAGATAATCTATTTATTGGAGGATATGAAGAAACAATAAAATATTTAGATAAAATATTGGAGTTTGATGAAACCTTTTAGATTTTTTATAATTTGTATAATTTGTATAATTTATAAAAATATCATTTAAAGAATTATTAATAATTAAATTAAAATATAATATGGCAACAAATTTATTAAAAGTATTTAATGATCATTTTTCTGATTTTGTAAATGATATTCATAGTGTATTTCCAGAAGATGTTGATATATTAACTGCTAAAAATGCTCTTTTAGCAATAAGAAAAGCAAATCCAAAGTTAATTGTAAAAATTTGGGTGAACTATGTAGTAACTCCTTATAAATCACAAATTGAATCGGGTGATATTAATTTTTTTATTAATAAAGATTATTCAAATGATTTATCAGTAAATGAAAATTCGGATAAAATTATGGAATCAATTGATCGTTTAAGAAATCCTGTAAAGCAAATGTCAGAAGAGAATCAAGCGAAAACAATGAAATATATTCAGAATCTATCAAAATTAGCATTAATGATCAATTAAAATTTTTTATATTATATTATATTAAATTATGGGAGAGGAATGTATTGAAAAGATAAAAATTAATTGCACAATGTGGAATTCTGTATCTGAAGATGGTAATTTTATATTTCCTGAATTAAACAATGATTTAACAGATAGATCTTATAATACTAATGGCGTTGGTCTTGCATTTAGCGGTGGAGGGTCTATAGCATATACAGCTGGAATAGGATATTTACGTGCGTTACATAAACTAAATATAAAAAATACAAGTTTATATGATTTAACACAATTTATTTCTGGTGTATCAGGAGGATCATGGTTTTCAGAACATATTTATTTGCAAGTGAAAAGTTTGATAGCGATTTATTATTAGGAGAATATATTGAGCCAAAAAATATTACCTCTAAATCTTTAAGGGAGATTAATTTTACAAAAGGAAATAAGGCCAATGAATTTATGGGAGCAAGAGTATTAGACTTTTTTTTGCTTTTTAAATTAATAGATTATATTGAGAATGGAGGAGATTTAGATAAAGCTTGGATCAATGTTATAGGCGAACAATTTTTAATTCCATATGGTTTAGATGGTAATCCAGTGTCATTAAATAAAAAAATATCGGAAAAAATCTATAAAAAAAATAAAATTCAAACAATTACGCCAAAAGCAAAAAGTCCTTTTTGGCTTTGTAATTCTTCATTATTTTATACACCCTTAATTCAAAATGGAATTACCGGAACAACTTTTACACCTCTATACTCTGGAACACCTCAAATATTAGGATCACTTGAAGATAATAGTTTAATTGGGGGTATTTACACTGAAAGTGTGGGATTTAATAGCAAATGGCCTAAATTTATTAATAAAAATTTATCTTTCCTTTATTTATTCTTAGCATCTTCGTTAGTTATAGGAGAAATTGTCAATGAGTTATTAGACAATAATAAAGAAAATTTATTTAAGGATAAAAATAATTTTGTTACATTTAATGGCAATTGTCAATTGATTAAAGGCAGTGATGTATTAGTTGAGATAGAGAAACCTAATATTTTAACTTTAGAAGATATGATAGGAGCCAGTTCTTCTTGCTTTGTTGGTTTAGTATATAGTTTAGGAAATAAATTTGGACTTTCAAAATATGGTATTTTGGATTCATTAATTCCTCGTTTTAATATATTATCTTCTAAATTGCCAGATCAAAGTCAAATATCATTATTTGGAGATGGTGCATTTTCTAATAATTTAGCAATATTACCTTTGGTCGCAAGAAACGTAAAGAAAATAATTTGTTTTAATACAGATTTTAATTATGATTATCGGGGATATTATAATGAAGGAGTCAATGGTATTAATGTTCAAAATATTACTGAAGACGATTTAACTTTTTATAATACAAATTTACTACAATTATTTGGTAAATATGATGATAGCAAAAGTAATGGTTTCATTTCAAATAGTAATCAAAATGCACGTCAAATTTTTCCTAGTGAATCTTGGGAAGACTTTAAAACACAACTTTTAAATAATAAAAGAAAAGGGGGTCCAACTTATGCTAGACAAACTTTAAAAGTATTAAAGAATAACCAATATGGGATAAAAGGAAATTATGATGTTGATTTATGTGTTATTTTATTACAGCCATCATCAATTTTCAATTCATTGATTCCAGAAGAGATTTCTAAAACTTTTTCAGATTTAAATGGTCCATTTCCAAATTTCCCAAATTATCCGCTTTTATATACTAATGCTGCTGAAATTGTGAATCTTACTAGAGAACAAATAAATTTATTACATTGTTATGCTGAATGGTCTATTATAAATAGTGATTTAAGCAATGAGATAATTGATATGTATAGTAATTGATAATATTCATTTTTTTATATTAGAAAAAATATAAAAAAATTATACTGCTATTAAATAAATAAACATTAAATCAATTTTTATCGGGAAGATTTATTCCTAAATATTAGCGAAAATCTAATATTTGAACGCGCGATGGCTTTAAAAGCAGTATAATTTTTGATATTGTTTTAAATTCAATGTCTGGATCTTCAAAAGAAGAAGCCGACAAAAATTATGAAAAAATTGTGAAAAATATTTCTAAAGAAGTTATTATTGAAAAATAATTATAATATATATATTTTCATTAGTTCAATTTAAATATATAATTTATATAAAATATATTAATGGCTAATAAAAATAGATCATTTGAAGGATTAAATCCACCACCAGAATTTAACAAAATCATTAATGATTTCATTTCTGATATCTCTATTACATTTCCTGAATATTCTGGTATTATATCAAAATGGTGGGGTCGCACATCTGAAAATATAGAATTAAATAAACAAAAAGAAACATTATTTGTATTTAGACATTGTTTAAGAACATTTCCAGAAAGATTTTTTGATATTTTGTATAAAAACGTAGAAATGTTTAATCCAGAATCTGAAATTAATACCGAATTTTTACCTGGAATTGTATTCAAACAATTATGGATATGTGATATTAGTGATAATACAAAAGATACTATATGGAAATATTTACAACTTATTCTATTTTCTGTTATTGGAACAGTCAATAATAGCTCTGAATTTGGTGACACTGCTAAATTATTTGAAGCTATCAATGAAGATGAATTAAAAAATAAATTACAAGAAACTTTGGAAAATATGCAAAATATGTTTTCTGAATCTAATGATAAATCTGAAGGCGATGATAAAAAACCTTTCACTATGCCAAATGCCGAACATCTTCACGATCATATTAATTCAATGATGGGAGGAAAATTAGGTAAATTAGCAATGGAATTAGCTGAGGAAACCGCAGAAGATTTAAATTTAGATATTGAAGGAGAAGGTGATGCAAAAGAAGTTTTTCAAAAACTAATGAAGAATCCAGCCAAAATGATGAATATGGTCAAAAATATTGGTTCCAAAATAGATGAAAAGATAAAATCAGGCGAAATCAAAGAATCAGAATTAATGCAGGAGGGGATGGAATTATTAAATAAAATGAAAGATATGCCAGGAATGGCTGATATGCAAAAAATGTTTACCCAAATGGGTATTCCAGGTTTAGGAAAAGGTGCTAAAATTAATATGGGAGCTATGGAAGCCCAATTAAATAGAAATATGAAAAATGCTAAAATGAAAGAAAGAATGCGATCTAAAGCAGAATCTAATTTAAAAAATAAAGATCAACAACAAAGCTTTGATACAAATAAATCAAGACCCGCGATTTCTGAAGAAGAAATTTTAAAAATATTTAGCACTGGAGAAGTAGTAGAAAAAACACCTAGAGGAACTAAACCTCCTGTTAACAATTCTACTGAGAATAAAAAAAAGAAAAAAGGAAAGAAATAAATAAATTTTATATATTATATTTAAAAGTATATATATTATATAATGTCAACTCCATTTTGGTCAAATGATCCAACAATAATTTTTAATAAAGATAATATTTTTGATTTATGGCCTTGCCAACAAATGTCATTTGAAGCTAAATTGAATTCTATAAGTAGATTAGTTATTTTATTGAGTATTTTAGGATTTCTTTTTACTAGAAATTGGAATTTAATTATTATTGGTTTAATTACACTTGCTATTATTTTTACGATTTACAAATTAAGAAAAGATAAAATTGTTAGTTCTTTAGTTAAAAAAGAAGGGTTTTCTAATAATGATTCTTTAAATAAGTCTACAACCACCTTTAATCCCGTTACTTTGGAAACTGTTTTACGAAAAGATTTTTATCCTACTACTAAGAAGAATCCTTTTGGAAATGTATTACTTACTGATATTATGGATACTCCTGATAGAAAATCAGCAGCTCCTAGTTTTAATCCTGATGTTTATGATGAAATTGACAGTTCTGTAAAAAAACAAACTCAAATGTTGAATCCTGGTATCATTAATACTAACAAACAACTTTATGGTGATCTAAAAGATAATTATGATTTAGATAACTCCATGATGAATTTTTATTCAACTGCTAATACAAGAGTTTGTAATGACCAAGGAGCTTATGGTCAATATTTATATGGATCTATGTATTCTGGAAAAGAATCTACTCCTGAAGGTGCAATGATGCGTGTAAAAGATAATTATAGATATATTTTAATATAATACTATTAATCGTAACATTTTTTATAAACATTTTTAAACTATTTTATTTAATTGATATTTTAATTAATATTATATCAATATATTTTCCCAATAAAATATATGGATAGTGAAACTGAAAATATTTTTAATAATAAAATTCAAGAAAATGGTCTAAATTTTTATTTATTTCCTGCTGGCTTTCAATTATTTAAAGCAAGTAAATATATTAATTCTTCAAAACCAGAAATTACTTTTGAACAAAATACTCCTTACTTTTTTGGATTAAAAAATATGAACCCTAAATATATTTCTTCTTATGAGAAAGAATATGGAGTAATTTTTGAATACCAAATTATAACTCCATATAAATTATTAGCTTTAGACGATCAATCAAATTTATCAATACTATATTCAGCTGCTCCTGATAATATAAAAAAAATTTTAGAAAAGAATTATGGTTTTATTGAAAATTCAAATTTAGAAATAAAACGTGATTCTGAGGCAGAAAGTGATAGAGAATTTTCTAAATATTTATGTAAATTAGGATTTCAAGGTTATGCCATTTCAAAAATGGCTACTTCATTTCAAGGAACTTTTCATCCCGAATTATTAATTTGTAATACAAATGGTATAAAATTTGTAAACCAAATTACTTCTAAAGAAAAAATGATGAAAATTCTAGAAGATGCTAAACTTAAAAAATTAGCCGATGATATTAAACTTCAAAGAAATAATAGGAGGAGGGAAAGGTTAAATAATGATGATCATTTTGATAATTCTCCTAATAAATTTAGAAGAGGAATTTCGTTTAATCTTGATAATATGGATTTGGATGGAGGATCCATAAAAAAATTTAAAAAAAGAAGCAAAAAAGCTAAAAAAAGCAGTATAATTAAAAGAAAAAGAAAACTCAAAACAAAAAGAAAGAAATATTTTTAATTAGGAAAACTAAGTTTTTAAAAAAATATTATTTTAGTATTATATATAAAATGGCTTATGTCTCGGATTTTACATTCAATAATTTAAGTAGAATTGGCAATGATGAATGTTGTCTTGATCAAAATTCAATTCAAAATTCATCAGCTTGTAACTATACTCTTCAAAATTATTTTGCTAAGGATTGCTCTATGAATTCGGCTAGAGCTTTAGCAACTGCCCAACCTGGTATTAATTATAGTGGATCTATGGGTTCTGATATGTGTGGTTCAAATATTAATGAAAGTTCTCAACTTTTAATTGGTGGTATTCAAACTCATCCTAAAACCCGAATTGATTTATTTGGAAGACCTTTTGCGACAGTTCCTTATTTAGGAAGAGGTTCTGTTGATCCTATTTTGGAATCACAAATTCAACAAGGCGAGTCTCTAACTAATAAACGCACTGTTACCCGTCTATCAGAAACAAATTATATGGCATATCACACAACTCCTTTAATTCCTGAAGTTAAGCAAAATATTCAAAATAGTAATTTAATGATTGAATCAGATGCTTCTGAAGGATGGATTCGTGGTGGTGTGCCTTCTCGTGAACTAACAAGAGATCGTGATTTTTATACTGCACATACTGCTGGTCAAGCAATGCCATAATAATATAAGAAGAAGTTTAACTACTTAAAAATATATGTAAAATTGATAATATATGTATAATACCAATTTTAAAGTTAAATATAAAGATATTGAGAAAGAACTTACAAAAAAAAATTCATATAATATTGAAGATATACAAAATATTTGTGATAAACTTTATAGAGATGAATTATGTTCTGTATTTTATGCAGAAGATATTATAGATGATAAAATAGATGAAGGATATAAAACTATTTATGGAAAAATGATTTTGAATCCAGAATTCAAAAATGTTGTTTTTGAATTGAAAAATATAGTAATAAAAAATAATACTTCTATAGAGGATAATCATGATTTAGATTTTTTAATTTTATTATCTCTATTTAGCAAAGATATGTTTTATATAACACATAAATGTATTTGTCAACAATTAACTTTAGAAAAAATTGATGATATTCTATTAAGCGAATTATTAAAAATTGGATCTGAATTTTTATCTAAATTAAATTTATAAATTATAAAATTATTATTTATTTTTAAAAGTATATATAAATGGCTTCTACCCGCAATAAAAATACCCCAGGAAATTATTGTTTAGATAATCGTCAAAATACTGGATCTGAAGCTTGGCAATTATATACAAATGGCGCTAATGGTTATGCATTTGATACTAGATTGCCTGGTAATGGATTAAATCCTGGTCAATTTCCTTGGTCTAAATTATCACATAATCCTGCAGATATTGAATCTTTTTTATTTGGTATTAATTCTACAAATTTAGTTTCACCTGCTCCTCCTTTAACGCCAGAATTGATTTGTTTGAAAACTGCTAATGTATTTAAAACTGCTCCAGTAATTATGCCTATTCCTCAAGCAATTCCTAAAAATCAAAGACCATTTCCTATTTAGGAACAAGATATATTTTTACATTTAAGAATAATAAATAAATAAATAATTATTTTAAATTATATATATTTATAATAATTATGAGTAATATAAATGCAGAAAATATAAATGTAATTAATTTAACAGTTCAAACAATAAATGGACAACCTGCATATTCTTTTGGATCAAATAATAATTTATGTGGACAAACTGAAGACTGTAATTATGATTGCAATGATAATAATGATTGTCCAGAATGTTTGACTCTTCCTATACCAGCTGCCCAAGGTGCACAAGGCGAACAAGTAGCAACTGGAGCACAGGGATCAACTGGTCCCGAAGGTAAGCAAGGAGCAACTGGTCTTCAAGGCGCAACAGGTGTTCAAGGCGCAACTGGAGCTCAAGGTGCAACAGGTGTTCAAGGTGCAACTGGTCCCGAAGGTAAGCAAGGAGCAACTGGAGCTCAAGGTGCAACAGGTGTTCAAGGAGCTACTGGATCATCAAGTATTATTGCATATGCTGAATATACTAAAATTACTCAAACTGGAAATATTGGTGTTACACCAGGAGTGCCTTTTTTATTTGATCTACCAGCTGTTTATAACTCTGCACCTTCATTAATTGAAGGAAACACTGGTGCTGGGGGCGTTGGAACTGTTTTCACATTACAATCTGGCACTTATATAATTGATTATGAAACCAGTTTAGGTTCAGCTGGATCATTAGCTATTTATAGTGGTTCAAGTGGATCATTAGTGCTTGATACAAATACAATATCTGGTTCTAGCACTGCAACTACTTGGATTCATGGTCGTGCGGTTCAAGTAGTTCCATTATCATTAGATATTGCAATATCTTCATATAATGGAAATGCAACTGTAGTTCTTGCCGGAACTTCAGATGTTTATATGATTCGTATAACTATATTGAAAATTGAATAAATTTTAAAAAAAAATTATATAAAATAATTTATTAAAAATATATATTTAAATATAATTTAAAAAAGTGTTATTATGAATATAATTGAAAAAAATATTAATAATAATATTTACATAGAATCAGATAATAAAGTAAATAATAAATTATCTCTAAAATGCAAAGGCCCATCCTGTAAGCTAATTATTGTAGATAATTTTTATAATAATGCTATGGAAACAAGAAATTTTATTTTGAGTCAAGAGTTTTCTGTAAAAGGTAATTATCCTGGTCAAAGAACAGTTTCGTATGCAAATGAACATTTAAAAGATGTAATTCAAAAATATGTTGAGCCATTTGCAGGAAAAATAGTTGATTTTCCGTTACCAAATAATGATTCTGATACAAATGATATTTATAATGGAGCATTTCAATATACTTTGGCCAAAGATAGATCTTGGATGCATACAGATAAATGGAATAATTGGGCTGGAATCGTATTTTTAACTCCAGATGCTCCTTTATCATCAGGAACTGCATTTTATAGATTTAATGACGGTGCAATGAGTCAAGAAGATACAGATATATTATTAAACCAAGATGAAGTAAATAGATTTTCTCAGGATTTAACAAAATGGGAACTAGTAGATAAAGTAGGAAATGTTTTCAATCGTCTTATTTTATTTGACGCAAATAGATATCATGTGTCATGCGATTATTTTGGCGATACAAAAGAAAATGGTAGATTATTTCAAGTATTCTTCTTTTCAACTGAAAGATAAATTATTACATTTAATAAAATATAATAATTTTTATAAACTGCAAAATTAATCTAAAATAAAATTATTTTGTATGAAATCAAAACAAACAAGACCAGTTCCAGACCAATGACCAATAGAAGTTAAATTAATTTTTTCATTTTCTGGTATTTTATTCCAAAAATCAGTCATATTAGCAAATGTTTTATCAAAATTATTAGCAACATGTCCTTTTTCAATAAATATATCATCATATAAAATAAAACCTTTGTAATTGTTATTCTTTAACCACAAATACATTTCATATTCCAAAAGACCGTTATGTGGATCAATATCAATGAATATCATTGTACTTGATAGTAATAATTGTTTATATTTATTTTTAATATTTTCATCAAATATATTTTCCAAACGATAATTGAGTTTATACTTTTCAAAATAATTTTTACATGAATATTGTATTAACTCTTTTATATCAAATGAATAAAGTAAATTATTATTTTTATTAGTTAAAGAATAACCTAATGAAATTGCAGAGTTTCCATGATGGGTTCCAATATCAATAATGATTCCATTTTTTATTTGATGTGAGATACAACAAAATAATTTGTAATGTTCAACTCCTATACCCATATTATAATCTACAAGACCTTGTTTTGAAAAATAATTTAAAAATTGTAATGGTATTTGTTTATTAACTTCTTCTATATAATCCTTTTTTAAAATAAAAGAATTTGTTGTAAATAATTTTCTTTTAGGATCTAAAATAATATTATAAAGAGCATATTTATTTTCTTGTGAATCTATGTTATTAAAGTCTACTCTAATATTTTTATAATCAAAATGAGAACTAAAATATATATGAGATATATACTGGATTTCAGGTGAGTAAGTTGCTCTAGTTTGAAATAAAACTAAATCTATACTAGAAATAAATTGTAAAAACTTTTGGTCTTCCCAAATTTGGTTATGATATATATATCCATTAGGTAAATCAAATAAATAATTTATAGATTTTTGTGAACCTATAAATAATGTATCTGAAGAACCAAATACAATATTATCATTATTGTATAGATGATTAATTTCGTGTTCTATTTTTTCAAAACTCAAATTATTTGTAATTATTACATCAAATAGTCTGCAATATATTGTTAAATCTATTTCAATATTATTAGAATTAATATAATCATTTTTTAATTTATTTAGTATATTTTTTCTATATATTAATTTTGGGACAAATTCATTTTCAATTCCGCTTCTATCATTAATATTATTGAAAAAAGTTTCAACATATTTGTCTTCCTCTTCAGAAAAATCAAAATTTTCTATATAATCAAAAATATGGATTTTAAAGCCATAGGATAAAAAAATATTCTTTATTTGATCTTCAGAAAATTGTGAATAATTTCCATTTTTTGATTTATCTGATAAGATAAATAAATGAACATTACAGTTATTGATAATTGGTTTTAACATATTAATATTTTTTATAAGATTATTTTTATAAGTTCTAAATTGACCATATACCATAATAGCTATGTTTTTTTTATTTTGAATAATATTATTAGTATTTACCCAGGAAACATAATTTGTTAATTTATTACATTCCTGATTATATAAATATATTATATCTTGATTTCCATTTTTATTTTGGAGTAATATATTTCCACTACTATCTTTAATGTGCTCAGAAATTTTTTCAAATTTTAAAAAATGTATATTATTATAAATGCCTTCCTTTCCTACAAAAGACATTGTTTCATTATTTTTTAAAAAAATATTTACACTTCTTCCTAATAATCCTGGTCCAGTAAAATCTAATTTAGATTGTGGAATAATATTATTTTCAACATGAAATACAATTTTATTTATACAATTTAATAGAATAGGATGTTTAGGTATTGAAGCTATAAAACCACATGCTAAATTATGGTTACCTTCCAAAGGGTTTATATTTAAATCAATAGGAACTAGAAATTCTATATTAGATAATAAAAAATCATCTAATTTTCCTATACATAAAGTATCAATATCTATATAAATTCCACCATTTATATAAAGGTAACAATAGCGAAAAAGATCTGATTTATAGGCACCAGGGATTATAGCTTTATATGTGTTAATTATATTTTTATCAAAATTTTCTGAAATAAATTTTTCTCTTTCGTCCTTATCAAATAAATAATATTCATAATCAGGATTATTTGTTTTCCAAATATCAACCATTTTTTGAAAGTCAGGGTTTAAATCTTTATGCTCCCATGTTTGTATTATTTTTTTTGGTATTAAATTTTTATTTATTTTATTTTTTTCTAATAAATTGTAAACTATAGTATCAAATTTATAAATAAATTGTTTTCTTTCTTTTTCTAATTCATATTTATCAATTATTCCCTTTTCTATAATAATTTGGGTTTTTGAATCAATATCAAATTCAATTACATTTTTGAAATTATATAAGTTATTATTATATTTACTTATTATTAATGGAGTCAATGTTGAATATGCTAAGGGTATACATCCACACATAGAAACACCATTTATATGATCAATATTATTTGTATTATCTACAAAAATGTAATCGCATTTTCTTAGCATATTTATCATGTGTTGTGTATCCAAATTATTTAATAAAACAACATTAAATTTATTATTATCAATTTTGGTGATATCAAAATTATAAGCGCTTCTAGAAATAATATATAAATTAATAAATCTTGAACTAGCTAATTTATTTATTGTGTCATAATTATATCCACAATTTGAATCTCCTATAATTGATAAGTAAATTTCTTCACTAGATTCATTTTCCTTATCTTTTTCTTCAAGAATATTAAAACATGGAATAGCCCAATTTTTGGAATTTTGAATAAAAGGTCTTATATCTACATTATTTTTAATTTCTGGACGTCTAATTTTATTTAAATGATTTATTGTAATGCATTTTTCATTAATCCATTCTTGTTTAAACTGATAGTCATCATCTGTAGGAATAAATATTATATCAAAAATATCTTTCATTTCTTCAAATTCATAATTATTTTTCAATTCAAAATCGTAATTTTTAAAATGATTTTTATAAAATTCAAACCAACCTAATGTATTTATAAATGAAGTAAAAATTGTTAATAAATAATTATTATTTTTACAATATTCAATGATGAATCCATACATTTCATAATGAAAATTAAAACCATTAAAAATAGCTACATGTTTTTTAACATTATCATCATTATTTACAAAACAATAATTAATACCGTTTTCTTTACCAAATAATAAATTATTCCACATTGAATATCTATTCTCCCAACTACAATTTAATGCATATTCCTTACCTTTATTCCTTATTTCCAATTTTTTTTCATCAGTTAAACTCATAAGAGTATCTATTTCCTCACCTTTATTTACAGATAACCCATATTCTCCTACAGTATTTATTAAACCTGCAATTGGATAATATATACAAATTACTTCTGACATTAACATTTCTAATGCAGTTATACAAGATGTTTCATGAAAATGCGTAGGATAAAGCCAGAACTCTGCCGAACTCATTTCAACATATAATTTATCTATACTAAGTTTACCTAGATTAAAAATAGAATTACTATTTTGATCAATAAAATTCTTTAAAACAACTTCTCCCTCGTTGCATGGAAATTCGCCATAGGATGAAATAAAAAGTGTAGCATCAGGCATTTTTTCTAAAATTTCAGGCCATAAATTTAATAAATTATCTAAACCACGCTCTGCTCTAGATGTATAAATAAATTTATTTTTTATTTTTTTTGAACTTTCGGAAAAACATTTAAATCAATACCGTTATTAATTATTTCTATTTTATCTTTTAGAGAAGGATATCTATCCAAAAATTGATTTTTATGCCAATCAGTTAAGCATATACACCCATTAATATGTTTTTTCCATTTTTCAAGAATTTTACTATCAGAAAGAGTGCTGCCATATGATAATAAGAAAATATCATGAGCCCAGATAAAAGATTGATAAAAACTGCAAGAAGGAAACATTTCATAAAAAGCGATATATCTTGATACAATTAATGTATGAAAAGGAATTTCATTAATTAGTTTTGGAAGTTTAAATATATTGATATATTGAATATTTTCAATAGTTTCCTCTTTAACATTTCCACTTATAAATATATTATAATCTTTTGGAAAACATTTTGATAAATATGCAACCGCTTTTTCCGAACCACCTAATGCATTATTTTGCATATAAGAATAATTCCAATCAAAATCTAAAAATCCACTAAAAATAAGAATGTTTTTTGATTTAAAACATTCTTCTTTTGAAAATTTTTGGGATTTTACTGTTACACTAATATATTTTTCAAAATTTAGACCTGCTTTTTTATATTCATCTCTATCAAGAAAATCAAAATTATTAAAATTAATTCCATTATCATTTAAAAACGAAATATATTCATTAGCAAGATTCATAAAAGTTTTATTATCTTCTGGAATATGCTTTAAAAAGAATTGCAGATTATAAATTAAATTTTTTACATGCCATTCATCAAACATATTTTGTTTTTTTTTAAAAATAATTTCATACATTTTTAATACACATTTAAAATCTTGAACTTTATCTGCAATTAATATCATATAATATGGAACAAAAAAATTGTATTTATCTGAAATTATAAATAATTTACTTGTATTATTGCTATTTAAATATCTATTTTCAAAAAAATCTTTAACATTTAAATAATAATTATAAGCAATATTATTCATATTTTCACAACAATAATGCTGCAATAATGGAAATAAACATTCTACCCTTTCATTATCATATAAAAATGATTTAACTAAATAAAAAAATCCTTCTTCTTTCCTATTCAATGCACTTAAACAATCAAAAATATATAGGCAACTAGTATATTTTTCTTGCGCCCATTGTTTTTCATGATTTAATGTTATTTTATACCATTTAATTGCGTCTTCAAATTTACCACAATCTCTATAACTATTAGCACAATAAAATGCATATCTATGAAACAATTGATCATTTTTTATTAAAGCTTCGTCATATGCTTTTTCTAAAATAATTGCATCTTTAATATATTTATCTGGATCCATACTTCTACTTCCTGATCTACCAGAAACAACATAATAGTTACCATCTACAATACAAGCTTTTGAAGGACCTTCTAAACAACTAATATATTCGTGAATAACGGATAAATATTCAAATTTTTTATTATTATTAATCAATAATACACGAGTATAATTAACACCAAATTCTGAACCAAATTTTAGATGATATTCGTCAAAGTTAACATCTTTTGGTAAAAATATATTTCCAACAATTTCATCATCTGCATCAAAAACTAACAGTAAATCTGTTTTTTTGTAAGCTCTCTGCAATGCTAATGTTCTATTATGCGCAAAATTAACCCATTCATCATGAAATAACTCTCCTTTAATTCCTTTATTAAAGAAAAAATCGGTTATAATGGAGCAAGTATTATCGGTAGATCCAGTATCACATATAACCCAATAATCAAAACTAATTTTCTCGCATAACTTTTTAAGTGTTTTTTCTATAATATGAGATTCATTTTTAACTATCATATTCAAACAAATAGTAGCATCTTTTTCTGCATTCATTTAAATAATAAATATAACTAATATCTAATATTTAACTATTAATTTTAAAAGAATAATTTTTATTCAATAATTTCACAAGAATAATTTTTATTCAATAATTCTAGATAATGAGAAAACTCAGCAAAATAGTCATAATTGTTTAATTCTCTAATATTAACTTCTACTTTAAAAGATTCAGAAATTTGAATTCCAACTACGCCTCTATAATTAATATTATTAAAATATTTTAAGTTGATTTTATCACTATAATTTTTTAATAAATAATAAACAAATTTCCAAACATCTCCTGTCCATTCTTCGCCATATTTTAAAACACCATTTTCATAATAATGTTTTTTAGGAATTTTTAATTGTTCGCCATAATTTAATGGAATGCAATCATCAATAAAAATAATTCCATCTTTATTTAAAATTTTGATACTATTATTAAAATCTTGTAAGACATTTTCACAATGATGCATACCATCTATAAATATAACATCAAAAAAATCAATACAATCATCTGAATCTATTGAGATAATATCCGAATTTTCGTCGTATAAATTTAATTTATTAAAGTATTCGTCAGAAGTCATTTTTAAAATTTCCTCATTTTCATTATTAGGTTTATATTTTGGATCAGGATCTATACCAACTTTCAAATGAAAATGTGTATTTGAAAATGTGTAACCATTTTCAACGCCAATTTCTAAATATTTATTCCAGGAGTTTGTTAAAGAATTAATTACTTGATGTCTTTGATCAAAATTTGAATTATATTTTAATTTTTCAATATTACATGATATAATCTCATAATTATTGATTGAAATATAACATAATTTGAAATATTTAATCAAATTTTCTTCTGGTTCATCTATTAATGTATAACACTTCATATTATTAAAGCCAAATGAATCTAATCTACTGGATAAATATTCTATTGAACATTTATTTTCTAAAACAATAAAATCGTTTCTAGAATTTTTATATAAATTATTAATATTATCTATATTTTTTAAAAGACCATCTAGTCCTATAATACAATATTGTTTATCATAATCATTATTTATAATTAAATTGGTGTATTTATGTTGATAATTATCACGTTTCCAGATAATAGTGCTTTGATTTAAATATTTTTCATCTTCATACCCTCCTAAATATTTCATTTGATCATGGATATTAAAAATATAATAATAGAAAGGACTTATAAAATTTGGACCGATGCGGTTAATTTCCGCATTACGAATTAAAGAAAAATTATTATTTTCATTATTCATATATTGAATATATCCCATTTTTTTTATCTTAGCTATTTTTGTATTTAAAGCGGTTCTTAAAATGATTTCATAATCATCACAAATGGGTAAATATTCGCAATAATTTCCTATTTTTAATAATACATCCTTTCTCCAAATTCTAGGATGATTTGGGCAGCAAACTAAATGACTTAATGTAATATTATTTATATTAGGAGTATTATAAACATAAACCCATTTATTATTATATTTTTGACAATAATATGAACCGTAACCTTTACAAATATTATCTCCATAACAAAAATTAGATCCATTTTCATAAATATTAATAAAATCCATGTATATGAATCCAACATCTAATTGTTTATCAAATAAATTTGCTGATTCTTCTAAAACAAATGGTAACACTTCATCATCATGATCTAATTCTAATACATATTTTCCTCTACATAAACTTATAGATTCATTTTTAACATTGCCAATATACCCGTTATTTTCATGCCTTTTATATAATCTGATTCTGGAATCATTGGATAAATTATTTTTTAAATAATTAAAGTTTTTATCATCAGGAGAATCATCTATAATGACCCATTCCCAATTTTCCAAAGTTTGAGATTTTAAACTATTAAATGCTCTCATAATTTTTTCAAATGAATTAAATGATGTAGTAAAGATAGAAAAAATAGGTCTTGTTAAACACCGATCTAAGCTACAAATTTGAATATATTTTACATTTACAAGACTATTAAATTGTTGGATAGAATGAAATTCTTTTAAATGAATAATTCTATTTGAAATGTTATTATTCTTATAATTATTATCAAAATATGATAAAATATCAATATATTCAGAAATTATAGGAGAAAAAACAACTAACAATGGATAAATTTGCTTATAAAATTTATTTAAGTTTTCTTTTTTATTTATAATATGAATAGTGCATTCTAAATTATGACAGTTATCTTTTATTAAAGAATCAATATAATCGTATTTATCGTCGCGAAAAAATAAAATAAAAGGATATTTCATTATATTTTATTAATTGATAATATTTAAGTAATTTTTAAATGAATCTAAAATTCAGGTGTATGTTTTTTAAATAAACAACCATGGGGTTGCAAATGTTTTAATTCATTCGTTATAACATGAGGATTTTGATGATCACAATTGGTCATCCATATTTTTATAATACAAAAGTTTTTTTTTGGTGAAATGGTTATCCCTGTAACACAATTAACAAATTGGGAATTGCTACTGATGGTTTCTCCAGTTAGAACATAGGTTAAATCACGCCATACTTCAAAGACATTTTTATTTGAAACTTTATAAGAGAAGCATCCTCCATTTCTATTCTTATGATCTTCCCACATAGGAGTAATTCCATCTTTCATCACAAACAGCATACAATTTTTTACTAAACCTTCTGGTAAAGATTCAGTAACAGCAATTGTTTCTTCCACGTTATTAAATTGAATAATACGTTTATAACTTTTAACTGTCCAATCTGGATCCTGAGGTAAATGAGCCCATAAATTCCATTTATTATTCAAATTGTGAAAACCTGTGTTTTGAGAATCAATTTCCATTGTTAAATCAGTGTTACAGGGATCCATTATAATTATATTAATTCAATTTTTTTAAATTATTTTATTAAATTATTTTATTAAACTATTTTATTAAACTATTTTATTATTAAATTTTTAATTTGGATAAAGTTTGTCATAATTTTCTTCTTCTAATTCTAATTCTTCTTCTAATACTAATTCTAATTCTAATTCTTCTTCTAATACTAATTCTTCTTCTAATACTAATTCTTCTTCTAATTCTAATTCTAATTCTTCTTCTGTTTCTTTTATTAAAAAATCATTTTTATTTAAAATTATAGAATGAGTTTCATTTAATTTATGAAAATTACAATCTGAATCAATTAATTCAATTGTATATAAAAAATCATCATTATTTATATGATTTATATTCAAAACAGATTTTAAATAATATTTAAAAAAATATTTATCAAATGTATTATTAATTATGTAATAATTGAATTTATTATTTTTAAATATAATAATATAATTTTCTTTATTAAATAATAAGTTTAAAGAAATAAAATTAACATTTGAAATCTCATAGTTATTATTTTCTAATAATTTTGGAACGCATAATTTATTTACAGGATCATCATGATTTTCAGAATTTATTGAATAAACAATTAAATCATATTTTTTTTGTAATGTTTCATCTAATTGAAGTAAATTACTACTTCCGATTAGATCTCCATTACAAAAAAAATCTACTATAATTTTATTTTCATCAAATAACCGCAAATCCAATTTTTTTATAAAATCTTTTATATAATTACTAGCTAATTTTATATATATTCTAAAACGATTCATTAAAATTTCACCGCAACTATATAAATAAATTATATTATATCCCAAAAAAATACATTTTGGTTCTAAGTATGCTTTTAATCTATTTAAATCTTTTTCTGCAATTTTTAAAATAGCAATATATTCATTTGGATAAAATGTCTTATATATTTCTATGCAAATATATAAAAATATCGCTATATTAAAATACATATTATTATAATTAATAAATTGTAATTTTTTTAAATGGTTTTAAAAAATATTATTGAAATTGTGGGTCTGAAGTATATGTTGGAAGAGATTCTACATTATTATTATTTTGATTTTTATTTTGTTTTTTTTGAACATTATTTACAGAACTAAAAACAAGATTACCACCTTTTAAAGAATTATCACAATTTAATTTTAATTCTCCAGTTGCCGGATCTAAACCAAATACATATAATAATATTCCAACTATAACTGACATGAAAATAAATGGAACAAATACGATAATCCATGAAATTATTCCCATGCCAGATTTACATAATGCATTTAAAAGTATTGTAATTATTATCATTATAATTATTTTAAAAAATGCTGTATTGTATAAACCCTTAAATGTATCAATTATTACTTGTGTTAATGAAAATGCTATATAAATTAATGCTGGTGCACATAAATTAAACATTAATTCTTATATTATATTAAGAAAAGATTGGCTCTCCGTTTTTAATAATTCCAACTTTATTACCAACTTCGCCATCTGAAGAAACTTCATATAATATTCCATTCTCTTCATCTGTAGCAAAATAAGTCACGTCATCAATTTCAATTTCAAAGACTTCTTCTTCTTCTTTTTCAACATCAGTTTTTACTTCTTCCTCCTCAACCTCTTCTTCTTCTTCAACATCAGTTTTTACTTCTTCTTCTTCTTCTTCATCTTCTTTTTCATCATCAGTATTTACTTCTTCCTCTTCCTCTTCCTCTTCAACTTCTTCTTCTTCCTCTTCAACTTCTTCTAAAGACTCTTCTAAATTAGATTCAACAAGATAATTTTTTTCCAAATTTACTAATTTTTCTTCAATTTTCAACTTTATATTTTCTTCTATATTCAACTTTATTGTAGAAATTTCTAAATTTGCATTATTATCATGAGTGTCATTACAAATAGGAATAATATTAGATTCTACAGTATTTACATTTACATTTTTTAAATTTTGTATTTCTTTTTCAAGATCAAATATTTTAGAATTTAATTGTTCTAAGAGAATTAATAAGTTCGCATTTTTATTTTCTAATACTGATATACTATCATAAATATCTTTCAATCCACTTTTATCAAATGTGTAAGAAAAATCCTTTTCTTTTTCAAAAAAGATATTATCATCAAATTGAGAAGAATTATTAATATTAATGTCATTTTTAATTTTCTTTAACATATCATACATATGATCAATTGTAGCCATTTGAATTAATTTTTCAATATTATTTAAACTAGACATTATTTATGGATATTATACTATATTGTAATTCGTTTAATATGATTTAAAAAATATTTATTGTAGTTTATATATGGAGGACGGAATAAAGTTTTTTAATAATGACGACTTGGAACTGCATGTAGAAAAAGTAATGTCGCAAACAAATTATACTAAAGAAGAAGCAATTGAAAAGCTAAAATTATTTAATTGTGATTATATGAGAGTTTTAAAGGATTATATGGGTATCCCAGAAAAAAAAAATTGCAAAATTAAATCAATTAATCAAGAAATTTACAAACAAATTAGATTTAAATTGGATAATACAATGAGAGAATATAGAGAAAAGAATCCAATTAAAATAGACGAAGTAATAAATAATTTTCAGGAATCTGAAGAAAGAGAACGTTTAAAAATTAAAAATTAAAATAATATTATATTTTGCATGTAGATAGAGAAATGCAACATATTTTATTCTGATAAAGTATGATTAGAAATACCAAACTTTTCATTAAGAATAGAATTTTTGTTTTGTTTTTTTCTTTGCAATCTTGCTTTAACTTGATAATTATTAGAAGGAATAATTTTATTATTTAAAATAAAGTCATCATTATCTTCATGAAGTTCAGGTAATATTCTAGTTAATGGTTTATCAACAATAAGAAATAATCTTTCATTTCTTAACAATGATCTATAATCCTGAATTGATAAATTTCCGTAATATTTATCCAGCATATAAAATGGATTAGGTGCAGGTTTTATATTTTTATTATATTCATAAATTTTACTATAAATATGATTAAATAAATGATATCTTTCAAATTTTGTAGAACTATCTATGTTTTCATTCATTAAATATGCAACACCACATTCTGGACTACAAAAACAACCATAAACATGATAAGAACCGTTAATAAAATGTTTTGGAATATAAATTGGTGGATTTTCAAAATCACATGTATCCCAAAAACAAGCAGATCTTTTATTATTAACATTATTAATATGTAAATTATGTTCTAGTTGTTTTAATTTTTTCCACAATTCTTTGCTTGAATCTTTACAATAAACTTCTTCCTCATCATCCTGATAATCATTTTCTAAATTATTGATATTAGAAGTAGATTTATCATTATTATAAAAACTATTATTATTGATATTTTCAGATCCAATTATTTCATAATTTAAATCATTTTTAGCTCCTGAAAAACTAAATGATTCTACTAAAAAATTTTCATTTTGATATGTAATTGGATTGAGTTCTTTCATTGAACATTTTAAATGTAAAATAACATTTGGTTTATTTTCTTTTTCTTGTTCATTTGAAACTAATTGTTGAATAATTTTTCCCCCTTTTGGTTTACGTCCTCTTTTTTTTAATTGTGGTTTTACATCCTCGGTATTATTATTGTTAGTAACAATATTTGTTTCTTCTTCTTCCAATGCATTATTATCCAAAATACTTGTATAAATATTATCAGTTTCTAATTGATCTTCATTAGAATCAATTTCTTTAACACATAAATTTACGCTTTTTTCTTTAATAATTGAATCCATATTTAAAGAAGCTAATAATTCTTTTTTAGATTTCCTACCTCTTTTTTTAAGTGGAGCGGTAGTAATAGAATTAGAAGTTATTTCGTTTTTTACAGGTTTTGGTCCCATAGTAGTTATTATATGTATTGTTCAAGATTAATTTAAATTGTTTTAAAATATACTTTATTTTTATATTTCAAACGCCAATTTTTATAAACAATTGCTTTTTCTGTATATTGTGATTTTTTACAAAAGCATATTTTTTATAACAAAAAGCACCTTTTCTATTATTTCTTCAAAATTATTAGATTCATCAGCACATTCTAACTCTAAATATTGTTTCCCACCTATTTCTTTTAATCGTTTATCAATTGATTTTCCCATATAACAAAATTTGTCATAATTTGTATCACCTAATCCTAATACGATAAAAGGGATATTATTTAATATTGTTTTTGATAAAGATCGCTTTTTAACTATATTCCAAAAAATATTAGCATTTTCGGGAGCATCGCCATTTCCTGTTGTTGAACATATTATAATCAATAATCTACAAATATTATTTAATTCAGAAATATCATTTTTTATTGAATTTAATGTATTACAATAAACTTCACATTTCAAATCTTCACGAATATTTTCTACTAATATTTTTGCAATACTTTCACCATTTCCTGTAGCAGATCCATATAAAATATATATTTTTTTATTATTATTTTCCATATATAATTATACATATAAAATAAAAAAATATGTTCCAAAGAATAATAAAAAACAGGCATAATAAATTAACTTTACTTTACACCTTTTCACATTTAAAACGCCGATTATTTTTATAAAAAAAATTGAAATAAAAATAATTAAAATATTGAAGTGTAAATTAAAAATAAAATGGATAACACAATCACTATTCAAAATATTCAAGAATATACACAGCAAATAATAAATGGAAATCTTGTTCTTACGAGAATAATCCCGTTTGTTAATGAGGCGACATTATTTCAAAAAAACTTACGAGGAAGCAGTATATTAGAATGTAAAATTAATAATATAAATAATGATATCAAAAAATATAAAAAAATACTCATTTATTTATATTCTACTATAGATATGGAAACAATATTACAAAACACAATTTTAAATATTTCACAACAAGAAATATATGATAGGGGGTTTGAATATTATACTAATTTAGGTATATCAATTCAAGGTGCTGACGCAAGAAGAACATTAAAGGAGATAATTAATATTATACAAATTAAAAATTATAGTATGGAATTAAAAATTAAACTTAGAAATGATGAAGTTATTCATTTTATTATATAAAATCGGCGTTTTAAATGTGAAAAGGTGTAAAAACTATTTAAAGACAAATTATTGTAAATAATATATTCACTATTTTTCATAACATTCCCTACAAACAGGAATGTAATTTTCCGAACCAACTACAGTTTGCTGCTTTTCAGACGTAATTCTTTTTGAAAATATTCCTGGAATACCATTTTTACAAATACCACATAAAGATGTTAGTTTATTTACTTTATCACATATAGGAATTAAATCCAAAATTTGACCAAATTTCTTTCGCTCAAAATCCCCATCTAATCCACAAATATAAACTTTTTTTCCATTTTTTAACATATCTAATACATTATCATATAAATCTTCAAAAAACTGACCTTCATTTATTAAAATAACATCTGCATTCCTTAATTTATTTTCTTCTAAATTATTATTCCATATTTCTGATATTTTATTCGTTTTTATACAAGGTATTTTTATTTTATCATGGGTTGACATTAATTCTTCATCATATCTTAAATCTATTGAATGATTGATTGTTTGAACTGAAATATTACAAAAATTACATTGTTTATATATTTCTACTAATCTACTTGTTTTACCCGAAAACATCGGCCCTAATATTAATTCCAAATAAGCTGTTTTTTTATTATCGCTCATAATTGTTTTTAACATAAATTATAATTATATTATTTAAATCAATTTTATTTATTTATATAATATAAAACAAAATGACGACTGTAAATACTTCTAGTATGGCAATTAGAATATATTTTAATCAAATTATACATCATATAAGAAATTATGATAACACTAGAAATAAATTATTACAAATTAATAATGAAATTAAAGATTTTTCTCTATATAGAGATCCTGCTAATAATTCTATTTTTAATTTAGCAACAGATGAAGGAAATAACATTTTATTAGAATGTTGTATTCATCAAATTAAACAATTATGTTTACAGGTTGTTAAAAAATATGGTGTCTTGTTTGATTTGGGACATTATAATAATGACGGCGAAACCGCCCTTATATACTCAATTAAACATGATTGGTTTTATTTCGCTGCGTTCCTTATTGGTTATTGTGAAGAAAATCCATTTAAATCTATAAAGGATCTAAATATTGAAAATTTTGACGAACAAGGTAAAAATGCATTGGATTATTTATTTGAAAAAGATAAAGAAATACAAGTAGATAGAACCGTATTTCAACTTGAAGCTAATGGACAATATAAACAAATGCTTCTTTTAGTGGAATTACTTGGTTATTATTTAGATAAATCACCTGATAGCACACTTACTCATGATTATATTAATCTAATTTGTTTAGATTTACCTTTTTATAAGCCTATATTAGAACCATACTTTAAAGATCATCCCGATATTAAATTTACTAATCAATTTTGTAAAGCACCTGTTGAAGCCTCTATTAATCTTTTTCAAGAGGGAATTCCTGCATCCCGTGATTTACGTAGTATGGTAAATACACAAGTAGAAGCCCGAATTTCCAATCCAACTATTGCTTTACCGGATACTTCTCAAAATTGGGATGAAAATGACTCTGATGATGAAAGGATTAGTTTAAATCCTAAAAATATGTCTTTACCTACTCCATTGTCAGAATATAATCCAAATAACCCTGGGCAAATTATCACTTATCCTCGGCCTTTTATAACTTCATCTACTAATTCACCTAGACAAGAAAAAAGATCTCTAGAAGATGAAGAAGAAGAAGAAGAAGAACAACCTAATAAGAAACAACGGAAAGTAAATAGTAGTTCATCTTTTTCTCAAGAATTAGGTGGAAATAGACGTAAAAAATCTAATAAAAAATCCACTAAAAAACAATATAAAAAATCGGCTAAAAAAAATCATAATAAAAAACAATCTAAGAAATTAGTTAAAAAACATAGGAAAAAATATTAAATCAAATATTTAATTATTATTATCACGATAATTAAATATTAAACAAAAGATAATAAACTAATTAATAATTAATGTCATCTAATGTATGGGTTGAAAAATATAGACCAACTGATTTTGACGAAATTGTTTTAGATCCAAAAAATAAGAAAATCCTAAAAAATATTATTGAAACTGGTTATTTTCCTAATCTTTTATTTTTTGGACCACCTGGCACTGGAAAAACCACTACTATAATTAATTTAATAAATGCTTATCAAGAAAAACTAAACCAAAAAAATAAGGAATTAATTATTCAATTAAATGCATCTGACGAAAGAGGTATTGATATTATTAGAAGTCAAATCAGTCAGTTTGTTAATTCTAAAACATTATTTATTAAAGGCATGAAATTTGTTATCTTAGATGAAGTTGATTATATGACTAAAAATGCCCAACAAGCACTAAGATATCTCCTACAAAATTATTCTAATTCTGTAAGATTTTGTTTAATATGTAATTATATTAGCAGAATTGACGAAGGTTTACAAAATGAATTTTTAAGATTAAGATTTAATCAATTGCCAGAAAATGATATTATTAGCTTTTTAAAAAATATTTCGTATTTAGAAAAACTAAATTTTAATGAAAAATCTTTAAAATTAATTCAAAGATTATATAAATCTGATATTAGAAGTATGATTAATTTTATGCAATCAAATCAAAATATCAAAGATGAAGATATTAATATTATTGATGACTCAGTTTGGAATAATTTATATATCAAAATCAAAAATCAAGAAGATTTACAATTATTAAATTTATTTATTAATAAAACCAGTTCTAAATACAATATTGATAAAAAAAATATAATTAAAGATTTTTTGAATTATATGATTCGCAATTATGAATATGTAATAACTCCTAAATATTTAAACTTTATTGAAAATATCATGCATTTTGAGGATTGTAATAATAACTATTTCGTTATTTACTCTTTAGTGCGTTTATCAGAGTTCATAAATGAATCGTAATAATTTATCCTTAATTGCAATTTATTATAGAAATTATTCGGAGGAGAACTTTGTGAGGGATCTATAGGATATTGTTTTAAGCCATATTCGTCTTTCATATATGTAGGGCTTTTTTTTTGAATAGGAATATGTTTTGTCCTTTCATGAATAATTTTTGTAGAATTTTCCATATATTATATAACAAAAGAAAAAAAATATTTTTTTGTTATTTAATAACATGTCAAAATTTGTATATTTTTATATTTTTGTGTTTAGACTGAAAATGCTGTTATTTTATATTCTTTAAGTTAAAATATTTAAAAAAATAATTGAAATAAAATAATTTAAAGAATTTAAAGATAAAGATATCTGTATATTTAATGGCACAAAACATAGATGATGAATGGAGTAATTTTCTAACAAATAACTATAATGATGAAAATTCTAATAATGATTTTGATAATGATAATGATAATGTTGACGACGATGATGACAATAATGAATTTAAAAATATTTATGATGAACAATCTTTGGGTTTAAAATCAAATGAATTTTTAGAAATTCCTGAACCCACAGAAATTTATATTTCTACAAAATCAAAAATTGCTTATCTTGAAAACCCTATTGATCTAAGTATATTTTGGAATATTCCTATTATTCCTTATTATCTACCTCAAAATGGTGTAATTAAAAAACAAATTAAATTAAATTCCAAAAGTCCAGAGGAATTAGCAGAAATTCAAGAGAGATTACAAAAAGAATCGTATTTTGAAGAAAATGTTATGTCTCACATTGATAACCCTAATGGACGTATTAAATTTAAAGATATAAGAAAAATAACAATTGGTATATCAAAAAAAGATATTATGAGTTATCGTGCTAAAAAGAAGCAAGCATTTTATAATTGTTTTGTCATGATAATACGTATAAAATTTGAAAAAGTATTCAGAGAATTTCATATTAAAGTTTTTAATACTGGAAAAATAGAGATACCAGGTCTCCAAAGCGATGAAATGTTTGATAAGGTATTGGAAAATATTATAAACATTTTACAACCATTGCATAATTATAATTTAACTTATAAGCAAACTAGTGATACTGTTTTAATTAATTCTAATTTTAATTGCGGTTTCTATATTAACAGAGAAATATTATTTGATATTTTAAGAAATAAATATAATATTCAATCTATTTATGATCCATGTTCTTACCCAGGTATTCAATGTAAATTTTATTATAATAATGATTTAGATATTCAAAATGGAATGCAAATTTCAGCAGAAAATAAAGAAATATATACAAAAATTACTCCTGTTTCATTTATGATTTTTAGAACAGGTAGCGTTTTAATTGTTGGAATGTGTGATGAATATGTTCTTAAAGAAATTTATAAATTTCTTAAAAATCTTCTTAAAACAGAATTTAAACATATTTGTCAAAGGTTAATTACAAATGAAGATATACTATTAAAGGACAAAAAGAAAAAAAATAGAAAGAAGACTGTTAATATTATTGTTCAAAAATTAATTGATAAAGAAGAAATTATAGTTCCAAAATGTAGAACTAAAAAAATATTTTAGATGGTGTATTAAATGTAAATATTTTTAGATCTATAAAAATACCCATTCCATTAATTTATCAAATTCATTATTACAAAGAAATTCATTTATTTTTAGATTATTCAAATTATTTTGTATCTTTATTTCATTCATTTTTTTTTTATAAATTATTTTTTTAATGAATTCTTCTAATAATTTAAAAAAATCCAAAATTCTTATATTTTTATCACATGTTATTATACTAACAAATTTATTTATTACATCCATTGTTTTTTTTTTTATTTTATTTTTATTTAACAACTTTTTTATATTAATTATATAATTACACTTATCATTAAAAAAATCTATTTTTTTATCATAATTGTAATCTTTATTATTAATTAAAAATAATACCATCTGTTTATAAATAGATTTACTTGAATCAATTATTTCAAACATATTTTTATCATTAACACTGTTTAAATTTTTAATATATTCATTATTTAATTCAAAAATTGTCTTTTTATAAACAAACATTATCGCATCTCTAGAACTTAATTGTAAAAAAGTTATATTATTATCGGATATTTGTTCTATAAATTCAACATAAAAATAATATGATTTTTTCATATAATAAATCGTAAGTTCTAGATTTTTTGTATAACAAAAAATTATTGAAAAAACATTTATTAAAGTTTCTAAACCTCTTTCAAAAATAAATTTATAATATATCTCATTTTTCATTGTTATTTTATCTGAAATAAACCTTATATATTCTATTATTGTTTCTATAAAATGATTTAAAATATCTTCTAATGAATTTTCAATGTTATCTTTATAATTTATTGGATTATTTAATAGACAACTTGTATTTTTTATTATAATATTTGATTTTAGATTATTATTATTATTATCTTTCATTTATTAAAATATGTATATTTAATAAATAATTATATTTATTATTAAAATACTTTTTAATAATAACTATTTAAAGACTTTAAATCCAATTTTTATATAAATGTCATCTTCTGAACAAAAACCTCTGCTTTCCTCCTCACCATCTGTAAGTGCAAATAATTCTAATTATCGTTTACCATGCCAAACTACCCTTGAACATGCTGCCAAGTTAGCTATAGTTGATGATAAACCAATAATGTTAGATTATTGGACTGATTCTCTTGATAAAAAATCTCTTATTGGTGTTAGAGAAACTGGCGAAAAACTGTTAGTTAAGTCTGCTGAAGAATATACTTCTCCTGTATCTAAATTTTACAAATCTGGCACTGATTATATTATTATTACTGAAAATTCTATTTACATTGTAGCTGCTGATATTCCTACTAGGAAAATTACATAAATATCCACCTTTAAAAAAAAATGCGGAAAAAATCATTTTTTTACTCATGGAAAGAAATAATCCGAAATAATTTTTAATACTACATTATCAACATCATATCCTTTTCTAAAATCTTCTATACAAATAAATTTTTCATCAGTGATATTTTCATTATATAATTCACTTATTAAACTATTATCAAATTGACATAATATTAATGTTTTATATTTATTTGAGTATATTATTTTATTTTTTTTTAAATAATAAAAACAAAAGGCGTCAATAAATGGAAAATCATTTTCTGAACGAAAAAGTAGTTGTCTTTGAGTTTCTATTTCTTTTTCAAAAATTTTGCAAAATTCTTCCACCATTGATTTTTTAAATATCTTTGGACTATGGGCTAAAGGTTGAGGAAAAGGATTGAGATTTAATTTTTCATATAATTTTATTCGTGCTTTATTTATACCTCCATCTCCCAAATTAAATAAATTCGTAATTAAATGAAATTTACTAACTAAACGAACAATAGGATTAGATTCTTGATAATAAATTAATTTTCCAGATGTATCAATAAAATCTGAAATATTTAAATAATTTCCTAATAGACAATCATCATTAAAATATAAATAATATTCTGATAAACCATCTATTTTATGTAAATAACTTTCAATTGTAATAGAATTATATGTTCTACTACCAACTAAATCGGAGTATAAAATTGAAAAAAAATTAGGTTGTGAATTGATACATTTTGGTAATTTACCATTATTAGTTACAAAATAAATATTTCTATACCCATTTTTGAAATATTTTTCTATTGACAATACTGCAAATTTAATTTCATCTAAATTTGAATTAAATTGATTATTTAATATTTGAGGTTGCTCTAAATCTTCATTTTTTTGCATTAACCATTTTTTATCTTCACAATCTACATATGTAAAAACAATATCAATTTCCATCTATATAAACATAGTTATTAAAAAAATAGTATTTGATAAATAAAAAAACTTGTCTTTTTATATTTATATTATGATTTATACTTTTTTAATCTAGTATAATATAAAATGACAAGTTTTAGAACTGGATCAAATAGTTATGGCCAATTTTGGTTCGGAGGAACAACTTTTCCTGGTTTCTTATTTAAAAAAAATGTTGGTGTTGGTGCCAGAAGAAGCACACAATTTACACCCGGAGGCACTATAATTTGTAATCGTCCTACTGAACTTTGGAATAAATATACACCAGGATCTGGTGTAGGAGGTTCTTCAGTTGCCACTAGACGTGCTAAAATGATTCATGCCACTTCATGTAACAATAATCAATTATGTGGCAGATTTTTAACTCAGCTCGGTCAAAATCAAATTAGAGTATCTCAATATAATAATCCAGGATCAAATTTATCTGTCTATCAGGATGCAGCATTTTATTTCACACCTGGGTTTTCCATAGATAAAAGTGTAGATCCTAATAAAACACCAACTATAAGGGAAATGTTGTTGTAAAAATATTATGTAGAACAATTGCAACAATAATATGGTGAACTTGAAACACAACACTTATCATAAGACATGCTTCTGTGTCACAACAATTGCATTCATAATTATTACAAAATGCAGTTGCTGATTTTTCACTTTTACCAATTTTTCCTGATTTAACTGTAATAGAGTTAGAATTTCTTGAAGGAATAATATCTATTATTAGATATAATTGGATGTTGTTTTCCTTGTGGAGTATTTGAATTTGGATTGGGATTTCTATAAAGTCCATATGGAATTCCTAAAGTTGTCATATGAGCTAATTGTGAATTTCCATTATATCTTTGGTAGGCATTGACGTAAATGCGTTTAAAGCAGCCACTATTATTCCCTAAAGCAATTGAAGACCCTAAAGTTTTGTAACCCTGGTTGATGATTGTGTTTTTTGACCACGAATATTTCCTCTTGACAAATTAATAATAATTGATATTTTAAAAAAAAGTATTATTATATTTTTTTGAACATTTTACCGGATACTTGATTTGACGCGTATCTTGATACACCATATTTAGCATTTATATATTCATTCATTATTTGTGAATCATTATTTAAATGATTATTGTGATTATTGTGATTTTTGTGATTTACTTGATTATTAAATATTAGCTGTCTATTTAGTAAAAAAGATGGTTCAGCAATGGGTCTAAAGATTGGTTCTTGAACCTGGTGAATATTGTGAATATGTGCTTCAATATTTCTAATATTATATGATTTACGACCTCGCATATTATATAATATATATTAAATATTATATAATCTTTTTTATAACCTTCTATTTTTCTATAATTGAAAAATATTTGATGGAGGAATAAATCCAATTTGTTTACCAATTGAGTTATTAAATCTTAGAACACGTGCATCTGCAGCTGGTCCGCAATTTGCCAATGTCATATAGGTTTGTCTAGAATACATTGGCTTACTAAACCCAGCAAACGATCCGCCACCACGAGTGGGAACAGTAGTTAACATACTTCTATATGCATAAGAATTTGTAAAAATTCTTGAATTTAATCCACTAACGCCTGAGCCAGTTCCCATTGTAATATTAAAGAAGAAAAAAACTTATAAATATAATAAAATTTTTTTACATATATCTACCATAATTTGGAATTCTTTTTAATGATCCTCCTGACGCACCAGTTACTGCCTGATAAGAAACAGCTAAAGCTAAACCTGCAAGTCTTGCATTTCTATAGTCTTGATTATTTGTGGCTGCACGAATACGATCAAACATGGAAGCTGTGGCATAATTTACACCAGAGGAACGACCTCCCGAACCTGATAAACTAAAACTAGGCATTATATATTATCTCAGGAAAATAAATCTTTTCATTTTTAAACTACTTAAACACTATTTGGAAAGTTTTATGTTTTATGTTTGATTCTATTATTATTATCAGTTTTTTTATTTTACTATGTAGAACATACATTAGGGTTAAAGTAAAATCCACTTGGAAAAAATCTATTTATTATATTACTATAAGTTGATATGTTAGAAGAATTAATATATTTAGTTACTCCCTCACTAGTTGGAGAATTTGGACTTATAACATATATTCCTCCATATTCAGTATTATTATTAACTTTTAAAGTAATTTGTCCCCCATTATTAACCACAACTATAAACTTGCCGAAACTATATGTCTTTTGGGAATTATCTGAAGCATCTATTTGTAATATTTCATTATTTTGTATAATTAAATATGTATTAAGATTAATTGAAAATTCAGAACTTAAACTACCAAAATATAAACCTGGAATATTATTTGAAGCATAAAAAAAAGTAGGATAATTATATAAATAAGTTGGATTACTTATGGTTATGCAATCGGATTCCTTTACATTTGCTCTTTGATAAACCTGGGTCAATGTATTAGCAATTATATCTGTTCCAACTTGTCTAGTTTTGCCCGAAAGCGAAGGTTGTTGATAATAAATAGATTTACTTGAATTATTGTAATAATTTTTAGGTATTCCTAGTGCTTTTGTGAATGCTAAATCATAATTTCCATTAGTATTTTCTAAGGCACTAACAAATATTCTTTTAAATGCTCCACTATTATTTCCTTACACAATTGATGAACCAATTGTTTTGAATCCACTAGTTGAAGATTGTGTTCTTTGACCACGAATATTTCCTGTCGGTGCTGACATATAATATATAAAAAGTATATATTATTTATATAAATTTATTAAATTTTTATAAATACTTTTTTTTATAAATCATAATCCCAATATTAATTTTTTTACTCTATATTTTTCTTAAACTCCGAAATATGATTATACTTCTCTTTTATTATATCATTTATCTTTTCGGCCTTTAATATTTTATCCCTTTTCAATATTTCTGCTGTCTCAAAAATCAAATCCTTACATTCCAATATTATTATTTCTGCGTAATGATATGCACTATTAATTAATTTTTGCACTTCATTATCTATTAATTCTTTATATTTTTCAGAATTTCTTGGAAAAATTATACTTGAACCCATTCCATAATACACTATCATTTTTTCTGCCAATTTTAATGCCTCTTCAAAATCATTGATCGCTCCAGTTGTTACACTAACATTATAAAATACCTCTTCTGCTATTCTTCCCGATAATAGAATCATCAAATGCTCAAATAATGCCTCTCTCTTATATAATGAACTTGGTGACGATTTAAATACTGTATAACCTGGACTCTTTGGAGAAGATAAATTTATCACCACTTTTGACATCTTTGAGTGATATTTTGATAAAAAACCTACTATAGCATGTCCCATTTCATGAATTGCAATATGATCTATTATATCGGAAGTAAATTCATGTTCCACTGGCTGCCACCCTGCCATCATCTTATTCATCACTAAATCAAAATCTTTATAACAAAATTGCGTATTATTCATTCTTAACGCATTTAACATTGCTTCATTTAAAATATTTTCTATTTGGGCTCCTGATAAACCCTCTGTTATTTCTACTAAATCTGTTTTATTTATTGACTCACAATATGGCTTTCCTCTTATATGAATATCTATTATTTTTGATCTTGTCTTAGTATCAGGTAACCCTATATAGATTTTTTTATCTATTCTTCCTGGTCTTGTTAAAGCATTATCTAACAAATCTATTCTATTTGTTGCTGCTACTATAAATACTCCTGTATTATTTTTAAAACCATCCATTTCAACTAACAACGCATTTAATGTATTATCTCTTTCATTTGAAGAACTCTCGCCATCAGTTGAACGCTTTCTTCCTACCGCATCAATTTCGTCTATAAATATTATGCATGGGATATTTTTCTTTGCCAAAGCAAATAATTCTTTAATTCGGGTTGGACCCACTCCCACATATTTTTCCTGAAAATCTGACCCTGAAACTGGAATAAAACCACATTTTGCTTCACCTGCTAATGCTTTTGCAATTAGCGTTTTACCTGTTCCAGGAGGACCTTCCAATATTAAACCTTTCGGAATTCTAACATTATATTTTGAATATTTTTTATAATTTTTTAATATATCTACGCATTGCTCTAATTCTCCTTTAACACTATCATAACCTCCTACATCTGTAAAATTTACATGATAATTCTTTATTACTTCAAAATTCTTGGATTTCGTATTTTCTCTTTCTACATATATTCTTCTATTCGTTTCATCATTGTCTTCAAAATCACCTGTTTTTCCATTATCATTATCATTATCATTATCATTATCAATTGGTATTATTCCTAAGGCTTCAAGATAACCTCCCTTACTTAAATTTATTCTTAAAGTTGGCATTGGTAAATTCATTTGTTGAAAAATTGTTTGATTCTCTTTATCTAAATCATTATCTAAACCTAAAATACTGTTATTTTGAATTGTTATATTCTTTGAATTCAAACGACGTATTTTTTCAATATAATCTGGCCTAGTTATTTGATATCTTCTAGGAGGCTGGAAATTAATAATTTGATTTAAATTGACTCTTTGTTCAAAACAACTAACAAATTCCATCCTAAATAAAAAAAAAATGAAAAATATATTTATTATTTTCATTATATAAATATATTAATCTTAGTTTCTAATATGAAATTTATTAAAAATCAATTTCTTTTAATTTATCTACTATTTCAATTGATAATTTTTCTGGAAATATAACATTGAAAATTATAACTAAATTTCCTATATGATGATCCCGCGAAAATCCCATATTTGGGATTATTTTTTTATATCCATTATTAATTATACTTCCTGAATTATTTGTTATCGTATATTTTCTCCCTGTTATATATTTCAATTCAAATGAAAATCCACATAATGCTTCTTTAACTGATATTTTTTTTTCTAATAATAAATCTAAACCTATTCGCTTAAAATCAGTTTCATTTTCTATTTTTATAAATATTTTTACATCACCTTTGACATCTTCTTTAAAAATATTTCCCTTTTCCTTTAATATAATTAATTCTCCCTCATCAATACCCTTAGGAACTTGAACATATAAAGTTTCTGTTTCAAAAATTTTCATTCCATCTTGAATAATCCATCTCTCTAATTCAATTGGAACTGTTGTGCCCATTAATATTTTATCAATCGGAACTATTATTGTTTTTACTATAGGTTCAGGTTTCTGTGAAAAACCAGGAATATTTACAGGCATTCCATTATGAAATATTCTTATATTTGGACTATGACTTGGATCAAATGGAAAAGCATTAAAATGCATATTTTGACCTAAATTCATACCAAATAAATTTGAAAATAATTCATCTACTGAAGTTGCATTCATTGATTGACTTTTTAGAAATGGATTTTTACGTGTCAAATCATATTCTGATTTTTTATCTTTATCTCCCAAGGTTTCATAAGCTTCCGAAATTTTTTGGAATTTTGCAGTTGCATCAGGATTATTTTTATTTTTATCTGGATGATAAATCATTGAAAGTCGTCTATATGATTTCTTTATTTCGTCTGAAGTTGCTGTTTCTGGAATTTCTAAAATATTATAAAATGATTTATCCATTTTTTATAATATTATATTTTAAGATAAACTTAAATAGTTATTAACGTATAATAAATATAATCAATGGATCCACCTCTTTTTTTAAATAAATATCAACCATTATATTTTAAAAATTTTGAAGCCGACGAAGAAATGATTGAAATTTTAAAAACATTAATTAATATGAATAATTTAAATATTTTATTCATTGGTGATATTGGATCTGGAAAAACTACATTTTTAAATGCTTGTATTAAAGAATATTATTTGGGATATAATTATTCTCACTATAAAGATAATATTTTACATATTAATTCTTTAAAAGAACAGGGTATTAATTTTTATCGTAATGATGTAAAAACTTTTTGTCAGACATGTTCTTCGGTAAAAGGCAAAAAAAAAATAATTGTTCTTGATGATATTGATATTATTAACGAACAAAGTCAACAAGTATTCCGAAATTGTATTGATAAATATAGTCACAATGTTCATTTTTTATCATCTTGTAGTAATTCTCAAAAGGTTATTGAATCCCTCCAATCTAGATTAATTCTTATAAAAATCAAACCTTTATTAAGAGAAAATTTATATACTATTATGAAAAATATTATTATTTCTGAACAGATTTCTATTGATAATGAAGCAGAAAATTTTATTTTAAATGTTTGCAATAATAATGCTAAAATATTAATTAATTATATAGAAAAATTCAAACTTTTAAATGAACATATCAATTTAGAGTTGGCCACCAATATTTGCACAAATATTAGTTTTTTAACATTTGATCATTATACTACATTCCTAAATCAAGGAAATATTGTGCAGGCTATTAAATTATTATATAACCTTTATGATAAAGGATATTCTGTAATGGACATCTTAGATAATTATTTTCTTTTTGTTAAAATAACTGATAAAATTAATGAGAATCAAAAATATGATATTATTCCAATAATTTGTAAATATATTTCAATTTTTCATAACATACATGAAGACGAAATAGAATTAGCTCTTTTCACCAATAATATCTTTTCTATACTAACAAAATAAACGCGTTTATTTTATAATATTCTTTCTGTATTATAAAATGGTCTCTCAAATATTTAAAAAACAAATCCCAAACTTAATGATAATCAAATTACTAGATGATATTGCCATAAAATGTGATAAATGCTATGTTTTAAATAATAATGCGTTTAAAAAAGGCATTTTTAACTCTGTTATTGATAATTTTATTCTAGAATGTAAACCATATTATTATTCTTCAAAACAAAAATATTTAGAAAGAAAACTTACCTATAATTCATTTATTACTATTATACGTCAAATTTGTAACAATAATAAAATCAACTATAAATCTCAGATTAAATATGATCATTCCAATTATGACATTTTATATTATATTTTTATTTAGACCTAATTTTAGAGAAAATATTAGATCTAAATAATCTGTTACCCTAGTTGGTCTCAGTTTTTATCATATTTTTCAAGGTGATTTTTCAGTAACAATTTTTTTTCAAAAAGTATTTTAGGTTTTGAAAAATGGACAAAAATAAATGTCCAAAAGTGAAAATCCGAAAAAAGTCTTGAAAAAGACCTTCTGTACACAGATTTCTAACCATAATGGTTTAAAAACTGGAAAAAAGCGAGAAAAAAGTGTTACGATAAATTTTAACATTTTTTTCAAAAAAAGATTTAGGGATTTTTTCTGTTAACAAAATATAAGAAAATGGCAACAATTTTTCCCCAAAAAAAACACAGATTTAATTGCGAATTTTGCAACATCATATCTGGTAACAAGAAGGATTTTGAAAAACATCTCCTCACAGCAAAACATAAAAAATTGTCCTCAGTTAACAAACAGTTAACAGATTTTTCCCCAATTTCCTCAAATATGCAGCTAATTTGTAATCAATGTTCAAAGAAATATAAGTCGCGAGTTGGTCTCTGGAAACATTCCAAAAATTGTATAATAATCAAAGAAGATGAAAAATTACAGAATAATTTGGAGAATCAACTAACAGACAAACACATGATTTTAATGCTATTAAAAGATAACAATGAATTTAAAAATATGATGATGGACCAAAATAAAAAAATTATGGAACTAGCTGAAAAGGCTGGAACTAACAATAGTTTTAATAATAGTAATAATAAAACATTTAATTTACAAGTGTTTTTAAATGAAACATGCAAAGATGCTATTAATCTTACAGATTTTATTAATCAAATAAAAATATCTATAAATGATTTGGAAGAAACAGGGCAGCTAGGATATGCAGATGGAATTAGCAAAGTATTCATTAAGAATTTAAATGGAATAGATTATAATATGAGACCTCTCCATTGTTCAGATTCCAAGAGAGAAATATTATATTTTAAAGATGATGACCAATGGACAAAAGATGATGAACAAAAGACAGTGTTAACTAAAGCTATAAAACAAGTAGCCCACAAAAATATTAAACAAATAAGCGAATGGCAGAAAATCCATCCTGAATATAATGATCCGGATTCCAAACAAAACGATAAATATATGAAAATTGTTTTAAACTCAATGTCTGGTTCTACAAAAGAAGAATCAGACAAAAATTACGAAAAGATTGCTAAAAATATAGTAAAAGAAGTAGTTATTGAAAAAAATTTAAACGTTTAAAAATATTATTATTTTCTTGTTCTTCTAGACTTAGACTTACGTTTAGACTTACGTTTAGACTTAAGTTTAGACTTAGACTTAGACTTAGACTTTTTTTTCAAAGTTTTGTTAGTTTTTTTATTTAGATTCCCGAAAAAATTAGTAAAATTAAATGTTCCACCTTTAAAAAGACCAGATTGTAAACCCCTATTCATTTCATTGAATTTTACTTGATTTTTAACTTGATTATTAATTCCTTTATCCAATATATATTTATTAGTATTTTTGATCAATTCTATTATTTCTGCAGTTGAATTATCTCTTAGCTCATTATATTTACTTAAATCTCTTAAAAATGCAAAAGAATTATCAATATATTTATTTAAGTTTGTTAAATTATCTTGTTGTATTTCTTTTGCCCATAAATTAATATAATATGAATAATTATTTTTATTTCCTTTGTTCATTGAAAAATTATTACTTCTATCTGTAAACTGTTCTGGAACCATATTACTTTCATTTCCTATCATTATATATAATAAATATAAAAAACTTATAATTATTATATTATTTTTAAAAATTAATTCAAATTTCCTGAATTTTTTGCACGAGGAACATTATTACCCAAATTTTGTGGCATAGGACCAAAAATATTTAATGTGCCATTTGTTAAAGGAACGCGCCAAAAACTAATCCAATCTGGCTTATTTTCCATTTGTTCAATAACTCCTTCTTTAGAATCTGGTGCTAATGCTAAAACTATGTATTTCGCTAATATGAATTGACTTTGAAATATTTGTTCTGGACTCATTCGTGAAAACCATTCGTAATGTCTTCTTTTTAAAATTTGATTTGCTGGAATCCATATTCCATACATTTTACTATAAAAATGAATATAATCGTCAGTTAATAAAATATCAACAGTTACAGGTTCATCATCAATAGTCCTAGTGCCTATTTCAGTTCCTGGAATTAAATTAACTTTTCCGTTTTTAATTTTTTGATTACACCAATAATCAAAATCACCCAAAAATTGAGCTTGGGCCGTGTAATCTTCTGAAATTTTAATTTCTATAAAATTTATAAATTCTCTTACTGTTTCATTATTTTTATTAGCTCCCATAAAATTTGAGTTAGGATAAAATAATTTGTTAGTTGATGTTATATTAAAATCATAGTTTTCACATACAAACATTTTATCATTATTTGTTGCATTATTATACATACTAATTAAATCCTTAAAACATAAGAATGAAATAGGAACATTAATACCTCCATAATTGTAAATTAGTTTTGTAATAGCCAATTGTCTCATATAATTTTTAATTGGATCACTAATTATTGACATGTTGACATTCCAACCAGGAATTAATTTTTCAAATGATCCATCATCAATCAAAACAATTTTAAATGAATTATCACAGTTTTTTAATATACTCTTTACTGTTAAATATAAATATGGTTGATTTAATTCACATGATGATCTAGAACCAAAACTTATCCAATCGCGTGCATTATATTCATACGGAATATAAATCCACATAATTGGTTTTTTACTATTATCTAAAGTTTCATCCTTTAGTAAATATTTTTTAATCTCTCCATAATCATCAAAATTTGCATTTCTACTTTGTTTTTTAAGATATTTATCGTATAATATTCCTAACGAAATAAGTATTATAAATAAAATTATATAATTAGCTATCATATAATATTAATTTATATTATATTTTTTAACATTATTTTATTTCAATAGTGTTGAAATAAAATAATGTTTTCTAGATTATATACCTATTATAGTAAAATCAGAAAACTGTTTTACCTGATAATTGGTATATAATTTTTTTTAAAAATAAAGTGTTAAAAATTTCTCATATACCTTATGCAGCAACTGATTTTTACAGATTTTTAACCCGTTAATTGTTTAATATCACCCCAAAATGATTGTTGGTTTCTTTTAGCCTTCTCAGACTCTTTAGCATATTTAAATGCTAAAGCTGCAGATTGTTGATCCATATCATTATGTTGTCTTAATAAAATGCGTTCAGATTCTACTTTTGATAATGGTGTGCTATCAATTCTATCACGATTTGACTTATATTCATTCACATTTGAAAATTTAGGCATTTTTTCAAAATCTTCTTGAGTTACTGGTATTAAAGTTTCAGTATAAGCCTGTCTTAAATCGGTATATGAATCTGTCGTAAATGTGCTATCTCCAGTTAAAAGGGATCCCCCCAATGTTGAAGAAAACATATCTGAAACACCATTATAAGTTGTTAAAGCTTGAATTTGTTTTTTCTTTTTTTCAAATATTTCATTCATATTTCCTTTAGTAACATTTTCAGATATATCCATTATCCCTTCATCGCTTTTAAGCCAGTCTCCATAACCTTCTTCAATTGGATTTTCTATACGATGTTTTTCAAAACTTTTATTAAACCAATTATTAAAATTTTTTGGATCTTTAAAATCTTTATTATTTTTAAAAACATTATCTAATATAGCATTATTGCTTTCATCATAATAATCTTCATTTTTAAATGTTTTTTTAGTGCTTTTATTTTGAAATTCGTAAATTGAAAATAAAGTTTTGTATGCCTTTGAAAAAAATAAGAAATATTTTGAATCTAATTTTGATTTATCTGGATGCATTTTTAAAACAATCTGTTTAGCATCTTTTAAACTAACATCATTCAATTGTTTATCTGGTATATTAAATAAATGATATAAATCATCTAAAGAATAATTGTCTATATCAAGATCCAATGTATCTAATGTTGTATTATAATAATTGACTGGTTTTGTTAATTTTGATTGATTATTCATTATATTTATATTTTGAGATTCAAATATATTTTTGTTTGAAAAAGAATTATTGTTAGTTTCATGTATTTTAATTCCAATTTTTGGACAAGAATTGGTTGTAAAGGATTTATTGTTGAAATTCATTTTGTATTTATTAAACAAAATAAATTAATTTTAATTACGAGAAAATTTTATTCACTAACATATAAATGGCTTTGACATTGACAATTTTCTTTTGAATCACATATCCCATCGTCTAAAAATAAATTATAAACTTTTACATTATTTAAAGGATAAAGTTCAACTAATTTAGGAGGATTACATTTTGTATTTTCCATAACAAATTCATTAATTGTTTTATTAGAAATTGAAATTCTGATATACACACCAACATGCGTATAAAAGAATAAGTCTTTAATTTCATTACAATTAAAATGATTCATTATTTTAGAAAAAAGATCTATTATTTTATCATTTTTATAAACTGGAACAAATTCACTATATCCACAACATTTTGAAACTTCAAATATATACATATTATTGTTGTTATTATTTACATAATTATTTATTTTTTCATGATATTTATTATCCATTCTTTATAAACTATATTAACATAATTTTAACTAACAAAAATATTAAATTATATAAGATATTTTATTATTATTTGAAATTTAATTTATTTGGTAATTGATAACAAATGTAATCCACAACGTTTAAAAAACGAATCTAAGCCTCCTGGATCGGATCCAGTAATTGAATCATCAGGAATAAAGCCTGTATTACCTTTTTTGTAACATAATATTACTGGAATTCCATTTACCATTCTTTTACTTTTTAAATATGTATATAAATCAAAAGATTCGTCCACATCAATTTCGCAACAAATAACATTATCTGGAGAAGATGCAAAAAAAGCATCAACCACAGGCTTAATTCTTTTACATGGACCACACCACGTTGCGCCTAGCTTAACTATTATTAATCCAGGATTTTTTTCCAATAAACGTAAGAAATGATCTCTTGATTGGAAATAAGAAATAATAGTCTTTTGAGACATTTATACCTTAAAAGAAAATAAATTATTTATAAAACCGCGAATAAATAATTTATATTTTTATCTACATTTTTCTTCTATTTTTTCTTTTTAATGTTTTTTTTGATTTCCTTTTAAAAAGCTTTTTAGAATTTATTTTACCCTTTTTCATATTTTTATTTTTTTTTGTAACACCTTTTTTTGTCTTTTTGTAACGTCTACTTTTTTTCCCTCCTAAAGTTGGTTCGTTTTCATTTGGATTAGGATGTCCAAATAGCCAATAACTCCAATTTTCTTGAGATTCCATATCTGATTGCGTTATTTCTGTTAAACTTTGAGAAGGATAGGATTGAGAAGGTTGTTGAACCGATTCTTCTGATATTACACTATTTAATTCTTGAACTGGCGCATTAATAATAGGATTAGATTCATTTCCTGACGCTATTGCGTTTAAACGTTGTTCTACTATTTGTCCCTCAATATTGATAGTAAAATCAATTCCTCCATTAGCAATTGGTGTATTTAATAAACTATCAATACTTTGTATTGTTAATGCAGTTTTATCGGAATCAGGTGTTTGTAAAGTGTTTACAGTTCTTTGAGAACTAATTGAACTAACAGTGTGAGTGGATTCAGCAAGTGAACCTTGAGAATCTAATAATGTTAAATCATTATAATTTTGAGTTAAAACATCTCCTAATCTATCAGCAATTATATCAACGACTGATGTTATTGAATTTGCAACTAGTCCTGTTCCTACACAAACAAATCTTCCCATTTGTATGGAACAATTTGTAATTAATTGTTGAGCTGTTGATCCTAATGATGCGATAGTGTCAGTTGTATCTATTCCCGCATTTCTTAAAAGATAATAAATTGTAGTAACGACGGCTGCCGAATTTTGAAGTTGAACTGCTTGTGGATTAACATGATTCATGATTGAAAATAAAGGTCCAAAATATGGTATAGCAGCATATTGAGTTCTAATATTATCAGGTAAATAATTAAATACCATTGCCGAAGCTGTAATTAGAGACATTAATTGTCTAGTAATTTGAGGAGTTGCATCGTAAATATTTGAAATAGAGACTGCTAATTGTTCTAATGCAAAATTATAAGTTATACTGGCTAATTCCATTAATAAAATTACTCTATTCGGCTCTGATTGGTTAAAATTTTGTTCATTTAATCTATTATTAATTGAATTTAAAATGATTTCAAACATTTGAGCCTGTTCTCCATATGTTAGTTGTTGTGTCATTTTTTGAGTTAGGGGTTGCAATCGTTGTAAAAAATTTTCTTGAAGTTGCTGATGCTGAAATGCTTCTGCTTCAGCCATTGCTGCAGCTTCTTCTTCAACCTGTCTTTGCTCGTTTCTTTGCACTACAGATTGCGCTTCTTGAAATGCGGATTGTAAAACTTCATTTAATTCTTGCTGTAATTCATTAAACCTGGATGAAACTTCTTCTGACGGTATTCTACTTTCTCCAGAAACTAATGCTAAATTTTGGCCAAGTTGTGTTAATTCTTGAAGAAGATTTTCTCTATCAACGTTAAAAGATGGTAAATTAACGGTTTTTTGTCTTTTTGAATTGCCTTGATTTAAAACTGAGTTTTCTTTTCTTATTCCTAAATTCGTTTTTTCTTCATCATCATTTGGATTCATTTTATTTATATATAATAATTCTAGATTATTTTTTTTTCAATATATTTATATATATGACGGGCGCAATTATACCACCAGAAAATATAGAAATAACTCAAATTCAAACTCCATCTAAAGTAGAAAATACAATATTTAATTCAATAGATTCAAGTCCATTTAGTATGGCATATAATTCAAAAACAAATTTAATTTATGTTCTAGATTATAATTTAGGAAAAATTTCTATTTTAAATGACACAAAAAATATAATAGGCACAATTGATTTATCAATTTATGTAGAAAGTACTAATTTCCAATTTATTGGAATAATTTGTGATGAAAACAAAAATTTTTTATATGTAACTGTAAATAATTTACCAGAATATAACAAAAATAATAAAAGTTTAAATTTAAGTAAATTATTTTTTATAGATTGTGTCAAATTAAAAATTGAATATATTTCTTTTCCACAAGATTATATTAGTGTTAATGGAATAAATTTAATATTTAGACCAACTTATTTAACTTTAGACAATAGTAATACCATATGGATAGCTGGATTTGTAAATGTTCTAACAAGTGATCCAATAGGGACTAACGTGATAAGTTATGTAAATTTAAATGATAAAATAATACAATTTAAAATGCTAGATTTAAAATATTATAATTCTAGAAATATAACTGTAAACAAGAAAACAAATATTGTTTATATTATATCTACTGAAGGTGCAAATAATAAGAATCCCAATTCTACAGGTGTCGGTATTTATTCTATTTCCATTGAAGATTTAAAAGTCAATTTTTATCCTATAAGAAGTAATTATTACTTTCTATTAGGATTAATATCAAATGATAACGATAATAAATTATATATTACTGGATTAAATAAACTAATAGTTAATTCAAAAGAAAAAAGAGTTACTAATCTATTTTCTTTTGATTGTATTAGTAATACTATAGATAATGTTTATGATTTTCAATCTGAAGATAATTTAACCTGTTTTTCAGTAACTTTTAACTCTAAAAAAAAATTAATTTATGCAAATGTATATTCGTGGAAAGTAGGCTTAACCCTTAATCCAAAAACCGTAGTGGAAGGTTCAATATTTGTATTTGATCAAAAATTTAATTTAATTCAAAAGATAGAAAATATTTATAATACTATTTCTAGTAATGTTTTAATTACAAATAAAGGTAATTTATGGATATCAGATTATAAATATGTAACTAATGTAGATTTTGGTAACAATTTGCTTTGTTTCAATAAAATTACTGATTTAGAAGTAAATATAAGTAATTTAAGTAAAATAATTGGCGTTTTAAATGGTAAAATTACAGATTTAGATAGCTTTTCTGGCAATATAAATGTAAGGTCCTCTCATTTAGAAGAAAACGTTAGAAGTTTAACAGTTAGATCAGGTGCTTTAGAAAATAGAACTTTAGATATAGAAAACAGAACTGAAAGTTTAGAATCCGGAGCTAATGCTTTAGATAATAGAGTTAGTCTTTTAGAAAAACAAGTTGATTTTATCCGAAAATCAAAAAGAATACAACCTTTTTAGGTAGTCTTTATGGAACAGATGATAAATTAAGATTACCAGCATGTGTTGACGAAAGAGCTAACCCTTATGAAAATGAGGGAACGTTTAAAATTTATCATATTGCATTAGAAAATTCACATAAAAGAAATGTAGGGGTATATTGTATGTCTAGCGATATCATTTATGATGAAACTATCATACCATTAGGATTTTTTAACGGAATTGATGAAATATCTAAGAGTAAGAAAAATAATCAGCTATCAAATATAAACAATGATTTTTAGCAGATACAAATAATATAGAAAAAATAAATAACAAACTTCTTGAATATTCCAAAATTATTGCGATGACGCATATATTTTAAAGAAAATAAACGGCGTTTGAAATGTTTATTTTCATGAATAAAATTTTCCATCTCATTACATAATAACTAAAATAAAATATCGTTAAATATATTGTATATTATAAACTTTAATAAACTAAATTTTATAATACAAAATACAAAATATAAAATATAAAATATATATAAATGGTTAATCTTGAAGAGTTAAAATTAATTTTAAAATATAATTTTCCAAATAATCTGAAATATCCATTTAATTTTTCATTACCTCTTTCAAGAGATGGAACAATAAGTTCAATAAACTGTTATTTAGAAGGAAACTCCAACTCAATTGTAAACTCAAATACTAATTCTATTACATTACCGTATAGTGGAATTTGGATTATAAAGGTAGCAGGAAGTGGTATAACTAGTTTTAATTATCAAGCTTTTGGAACACTACAGACACGAGATTTTTTAATATCAATTGATAATTTTGGTAGTATAGGATTAAATAATTTTTCTTATGCTTTTTATAATTGTATTAATTTAAAATCAGTTCCAAATACATTACCTAATATAGATAATTTAAATTTTTCCAATATGTTTCAAAATGCAAGTTCATTTAATCAAGATATAGGAAATTGGAATACATCAAACGTAATAAATATGTCATTTATGTTTTCAGGTGCAAGTTCTTTTAATCAAAATATAGGAAATTGGAATACCTCAAAAGTAACAAATATGAATGGTATGTTTTATAATGCAAGTTCATTTAATCAAAATATAGGAAATTGGAATACATCCAAAGTAACAAATATGGCCACTATGTTTCAAAATGCCAGTTTATTTAATCAAGATATAAGTAAATGGGATACAAAACTAGTAACATTTATGAATGGTATGTTTTATAATGCAAGTTCATTTAATCAAAATATAGGAAATTGGAATACATCCAAAGTAATAGATTTGGGTTCTATGTTTTCAGGTTCAAGTGCATTTAATCAAGATATAAGTAAATGGAATACATCAAACGTAACAAATATGGCAAACATGTTTCAAAATGCAAGTGTATTTAATCAAGATTTAAGTAATTGGAATACATCCAAAGTTACAAGTATGTATGGTATGTTTTATAATGCCAGTTCTTTTAATAAAGATATAAGTAATTGGAATACATCACAGGTAAATAATATGAGTTATATGTTTTTAAATGCTACTAAATTTAATCAAGATATAAGTAAATGGGATTCGTCAAAAGTATTAGATATGAGTTATATGTTTTTAAATGCTACTAAATTTAATCAAGATATAAGTAATTGGGACACATCCAAAGTAATAACTATGAATAGTATGTTTGAAGGTGCTAGAATATTTAATCAAGATATAAGTAATTGGAATACATCACAGGTAAAAGAGATGTTTAATATGTTTTCAAATGCAAGTTCATTTAATCAAGATATAAGTAAATGGAATACATCTAAAGTAATAACTATGGTTAGTATGTTTGCAGAAGCAAGTTCATTTAATAAATATATAGGTGATTGGGATACATCTAAAGTAAAAAATATGGTAAGCATGTTTGCAAATGCTACTAAATTTAATCAAGATATAAGTAATTGGAATACAGCAAATGTAATAGATATGAGTTTTATGTTTTATAATGCAAATACATTTAATCAAGATATAGGTAGATGGAAGATTGGTCAAGTAAAAAGAATGTCTCATATGTTAGATGGAACAGCTTTTTCTATAAATAATTATAATGCATTATTAGGTGGATGGTCAAAGGAGACTGTGCAAAAAAGTGTTAATCTAGGTGCTCAAGGATTAATCTATACAAACTTGGAAGCTCATGATATTTTAACAAATCCATCAACCGATAATTGGGTTATTTTGGGAGATACTTATAAACCATAAAAAATAGTTTGTTTCAAAGAAAATATAAAAATTTTAACAGATAATGGATATAAAGCAATTCAAGAGTTGAAAAAAGGTGATTTGGTAAAAACATTAAAAAATGGATTTTTACCAATTAATACAATTGGAAAAAGTATAATAAATAACATAATAACCAATGAAAGAATAACAGATAAATTATATATTTATACTAATATTGATTATCCAGAAATATTTGAACCACTTATTTTAACAGGGGGGCATTCAATTTTAATTGATGAATTTAAGAGCGAAGAAGAAAAGGTTAAAGCGATTAAAACATTAGGTAGTCTTTATGGAACAGATGATAAATTAAGATTACCAGCATGTGTTGACGAAATAGCCAACCCTTATGAAAATGAGGGAATGTTTAAAATTTATCATATTGCATTAGAAAATTCAAATGAAACCATGAATTATGGAATTTATGCTAATGGATTATTAGTGGAATCTTGTCCTTTAATTCACATAAAAAAAATGATTTACACCTTTTAACAGTTATAGTAAAAGATGCTTATTTTCATGAATAAAATTTTCCAATTCATTAATATCAATATCATTCATTTCTACATGGGATTCCCAAAAATATCTACAAAAAGCCCAAATAAAATCCCAGTCCGATCTATACCAATGATCATATCTTCTAATTAATTCATAATATAATTTTTCTGGTAATAGGTTTAAAGAATTACGTGGTAAAACATAACATAATTGAACAAATTCAGAAACTGGATTTATTGGTTTTTGTTGAACAAATGTAGTTTCAAAAATAGGAATAAAATGTAATAAATCTTGAAGTAAAGGAGGGTAATTATATTTATATCGCCATCTCCAATCAAGACATCCAAGACTATAATATTTCATAGTCCATTCTAAGCCTTGTAAATAATTAATAGCAATATCTTTTTTTTGTTCATTATTAGAATCCGATTTTATAGAGAAAAGAGATCTATAATAGCGATATTGCCAATAGGGTTTTAAAGGGTTAATATATTGTTCCGTTTCTCTTTCATATAATGGAATACATTCAAATTTTTTAAACTTTTCTTGCGGAGTATTTTCTGGAATAAAGTTATTTTGCTTATAATTACGAGAACGATGTTCTTTAACAATAAATTCTTCCTCTAATTTTGCCAGATGTTCAACCATTTTTCTCACATTTTTCCAATAAATTGTTTTACCATCAGTTAAATTTTCATTGGAATCGCCTATAGTTGCTTTATATGCATTCATCATTTTATCAACACCACCGGTCCTGATATTTAAAGCTGGAAAATGGGGTAAAAAGTCATTTCCAAGAAAAAAACATAAAAAGACGTAATCAAAAACTTTATTTTTTTGTTTTGAAATATCTATATCACGATCGTTATTCATATACTTAATAATAGAAGTAGTTAATTCAGGAATATCCATAATGTAATTAGCATTAGGCTCTAATGAACTATCAATAGATTGAATAAAATGTGGCGTTTCTCTAAATAAATAAATATTTGGGCAAATATTAAGATGATTAATTGAAAGCATAATTAGATCGGCATCTAAACCGTATATAATTGTTGTCTCGTTTGAATGTTTTTCTTTATTATCTCTAATAAATTGGAATAATTTATGTTCTCCTTCTCCAATAGCATTAGAACCTGAAACAATTATTTCATAAGTATTATTTTTGTTAAAAAAATGAGTAGAAATCATATCATTTAATTCAGACATAAATTTTGTTCCTGGTGTTATAGCGGCAGTATTCCATGGATCTTCTTTTTCATTTTTAAATATGTTTTTATTCATCATATTTTGATACCAGGATTTATAACGACGTGCTCTTTGCTGTTCTAATTTAGCGATAGGCGCAACACCATCAAATGCGATCATAACGGTTTTACTAGGGTTGATAATTGAAATATATTCTTCAATTTTTATAATTACATTTTTAATAATATTTATTGTTACAGTTTCAGTTAAAGTATCAAATTCAATTTTGCTATACACATCATATATAATTGAATTGCAATCAAGATAAAGATTATCAACTTTGAATTCATTATCTAAATATTTTTGAATTATATTTGGATAATTTTTAATAATATATGAAAAGTAACTCGGAATACCCATGTCAGTTATAATTATAATTAAATAATATCTAATATTGTTTAAAAAAATATAATATAAAATTAATATATATTATGACTGGTAAAATTGCTATTCCTCAAGGCACTGAAAATTTTTCTCCGTATTCAACGACATATAATAAATCAAACAAAACATTATATGTATTAGATATAAATTTAGGTAAAATTTATACAGTTGATGATATAAATAAAATGACTTTAGCTTTTGATTTATCATCATATATTGATCCCTCTTGTATTAAATCTGAATTTTCTGGTATAACTTGTAATCCAAAAACAAATTTTTTATATGTCACTTTAAAGCAAACACCTACTTATTTTGACACTGAAATTATTAAAAATAGTGTATTATTTTTTATAGATGTAGATAAAAATCTTATTGATACAATTCCTTTTGACCCTTTTACTTTTTACTATGATACAAATGAAACTAGTTTAGGTGTTTTTTTAACGAATGGCTTAGTATTAGATAATAATGATACCCTATGGATTGCAGGAAATATTAAATATTTTGGAAATGTCAATGAAGAACAAGAAAAAAAATCTTACATTTGCAATGTTAATATAAATGATAAAAAAATAAATTTTATTCCCGTTGAAATACCGAATATTTTAGATGTTTTAAATATAAATGTTACAAATGAAGAAAATATTGATAATTATAAATGGAAAATTTATTGTTTAACTACAAATTACAAAACAAATGTAGTATATTTTACTTCAACAATATCTTTTTCCATTACTAATACAAATACATTTGCTAAATCTACCATTAATAAACAATGTTTAATTTCATTTTCAACAACTAGTCCTTATAACTTTAGTTATTTTATAGCAAATGAAGATGCAGATAAATATGATTTTTTATCTATAACGTCCAACGATAATGATAATTTATTATATATTGTAGGAACAAATGATAAATTATTTTTAAGAAGTTATATTTTTAAATTTGATTGTCAGCAAAATAAGATTATTGATTCCTTAAATTTATCTACTAATGATGAAAATCAGGGAGCTTATGGAATTATATTTAATCCTTCAAATAATTTATTATATAGCACAGTATCAAATTTAAATTTTAAACCTAGACCTGACCAACGTCCTGAAATAGAAATAAGTGGATTTATTTATGAAATGGATAAAGATTTGAAAATAAAACAACGAATTAAAGTTGATGAAACAATTTTAACTTTTATAACACTAAATAGTAGTAATAATAATATATATTGTTGTAGCTTAGAAAGTGAAATTAGTTTTGGTAATGTATATTATGTAGAGCTTCAATCTAACAATTTAGTATGTTTCAAGGAGAATACAAAAATTTTAACTAATGAAGGTTACAAACCAATTCAAATATTGAAAAAAGGTGATTTGGTAAAAACTTTAAAGGATGGTTTTAAATCAATTAATATGATTGGACAAAGAGAAATAACAAACATATTATGTGAAGAAAGGATAAAAGATAAATTATATATTTATTCTAATAATGAATATTCAGAAATATTTGAACCACTAGTTATAACAGGCAGTCATTCTATTTTAAGAGAAGAATTCCGGAGTGAAGTAGAGAAGGTTAAAGCTGTTGAAATTTTGGGAGGGTTATATGGAACAGATGGGTTATTAAGAATACCAGTTTGTGTAGACGAATTGTCTAAGTCATATGAAAAAGAAGGAATATTTAAAATATATCATATTGCGTTAGAAAATGAAAACCAATATTTAAATTATGGCATCTATGCAAACGGTTTGTTAGTTGAATCTTGTTCAAAATGGTATTTAAAAGAAATGTCAAATATGGAAAGTCTATAAAAAATAATAATATCTTATATTTTATAAAATATTATTAAAATGTTTATAATAATAAATTTATTGTTATTTCATTCAATTAAACATCTTTTTATATTTTTATTTACTTGCTATTCGTTTGATTTTCATATTTTCCCGTATTTATTAAATAAAAAATATATTGTTGCGTTAGATCATGTAATAGATGATACTTCTTTGGAAATAACTAGAAAATATTATTCATTTGATAAAATTATAGAAAGTAGTAAATGTAATTTGATAACAAATCTTTTTACAATTGTCCCTGCTGAAATATTCTTACTCAAACCTCAGATAATAAATCATGGTTTATATCAGCCTTTACATATTTTTTTTTTAAATTTATTTATTCATTTTCTATTAAGTAATATTTTATTTGATTTTTTCCATACAATATTTCATTTAAACAGTTATTTTAAAAGGTTTCATTTTAAACACCATTTTATAAAAATTCCTTATTGTATTGATACATTTATAGCACATCCTATAGATAATATTTTGGGTCCAATTCTAGCTGATATTATTCCATTTTTAATAATATGTTATATTCCTACAGGAAAAATTGGTATAATTGTAGGATATCAAATAAATATGATAATTGCAACAATTATACATTCAAAATATAAAATTTCAAATGCAAATAGATTAGGATCATTTTTTGAAAATCATAATTGGCTGGTATTAGGTAATCATTCATTACATCATTATAATAATAAAAAGTATGATGGAAATGATCCCTTATCAAAGTTTCTTATAAAAAATATTTTTGTAAAAAGGTTCTAATATTAATATAATTTTGTTAGTATAAAATATAACTATGAATAACAAACTAATAAAAAATAATAATAGTGAGATAAAAGTTTTAATTGAAAAAAAAATATATTTTTTTCAAGATGTTATTCAAAAAACGATTATTCATGTTCAAAATAATAAAAATTTAGATATTATTAATATTAGTGATGTTAATAGTTGTATAAATGAATTAAATAATATAAATCTTAAAATAAAAAATATAAATGATTTAACAAATTCGGACAATATAATTAATATTCTACAAGAAATAAATAATGATTTATCAAGTTTATTTAAATTATATGGAACAGAATCATTAGAAGATTTTTTATGGATTTGTTTTGGAAATGTGTCTATAAATACTTATTTAGAATCAGAATTTGACATAAATAAATTTGAGTTACTAAAAAAATATTTCCATCCTTGTAGTTATAAAGTAGTATTAGTAAAAAAAGATGATAATAATAATGAAAAATATGACGAAAAAAATCTAGAAATGATAGATGTTGGTAATAATGTAATTCATTTTCATTTAAAAGTCTATGGTTTACAATTAATAATTCACAATCATAAAAATAAAAAAAGTTTATTAATAACTGGAAAAATAGATGATATAATAATAGATTTTTTGAATAACAAGTATATTAATTTAAAAAAAAACTTAATTTGGAAAAATGTGTCAGATATAAAAGATTTAAATTTTGATACATACAAAAGATACATTGAATCTTTAAATTTAAAAGATTATCTAATTTTGGAACATATTGATATTTATAAAAGATATTTAGGATATTTAAGTAATTTAAATGAAATAAGGCAAAAAACAATATCTCAATTAGTAAAAGAGTTTTTAAGTTATGAATTATTTATAAAACGAAGTATTTTAACACAATTATTAATAAAGTCAGATAATCAAGAAAATTTGTATTTAGCGTATTTATTATATGATTTGATATCAAATGATTCTAATGGAATAATAGATACCCAAGAGCAAACAATTTTATTTGATAGTTTTACATGGTCTATAAAACAATATTTTAAGGAAGCAATGAAAAAAACCGTTCAATATACAAATAATTTATCAAATTTTGATTTACAGAAAATTCCTTTAGAAGAACAGATTTGTTTAATGAAAGTAAATGACAATGTGAAGGAAAAAGCTATGCAAAAATTAAAAGAGGTAAAGGCAAAATCAGATGATTCGGGTTCTAAAGCTAGGCAATATTTGGAGGGTTTATTAAAGATTCCTTTTAATATTTATAGAAGGGAGCCTATATTAAACAAAATGGATGAAATAAAATTAAAATATGTAAATATGATTAAAAAGAAAAATATCAATGAACCAAATGAAATTAATGATTATACAAGCTTGGAGATTCTAAAATCAATAAAAAGTTTAAAGGAAATAGATAAAAATAAAAATATTAATACGAATGAAATAAAAAATAAGTTAAAATTTTACAAAAAATCGGAATTAATTGAGTTAATAATAAAGATTAATGATAAAATAATAAAAAATAAAATATTATTTACCCCAATTAAGATTTGTAATAAAATAAAGAATAATCTTATAAAGGAAATAAACAATTTTATTGATACTTTCTCTAAAAATTTAGATATAATAGAAGAATTTTTTTTAAGTTTAAAAACAGAAAATAATGATGAGTATTTAGAAATAGAAAAAGATTTTAATTATATAAATGACTATATTTCAAATGTTAAAAGCGTATTAGATAAATCAGTTTACGGAAATGAAAAGGCAAAAAAGCAAATTGAAATAATAATAGGACAATGGATAAATGGTAAACAAGATGGATATTGTTTTGGTTTTGAAGGTCCTCCAGGTCTAGGAAAAACAACATTAGCTAAAAAAGGACTTTCAAATTGTTTAATAGATGAAAAAGGAGAACCAAGGCCTTTTGCTATGATCCAGATGGGAGGTGATTCAAATGGATCAAGTTTACATGGACATAATTACACTTATGTTGGAAGCACATGGGGTTCAATTGTTCAAATATTAATTGATAAAAAATGTATGAATCCTATAATTTTTATTGATGAAATAGATAAAATATCAAAGACTGAACAAGGTAAGGAAATAATAGGAATTTTAACGCATTTATTAGATAGGTCTCAAAATGATTGTTATCAAGATAAATATTTTTATGGTATAGATTTGGATTTATCAAAAGCATTATTTATATTGTCATATAATGATGCAGATTTAATTGATAAAATATTATTAGATAGAGTGCATCGTATTAAATTTAAGAATTTATCATTAGAAGAAAAGATTGTGATTTTAAATTCTTATATTTTACCTGAGATTTATGAAAAAATGGGTTTAAAGGGTATAATAAATTTTAAGAATGATGTTCTAAAGTTTATAATTGAGGAATACACTTTAGAGCCAGGAGTTAGAAAGTTAAAAGAAGTTATTTTTGAAATTGTTGGAGAAATTAATTTGAATATACTTAAAAATTTAGATTCAAATTATGAAATACCTATAGAAATAACAATTGATGATATAAAAAATAAATATTTTAAGGATAAACAAGAGATTCAAATTAGAACAGTAACTAACAAAAATGAAATAGGTTTTATAAATGGAATGTATGCTACTTCCATGGGATTTGGAGGCGTTCTACCTATACATGCTAAATTTTTCCCATCTGGCACGTTTTTAGAATTAAAACTGACAGGGTTGCAGCAAGATGTTATGCGTGAAAGTATGAATGTTTCATTAACTGTAGCATGGAATTTGACAAAAAAGGAAAGACAAATAGAATTAAGAAAAATATATGATAATGAAAGTAATAAATGTGGTATAAATATTCATACAGGAGATAATGCGATAGCAAAAGATGGACCTAGTGGAGGTTGTGCAATAACATGTGCTTTGTATAGTTTATTAAATGAAATTCCTTTAAAACCAGAATTTGGTATTACAGGTGAAATTCAAATGTCAGGAGAAGTAACAGCAATTGGAGGCTTAAATTATAAAATATTAGGATCTATTAAATCAAATGTTAAATCATTTATATTTCCAAAAGAAAATGAAAAGGATTTTAAGGATTTTTATGAAAAATATAAGGATACAGAATTAATAAAAGATTTATCATTTTACCCAATTAGTAATATAAGCGAAGCATTGGAATTAATATTAGTAAAATAAAAAAAATCATATATAAAATTAATTTAAAAAAAATAGACTATATCTTATAATAAAATGAAAGGTAAATATACTAGACTAGAAATGTTTGGTGCAATTACTTCATTTTGTATTAAGAATGATTTACATATTACATATTTAGAGAGAACAAAAAAAGCAGAATTAGAAGCAATTATAATTAAATATGATATAAATGTTGAAGAATTATTATTTGAAAAAGCTGAAGCTCATAAAAATGCTGTAAATGGATTTCAGAACATTACAAATAAAGCATTTGAAGACTTTACAGATAAAATACAAATTTTGGTAGATAGAACAAAAATGTTGGTATCACTTTTAAATGATGAACAAAAAGAAAAATATAAAGAATATTGTGAATCTCAAATATTAAAATAAAAATAATAAATAATATTTCTTTTCGGTAGGTAATAATCAATATTTAATTTAGATTAGATTCCTAAATTTAAATATTTATATATAATATTAAAAATATGGATATTTTACATTTTTTAAAAGTTTATGAATTTAATAATAAATGTAGATTAGGAGAAAATGAAGATGGCGGATATATTATTGGGTTATTGGAAGGCAGGTATGATTGTTATATTTCAGCAGGAATAGGCGGAGAAGAAAGTTTTTCTAGAGATTTTATAAATATATACAATATGAATAAATTCAATAGTTACGCTTTTGATGGAACTATAGATAATTATCCTTATCAATATACAGAAAATATTACGTTTATGAAAAAAAATATAAATTGTTTTAAAGATGAAAATAATGCAGATTTATCATTTTTAACAAATAAATATAATAATATTTTTTTAAAAATGGATATTGAAGGAGGCGAATTTCCTTGGCTTTTAAACATAGGTTTAGATAAGTTATCTAAATTTAAACAAATTGTTATTGAGATTCATGGTTTAACTGATGATAGTTGGGATACTAATTATAATGAAAAAATAAAATGTTTAGAAAAATTATCTATAACACATTATCTAATTCATGCTCATGGAAACAATTATGCAAAAGTAATAAATGGAACTCCTAGTGTTATTGAGTTAACATATGTGAATAAAAATTATTTTAAGCAAGAACCAAAATTAAATTCACAGAACTTTCCAATAAAAGATTTAGATTTTCCAAATAACCCATCAGCCGATGATATAAAATTGGATTTTTATCCTTTTTTAAATTAATAACATAGAAATAAAATTAGATTCAAAATAATATATAATATATATAGGTTTAAATTATTATCTAATAACTTTTATTATATTTTATAATTATATAATAACAGTTATTATGTCAAATTTTCAAAATTCAATATTAAATAATTCAATGAACATTTTATATTCTTTATCATTTTATGCACCGATAATAATTTGTGTTAGTATATTTATGTTTTCAATGTTTACAAATACTATAACAAAGGCTGGTGTATTTTTTTTATGGATATTTGTAATTACGTTTTTAAGAATAATTATTTTTAGAGGTATTGGAACTAATAATTCAGGTCAAGAAATGCCAAATATATGTTTAACTGGTGTTAGTGAAATATTTATTCCAAAAGATATAACATATAGCACTTATATTTTAAGTTTTACTTTAATGTATTTGTTAATGCCGATGATTATGTTATCAAGTCAAAGTAAAATAAATGTGATAAATTATGTAATCTTAGCATTTTTTATATTTTATATTGCTTTTGATTTAGGAATTAAATATCGGTTATCTTGTATAGGATCATTATTTTCTGGATTAATAATAGGTGATATTTTAAGTGGTTTATTTTTAGGAGGTGTAATAGCTGGACCATTAATGTATGGAACTGCGTTAAGACAATATTTATATATAAATGAATTAAATTCAAATAAAGAGGTTTGCTCAATGCCTTCCAAACAGCAATTTCGCTGTTCTGTATATCGTAATGGAGAAATCATTGGTAATATTTAGAAATATAGATATTCAATAATTTTAATATTTATATTAATTATAATGAGTTATATTGATTTAACAGCAGTAGAATATTTTACTTTAAGTCGGTTTGGTGTGTTAGCTGAAACAGCTATTACATCAACGGGAACAACAACTGTAAATAGTGGATTATGGGGGTTCCCAACTGTAGCTGCACCTATTCCAAATATAGTTGCTGGAACGCCTCCAGCTAGTCAATCTACAGGAGGTCAAGCTTTTATAGCACAAATAGAATTAAATATTTTAAAAAATAATTTAGATGCTAAAAGAATTACATTACCCCGCGTTGTTTTAACACCAACTCCAGGGAATTATACGTTTTCACCTAATATAGATTATGTAAATACTACAGCAAGTGGTGTTACATTTACAGATAACATAATTACTTTTGATGGGCAAAATGATGAAAATGCACAATTTTTTATTACTGTTAAAGATTTAACTCTGGGTAGTGGCTATTTAGTTTTTACGAGAACAATATTTAGATTAATCAATTCAGCACGACCTTGCAATATATTCTTTAATATTGATGCTTATATAGAATGCACTTATACAAATCTATCACCATTATCATTATCAGGAAACTTTATTTCTGGAACATATGCTTCATTTACTAATCCTTCCAGTATTAATGGTCATATTTATGCAAAAACTGTAGTTACGATAACAGCACAAACTACAGGCACAAGTGTTAATACACTAAGTTGTAGCTTTATTCCTCCTATACCTCCTATACCATGTTATTTAAAAGGAACTTTATTATTAACAAAAGAAGGAATAGTTGCTATTGAAAATATTAAAGCTGGTGATAATATCGTAACAAAAGGAAAAATATATAATAATAAATTTATAAAAAATGATGCAATTCAAAAAATAGAACCTGTAAAATGGATCAATAAATTTAAGGTAACTGATTTAAATTCAGAATCAAGACCAATATGTATTAAAAGAGATGCTCTAGGTAAAAATTATCCTTTTAAAGATTTATATGTTTCACCAAATCATAGTTTATTAATAAAAGGTAAGATGATTCCTGCAAAAACACTTGTTAATAGAGAAACTATCTATCAAGATAATGAATTAGATAATATTGAATATTATCATTTAGAATGTGAAGAACACTCTGCTATCATTGCAAATGGAATATTATCAGAATCATTTTTAGAAATAAATAATAGAGATGTTTTTGATAATAGTATTAGAATGAGACCTAGAGTAAATAGTAATAAAACTAATTTAAAGAAAATGTTGCGACTATAATAAGTTACACCAACCGTGTAATTGAATTTTTATAATTTATTTACAAATATGTATAAATTATAAAAATAGTTACTAAATTATAAAATGATTAATATTTGACATTAGCCATCTTTTTAATGATGTCATCATTAAATTTCTTTGGAATGAATCTGTCATTAATTTCATATTTCCTTTAGTATTAAAATTTCTCATAAAATTATTATAGGTATTAATTAAATTTTTTGATTCGTAAATTTGTAAGTTTTCATACTTATATGGTAATTTATTATTTCTTTTATTAACTTTTTGGTGAAAAACAAACATCAAATTTATTAAATCTAAATTTGTTTTAATATTTGAGATAGAAACATTATTCCAGAATAATCTTGAATGATTGGAACATTCTGGACAAGGTAAATTTGTAGAAATTTTCATTAAATAGGAAATTAAACTTGGTCCAATTACGGAGAAACTTTCAGGTTTTATTTTTGCACAAATTGTATGAATAAAATCCCAAGTGGGTGGACCCCAATTACTAGGAGACATATAACTAAATATAATAAAAAAAATTTAAAGATATTCTTTAAAATAATATATATTTAAAGAATGAATAAATATAAATTAGAAAATGGTATAAATTTTTATGATAAATTGATGCAATCAATGGATGATGAAAGTGATGATGATGAATTTTTATGTAAAATAAGTGGTTTTCCATTAAATGATAAAATGGTAACTCTAGAATGTAATCATAAATTTAATTACGAACCATTATTTAAAGAAATTTGTAAACAAAAATTTGATTTTAAATCATATGAATATCATTTATTGTCAAAAGATGAAATGTTAAAAATACGGAAAATGAAAAAGGATTATTTTATAAAATGTCCTTATTGTAGAAATATTCAATTTTCAATTATACCGTATTATGAAGAATATGGTTTTGATAAGATTTTTGGTGTAAATTCTTTAGATCCTTTATGTTATGGATATAAAAAACATTTTTCCAATATTTATGGAAGCGATGATTATGAAATAAATATGTATGGTGTAGTATTTAAAAAGGGAATATGCAATGAAGTGGACGATAATTTTATTTGTAAATCAAAATATGTAGCTTTTATTCCTAATACAGAATTTTCATATTGCACTTTTCATTATAAAAAGGCAGTAAGAAAATATAATAAAAACGAAAAGAATAAAAAGTTGGAAGAAAAGGCAAAATTAAAAGAAGAAATATTGATGAAGAGAAAGAAGTTATTTGAAGAAAAGAATTTGGAAAGAGCAGAAAAAGGGTTGCCTCCATTAAAAAATTTACCAAGTTTAAAGAAAGAAAAAGAAAATGTTGTAATTCAATCAATAGAGATTCAAGAATATATTCCCGAAGTTGAAAATGAGGTAATTCTTACTTGTAAAGGTATTTTAAAAAGTAGAATTAATAAAGGAAAACAATGTGAGTGTAAAAAAATCTTTAAAGATGGCTTTTGTAAAAGACATTTTTCAAATAATAATGATAAAATCAATTTAAAATAAATTTATCATATATTATATGGAAGAAATTATTGAAAATTCAGATCAAAATAATGTGAATACAAAATTAAATACTAAAGAAGAGTTGATATTAAATATAAAAGATTGGATTAAGATTGATAATGAGGTTACCAAGTTGAAATCAGAAGTTAAAGAAAAAAACAATATTAAAAAAGCATTAACGGAAACCTTAGTGAATGTAATGAAAGATAATTCAATAGATTGTTTTGATATAAATGGAGGAGCTTTAGTTTATAAAAAAAAGAAAACAAGGCAATCAATTTCAGCAAAATTTTTATTATCTCAATTGGAAGAATATTATAAGGATGAACCTGAAATCGCGAAAGAAATAACTAAAAAAGTTTTAGATAATAGAATAGAAGTAATAAAAGAAGAAATTAAGAGAAAAATAAATTAATGTTTATTGTAAAATAATAATAATAATAAAAATAGAATTAAATATAATATATAATATATAAAATATATTATTGATTATGGATTATGTTTATTTAATTAAAGAAAATGCTAATAAAAATATTGAATTGAAAGATTTAGAAAACAACAAGGTTTTATCTTCCAATAATCCAAATATTTTAAACTTTTTATGTTATCATATTAGTAATGAAAGTAAATATCCTTTTATTCAATTTATGATGGAAAAGATACCATATTGTAATAATTTTATAAAAGAACAATTTATATTACCATATATATTATTTTATGACTATGATATTTCAGTAGAGAATTTAATAAAGGATAAAATAAAAATTTCATTACATTCAATAGGATGTTCAGAAAATATGGATAACGTTATATATAATGGTATTATTTTTGATAAAGATGAAACTCCTTATGCTTTGATAGACATATCCAATGTGGATATAACTAGATTGAATTTATTTAGAAATTCTAGCACATGGTTTTTATTACCAAGTGAAATTATTAATACAAAAAGTGTTTGTAATTTAAATATAGAAGATGAGGTTATAAATTTATTTACAAAAAACCCAGAGTTAAGTATATTAAATAATAAAAATACAATGGATAAAATAATTTTACCCGAAGCAGTTTATAGTGGAGGAGAAAAAAGAATAGTAGAATTTAATTCTTTTTTTGGTCTAAGAAAAAATAAAGTATTTAATAGTTGTAGCGAATATTATTATTTTTATAAATCATTTAGTGATTCCGTAAAAGAAGGTGGTTGGATAAATGATGAATCTGAATTAAATGATAATGAAAGAATCAAATTTGAAAATAATTTTGGTAGATATAAGGAAGGAGGAATAAATAGATACGCTTTATTTATAGAAGGAGAAATACATTTTGAATCATTAGAAGAATTTTCATTAACCGACGAAGAAATATTGAATAGATCAGATCCATGTATATTAATTTGTTACACAGGAGAACATGAAATAAAGCCAAATATATTAGTAAAAAAGTATGAAAATTTTATTCCATTGTCATATCATATGTTAAATAACGCATTATTAGATGAAACATTTATAAAAGAAAGAAGTAATATGTATATGATAAAATAATAAAAAAATAAATTTATATATAATTATTAATTTCTAAATAATTATATATGTCAGCTAGTTCAATAATAAGTATTCTTGGTTTATCAATATTATTAATGTATTCATTATCAAAAATATTGGAGTTTTATGGTATAGGAATAAATGTTTATGGTTCATACATGGCTTTTTATATATTTATTTTAATTTCTATATTTATATTGCCTCGTAATTATAGTGGTATAATCTAAAATAAATTAATTTGATTATTTTGGGAAATGGTAGATTCAATATCATTTTCATTTTTATTAATTTTTTCTAAAACTTTAATGATAATAGAAGTATCAATTTTATCCTTTAAATTATCAACAATTTCACTTTCAAGAGCTTCTCTATTATTTAAATTGAAAAATGTGCGTTTAAAATTATAAATAATTTCGTAATTTTGTTTTTCTTTTGATATTTGCAGATTTAATTTTTTATTTTTATTTTCTTCAGAAGCCCAAGGGTTACGTGATAACTCAGTTGATATAAGAACATCACATATTTCAGGTTTAATTATTTTAGGAATAGTATTATCATTTTCATTCAAATTGCTAAATTCATTTTTGAAAGCTTTAATAATTTTATCTGGAATAGTTGGACTAGTTTCCATTAAACGATCAAATTCTTCTTTGCACATTTTTATCATTTGTGTAACATTCATTCTTTCATCGGGATGTTTTGCTAGTTCTATTCTGATATTTCTATAAAATTTATCCCATGCAATTGAAGCAACGCGATGAGATTCATTAAGTTGAGTAATTTTCAGGAATTGTTGAATAGTAGTAATAATTCCAGCTAATATATTAAATCCTCCAACAATCATTACAAAATAATTTTGATAATCAATTGGAACTCGTTCTTGTGCAAAATTAGCAGTTCCAGTTAAAGTAGATATAACTATAACTGGTATTGTATACCAGGCATTTAATGAGCTAAACATAAAATGAGAACGCGAATGTAACCAACGATAACACATAGCTTTGTCTGCCCATTCAACTAAAATTTGTTCATGTTCATTTGTCCATTCAATATCGTTAGAAGAGGAACTAATAATTACATTAGAATCCGAATTATTTGCCATAATAAATATAAATATATTTTTTTTTAGAAATTAAATAATTGTGTAAATATTATTTAATTAAATATTCTTTAAATATTTATTAATTATATATATTATTATTATGGAAGTAAACTTAGAGAAATTAAAAAAAGAATTTATTGTTATAAAAGAAATTAGGAATAAGATTACATCCTTATTTCAAATATTAAGTGAACATTTGGTAAAATTGAAAGTAACTTATTCCGATTTTATAAAAATGAATAATCAAAATTTATTTGTTTTTGGATTGGATTCTTTCCAATTTCAAAGTAAGTTAATTGATATTGAGTTTTCTGATATGAAACGATTGTTTATGGCTATAAATAATAGAATGTATTGTGAATACTATAAATTATATAAAATAATTGCTGAATATATTAAAGAAAATATTTCTGATAAAAAAACTATGGAAATTTTAAAATCTACAAATTCTTTTCCTGTTTATAAAGATTTGGAACCTTATAAACAATATAACTTTGAAACCATTCAAGAAATTCATGAAAATATAATATTATTATTGTATGGATTATATGAATTTATTTCTCATAAAGAAAATGAATTAGAATGGCATCAAAAAAAACAATCTATTGGTTTAAATATAAATAATTTTGTTAATACCTTTAATTATAATAATTTAATTGTTAAAGAAAAAGGAAATTTATTTATTTCATATATTGAATTTTTTCATTCATTACATAAAAAACATTTGCAAAGATTTGCTATGAAAATGAATTTGATGTATTCACAACTAACAAATGATATAAAATTTGAAGATTCAGTTGAGAATACAACTAACAATAAAAAAGATTTAATTAATGGATTTGAAGATTCTAATATAGATAAAAATTTATTGAAACAAATAAAAAAATCAGTTGATGGATCCAATACCAGTTCTTATGATGAATTTGGTGATATGAATAATATAGATTCTCCTTTAAGTTCTAAAGAATTTGAGGAATTTAATTTTTTAGAATCTGAACAAGGAATTACGACATCTGATTGTTTTAATTTTCAACAAAAAAGTTCAAATAAAAAAGGGTTTACCGGCTTAATAAAACAAAATATAAAGAAGGTTGCTAATAGTTTTGGAATGCTTAAAAATTCTAAAAATAATGAAACAAAATTAAATGATTATAATTTAAAGCCGGTTTTAAATATAAAATCTAATGATATTTATACAAATGATATATTATTTGAAAAACAAATTCATTCACAAGTATATGAACAAGAAGAATCAATACAAGAATCAATTCTTGAACAAATTCTTGAACAAAGTCAAAAAACAATTCAAGAGCCAATTCAAGAATCAATTCAAGAATCAATTCAAGAGCCAATTCAAGTATCAATTCAAGAAACATTTCAAGAAGTAATTTTTGAACAAAGTCAAGAAGTAATTTTTGAACAAAGTCAAGAATCAAATCCAGAATCAAATCTAGAATTAATACAAGAATCAATACAAGAAACAAATCCAGAATCAAATCCAGAATTTATACAAGAATCAATACCAGAATCAATTCCAGAATTAATACAAGAATCAATAAAAGAATCATTACAAGAATCAAATCCAGAATCAATTCCAGAATCAAATCCAGAATCAAATCCAGAATCAAATCCAGAATCAAATCCAGAATCAAATCCAGAATCAAATCCAGAATCAAATCCAGAATCAAATCCAGAATCAAATCCAGAATCAAATCC